AGCCTGGTATCTGAATGGTCAATGTCATCGTGAAGATGGACCTGCTATCGAATATGCGAATGGTGATAAGCGTTGGTACGTTGAAGATAAGCTCCATCGTATCGATGGACCTGCTATCGAATATGCGAATGGTACTAAAGAATACTGGCTCCATGGTGTTGAACAGGATCCACCTGGTTAACTGATATAAATATATACACAGCCTGATAAGCTGTGTATATTTTTTTTTTCCTGTTTGTAAACTATTTTAGTCACATATATTCTATTTGAGCTATCGCTGTAGTTTAATTCACATCTCTGTGAAACTATCAGCCAAGGAGATAGACATGACACAAGCATACAAAGCTTTCTTTGGTGGTATCAACGCCACCTGTCAGTTTGGCAACGAGGGCGACATGGACTTCACCAAATCTGCTGAGGTGGTGATCATTGGAAACAAAGGTTCAGCATTTGCTGAGACTTATCTGGTCTTGGACAAGACCAATGGTAAGCTCGGTCGGGCCACGAAGGCAGCAGATGATGAGATCACTGCAACATATTACTGCACCGACGCCCGTAAAATTGGACCCAACTGGTCCATTGACAAATGTCTGGTAAGTCTCGGTTTTAGTGAAGTAATGTCTTCGGAAATTCAAACTCACATGTAAAAACATGTGAGAAAATAACACCCTAGCCCAAAAGGCCGGGGGTGTTATTTTTTTTTGTTTATGTGCGTGTTGCGTTTGTGGCGCCAGATGCCACAGAGCTGCTACCCACCATATTCTCTACGATATTACCAATCACGGTCCAAGATAGAGCGCCTGTGGTTAAAGTATCATGTACCACAGAAGACCATTCGGCCATAGAAGACATTCTGTTTAATCTAAGCATATGTTTAGCTATTCTCATTTTAGCTTTTGGGATAGCAAACATTTGACTATATAGATCTTGTCCAGCCAATACAGCCAGGTAATCAGTTAAGATATTATCATCATCTAACGTCATCTCGATCGTCTTACCAAACATACCAGACGTTGTCAAAGGCATATGCATAATAGATGAAAGATCGACAATATTAAAACTTACATCCAAAGCTAAGGCATTACCTTTAGTATTGAAAGGTAGTGTAGAAGTGCCTCTGGTGACAGAAACAGATTCTATAATACCTAATTTAATTTGACACCTACCTCTGTCATAAAGTTGACATAACATAGGACTGGCATAAGCAGATCTACCTGCTGAAATAGGTAATGCTCCAGCTAAAATCATACACAGTGGTATATAAATATTTTGCATTTGAGACATCACATTCCCATAAGGACTGATCAATCTCATTTTATAAGATCCACTTGGTAACTTAGCATTTGAATTTTGCCAGTGTTTAGGGATATCTATATAACCTGCACTCGCCAAACCTTGTAAAAAATCCGACATGCCAAACGTCACACCGCTGATCATACCCAGACTTAAATCCATAGCAGCACCAGCTACCTTCCCGATGGTGTTAGTAACAAAATTATCTATTAAGTTACCATCGGCCATAGAAAATCTAATATCTCTAATTTGAGAAGCTGTGCTGTTTAACTTTTGTGAGAGTTCAGATTCAGTCGTGACATTAGAAAAAGATTCTGAGACACTACCTGTACTATCTACTTTAAAAACAGCAAATTGAGAACCTTGACGAAACTCAGCATCAAAATATTCTGCAAAACCAGGAGGTGACTCTTTTAATTCAGCACCTTCTTTGGAATCTTTATCTATACGAGGATCTAATTCAGACTGAGATTCTTTTACAGCGGGACCATCACCACTGGGTGATGTTGCATTTTTATTATCAGACTTACTGGTAAAATAGCTGCTGGTCATCAAGACACTATTTACCCAATTATAAAGACTGCTAATAACACCTGTATTAACCAAATCACTTGTAAATACACTGTCTCGTTTTTTTAGATAACCCACCCATTCTTCCGCCGAGTCTATGTTTTGTGCTGCTTCATATTCTGCTTGAAAAACACGATTAGCGGTTCTTTGCGCTTTAGAGGCAATTGCAAATACATCAATATAGTTAGCATTACCATTAACACCTGTAAACATATCAGGCATCAAAGCAGATATTTCTTTAAGGTATTCCAGATCTAACTCAAAAGGTTGACCGCCTAATTTCTGAGCTTTACCATCTCTTAAAATTTTAGGTAATAGACCTCTATTAATAGCGATGCTATTAACCAAAATGTTAACAGCTGACCAATACATGTGCATGGTTGGTTTCAATGTGTAAAACTTTGTAGTTGGTCTACCAAATACAGCAGTCGTCACATTACCTAAAAATACAGCCAAAGCAATCGGTGGAAAGGCTCTGGCTCCTACAAATGTACCTACTGCATCTCCTAGGTTATAAAAGAAACCCATACCTCGACCTGTTTTAGCAAGTGTGGTCATATTAGCATCGTAGGCTCTGGCGAAGAAATTTAACAGTCCATTAAACTGAGGTACACCAAATCTCAGAAATATAGTTTGACTGGGATCGTCTATAGCCTCTGAATAATAACGACCCATACCAGAATCTCTGACAGATCCCACACTGGGTAATTTAAAAACAGATTTATTTCTACCTTGTCTGATATCAGCATAAGGTGTAAATCCAGGTCTTGCGTTAATACCGATGTTATTACCTAGTTTCGTACTAGTGAACTTCATCGAAGCTGAAGTATAGTATCTATTTTTCTTATCAGCAAGATCTGTAATAGCAGCATCGGAAACCATGAATGCTTGTTTGACCCAATCTTCATCTTTATAAAAAGAAGTTGTGTCTCTTGCTAGCTGTTGTGTGGGAAAGATACTCGTATTGTCTGTTGTTTCGACAATACGAGTATCAGGTGTCAAATTTTCTGCCATGATTTTACCTTTACGGATAAAGATGGACAGGCTATATAGCCCGTCCATCTGTGATTTAAGTGGCTCTTCTTCTGAGATCTAAAGCTGGATTAGGTAAAATTTCTTTACCTGCATTAGGTATGCGACCAGTGGAAGGAGTTTCCTGTACGGGAGTACTCTTTTCTCCACTACCAGATCTGTTAGACATAAGTCCATGTATTTTACTAAGAACTTCCAACATTTGTTTTTGGACATTCAGAGAATCACCTAGATTACTATTCACAGTATTAAGATCCACACCAATATTTTTACTGGCGTCTGCGACAGGTTTTGAAGCTGTCTGTAGATCTGGAGCTTGCTGGAACGTAGTAAAAGATTTCTTTTGAGGGACATCTTGTTGATATGAGGTATTCTGAAAACCCGCAGAATTACTTATAGGACCATAAGACTGTTCTATAGTTGTAGAACCAGAATCAGTTAAAACTTTAGCAACAGGAACATTTGCTTCTTGTTTAGGTTTTAACATACCTGCTACTTTACCACCTGCCTTAACCACTTTCTTTTTAAAGATCTCATAGATCTCTGCAAGTGTGCGTGGTCTGCGACCTTCAAAGAATATTTCTTTATTAGACGATGCAGCAGCTGGAAATAGTTGCGAGCCTGGTACATTAGGATGAGTCGACAAGAATCTACTTGCTCCATTCACACCTAAAAAATGTGCTAGATAAAGATCTAAGTCGTCAGGATTTTCTTTGACTTTTTTCAATATCTCTATATTACTCTTTATATACTCGGCAGCCAATAAACTACTGGCTCTAGGGTCTGTGGGAGAAACATCACCTAAACTATATTTTTTACCGTGTTTTCTAAGCTGCTCTCTCCAAGTGTCTCTGGTAAATTGAAATAAACCTGTAGCAGAAGACCTTGGATTCTTTGCGTCTGGATTCATATTCGATTCAATTGTGGCAAATGTTTTTAATGTCTTTGCATCCACACCTGTTTGAGAAGCAGCTTTTTCAATAATACTACCAATGTCGGTGGATCCACTATCTTCAGAATTAGTTAATTTACCATCTTCTGAATATTTCAATATTGTAGAAGTAGCATCTTTTGCTACTTTAATAGAAGATTCACCATACATGCCTGTAAAATTACCCATGGCATCATGTATGCCAATATCACCAATAGAAACATTTTCTTTAATTGGTGTTTTAGTTTCCTTAGTGGTTGTAGTTTTATCATCAGTCTTAGATGTATTCATGGTCTTATTGACCAAACTAATTTCATTTTCAGTTAACTGATTGTTAATTGTACCTGTGGTAGTAGCTTCTAATAAAGCTCTTGCCATGTCATAATTTCTACCTTTGAGACCACCTTGCATGATGGTACCATAACCACCACCGCCTCTACCGACACCATATTGAATTAAATTGGTAGCTGTGTCTGGATCTTTTATAGATCCCGTTAGAGATAACTGAATACCAGCTGGTTCTACGTGCCAAGGTTCAGAACCCACAGGACGAGTAAATCCGTACTTCTTGGTCAGTCCCATTTTTTCTAATTCAGCCATGATACCTCTGTCGATATCCATAGCCAAACCAAATTCATGTAAAGATTTTCCAGGAGGTGCTGACGTGCCAGGATTTCTTCTATATATCTCAGCTTGTTTAGCATAAGAACGATATGCATCATTGATAGTGATCTTCTTACCAGTGATCTCCCCATATTCTTGAGCCATAGCCAGAAGATTTTTATACATCTCTGGATTCATATTCTCTATATTAACACCAGTCTTCAAACTGATATATTGCATACCTGTGCTACCATCTCTCATCGCACCATTGGCCAAAGGAGGAGTCTTCACACCACCTACAGCACCGGTTTGATTACTTACAGCACCTGCTTTGTCATTTACCTTACCATCTTCAGAACCCAAAATGTTAGGATCTACTGAGATAGGTTTTTTTGGTTTAATAATATTTTTTTCTTCTGGTGTGGGCAGCATCGGAGTATGTTTCTTAGAAACTTTCTCGTCAGTATGACCGGTATTATTACCCATAGCGTCTGTTTCAGACATTGGCATTTTTATTTCATCAGAGACTTTAGCAATCAAAGTTTTGATGACAGATCTTACCAACTCTCTGTTGTCAGATAACGTGGGTATTTCATTTATAGGGCTAACGTTAGCATCGTGAGGACCATCGTCAAAAGCCGTTAGTTCCAGATACTTTTTACGCTCTTCTGGTTTTAACTTTTCAATTTTATTTAAGGGACTACCTTTTCTAATACTGTTTAAAACTCTTAAGTGGTTAATGAAGAAGAATTTAAAACGATCTTTAAACCATGTTTGTAGTTTTTGAGTTTGTTCTTTATTTTCTTCACTGACTCCAAATATAGAAGCCACGTCTTTCCATTCCAAAGAAGTGTTAATTTTAACATCATTGCCTGAAACAACAACGTGTTTATCTAACAACATATTTTCAAGCTCTATCATTTTGTAATGATTCTGAGCATGTTTGGGTTCATTGTTTAAACCGTATTGATGCACACGGTAGAGCTCATACTTAGACAGATTGTTTCTGGTCAGGTATTCATAACCTTTATAAGTACCATAAGCGGTAGCGCCTATAACCATAGCCGCAAGTACTGGAGGAGATAGCAATAAAGTCATAGCAGTTCCACCCACAGCAGCAATAGCGCCAAAGGTGCTACCCATGGTACCAGCAGCCAACACGCCTGTGATAGCTGGCAGAGCCTTGGCTATAGTAGGCAGGTTAGTAACAGCAGCGGTACCTAAAGTAAATATACCTTTATCTAGAAATTTACTTATAAAACCAACATCTTTTACTAAAGACCAGACACCACCAACAAGCGATCCTGCACCAGAAATAAGTATGCCAAGTTTATCTATGATCCCTTTAAGCATACTACCTTCTTTATACTTTACGGTCATATCTGGTTCAGCAGCATCTTTACTTTTTTTAGATTGAGTAACTTTACCATTACCAGCCTCAACACCGTTTCGCATTTTGGTCAGTCTGTCCAACCAAGATCCATCTCTGTTACCGCCTCCATCTTTGTCGTTCAATTTCTCTTTGGCTTTCTGACCGCGTTTAGCAGCGATACGAGCCATACGCTCTAACCTACTACCCTTGTCAGCTTTACCAGGTATAGCTATCTTCTCAGATGCTTTTTCATCGAGTTGATCCTTAATAGCTCCTACACGCTCTTTACCTTCTATGATTTTGTCTTTGACAGACTTACTCATAGATCCTAAGAATCCCAAAGCTTTGCCAGTAAGAGACTTCTTATCAGGCATAGGTCCTATGAAAGATTCTTTATGGGCTTGGTAAGCTTGTAGTTTTTCTTGTACATGTTTCTCAGCACTTTCTGCTTTTGATCTCAAGTATTGTCTGATAGATCCAGGTTTGTTCTCAGTTTCTTTTTTATCTTCGGTCTTATCCTTAGACTTAAAGTACTTGTCTTTGAACTCTGAATATTTCTTACTGAAAGAGAATTTCTCTTCACCAGGCTGAGGACCGACAAACTCTTCTTGAAACTTGGCTTGTTCCTTAATAGTCTTGCGTTCTTCTTTTCGTTTGGCTATATTAGCCAAACGTTCTTCTCTGGTGTCTTTTTCTTTTTTGACAGGTTTCTTATCTTGTTCAGTGGTTGTTTTTTGATCGCCTATACCAAAGTAACCACCTACTTTACTCAACAGACCTTTGGCTTGTTTACCTTGATCTGTATCGTCGAACAATTTTCTTAAAGCTGAGAAAGACTTTTCAGTACCGCCTGTATTGGTGCCTTCTTTTACAACTTGTTCAGTTGTTTCAGAATCTTTTTCACCTTTACGTTTTTTCTTTTTACCCCAGTTCTTGAGTATGTCTTTAATCTCATTCAGGGTATCCAATATTTTCTTGTTACCGAATCCGATACCTAAGTTGCTTGTATCAAAACTTTTAAAGGCTTTATTGGCTAATTGCCAAGCACCAGAAGCCACAGCTCCTAACACCTTAGCACCGAACTTAACGATGGTTTTACCACCTGTATAAAGGTTTCTTAAAGAAGATTTGATGGATCTTCCTTTGATATCCACAAGACCTCTAATGATATCAGCGTTAGAGAGTATGATGTTACCGGCTTTGTCTACGACTTCACCTTTGATATCAGAATACTTTTTTATCACGGTACCAGAAGCTTTGTCGTAATATTCACCAGATTCAGCCAAGATCTTTTTTATCTTGGGCATGGCTTCGCCCTTGACATAGATATCAGCATCAATAAAGACATCTCTCACTATACCAAGAACAGCACCTGCACCTTTGAAGACACTACTGGTTATTCGTTCAAGACCTTTATAACCCATCTCACCGACGTTCATGATAAGGTCTTTACCGAGATTACCTACAGTTCTTACTGTCTTATCTATTTTATCTCTGGATTCATAGATCTTGTTAACACCGGTACCTATGGTACTTAGAGTACCTTTAGTGACTTTACCAGCTAAAGATAAACCAAATCTACCTGTACCCAACACAGCATCTTTGACAAGTCTGCCTGCTGTCACGGCTGAATCACCAAAAGAACCAAAGAAGTTTTTATCTATCGTTAGACCTGGTATGGACAATATAGTCAATTTACCTAAAGCATCTAGCTTGTCTAACGATGTTTTTGTATGTTCTGAAATAAGTCTTAGGTATTCAGTCTGAGTACCAGCCATCTCCTTTAACCCATCCATATCCCCAGATTTAAGTTTAGATAGATCATCAACTTTTTGATTGACTTCTTGTATAGCCGCCATGTTCATACCGTTCATGGTAACCAGATCTATCTTTCTACCATCTGGAGCGGCCTCTTCACCCAAGTTACGTTTAACGTCTTGAGCCATGGGTCCTATTTTAGGACTATTGGAATCTTCACCTAAACCTTGTTTATAATTCCAATTAAAAATTGGAACATTTTTCATAGATGATAAAATGGATCTTCCATTAAAACCAGGTATAACTCTACCATCGTACTTACTAATATTAGTTTTAGTATTTACGTCAGATGTTGCTATGCGTTGAGCAGCAGTTGTGTCTTTAATAAATTTTAAATATTTGTCCATAACGACGGTATATTTACCATCGCTATTCATTTTGATAATACCTGCATTAATCAGTGCTTTATCTTGACCTGCTTCAAGATACTTACTAATGACATCCTGAACGTCAGGAGTAGCCCCTCTAATACTATCTATTTCGTTTGTAAAGGCAGTACTTGCTTTAAATCTATCTCGATTACCCTCAGCTTCCATCTTTCTAAAAATAGATTCAGCAACTTTTGCTCTGGTGCTGGAAGACATCTTTTTGAAATCATCGTCTTCAATTATACTGTCTAAAGATGTATTATTATTTTTACCTGTAGCAAAATCAGCTAAGAATTGTTTAAACTCTTCACGCTCTGCTTCATCAGCATCTTCACCAAGTATTTTATCAGTTATATCGGCAATAGTCCTATTGAAACCATAAGAACGATTTTCAACAGCTTCTTTAATACTATTTTGTATTTCAGCATCTAAGTCAGATTGAGTTTTAAATTCACCCTTGACCTGATCATAAACCAGAAGAGAACTGTTTCTTCCTTGAGTCCTTGTCATTCTCAATTCTTGATGAATTCTAGATAAATAACCAGGAATGATTTCAGTCACACTAAGTAACATACTACTATCTGACTGTGCCTTAGCACCAGGTACATCAGAAGCAAATAATTTCTTAGCATTTAGTCTATCCTCAGGACCTGTTTTATTCCCCATGTCTAATATCTCATCGAAGGTCTCGAATAGAAATCTCTTAAAGAAATTGTTACTCTGTAAACCATTCTTCATATCCTGACTTTTCTTGAGCTTATCTATATACTTGTAAGGATTGGCAATCATACTCTGCCATTTCTCACCAGTCATTTTAAGATCAGGGAATTCTTTTTCTAGTTGTTTTCTGAGTTCTGGAGTCAATAAGTTTCTGAGACTATTTATACCCATGGCACCCAATTGCTCACCAAAGAACTGAGCATTACTACCACCCATCTGACTGTTCATGTCCATACCCATCTCAACCATCTCTATACCAGAGACACCTTGTTGGATACCTTCAGATATTTCAGAAACTTTTTGACCAATATAAGGTGTCAATCTGTTGAAGAAGTTATCAACAAAGTTATTTTTACCAAATAACTTATCAGCTATTTTACCTGTAGTACGTTTAGCAAGTTCTTCTCTAAACAACTCATTCTTATGTATCTTTAAGAATTCAGGTAAAGCTGTATTCTTAGCAATTATATCGAACTGTTTGGTTGTAACTTCTTGATACTTACGACTATAGTCAACCAATTCTTTCTGAACAAAGAATGAGCGCATTTGTAACTCTAAACTTTTCTTTTGAAAAGCCTGAGTGATATTATCATTGTAACTGGTTAGTCTGGCAATGTTATCATGGATACCACCTAACACACCAATCTCAGAATCAAAACGTTTCTTTTCAACACCTTCTCTGATGTTGTTTTGAGCGTTTTGCCTAGCTGTTATTTGACCCTGTACCTCCTGATTGGCCGCAAAGACTCCAGCGATAGTGCTTTGGATACTTTGCTCAAGTTGGTTATCACCGGATCCATTACTTATCTGATCTTTACCACCCGTGGCCTCAAGAAACTTATCGGTCATTCTTCGAAAGAAACCGTCTTCTTGAGGTACAAGCTTATCTATCTTTTTACCTAAGCTATTCAGCTGAGGTTTTAATTCCCGGATAGTTTCATCATATAGCCTGGTAGACCTACTGATAACTTTATCCGCTGTGGTAAAACTAGCACCGTAAGACTCTGGCAGTACCTTTTCAAGTGTATCTGTCAGAAATTGAGGACTAGATAATTCACTGGCTGCTCCAGAGATAGTACCTTTGAATACCTCAGTAACAGGATTTCTGTTTTTAGGTTGTTGAGATTCAGGTGATAATTCACCTGAAAGATCATCCATACCAAAGTCATCTAAATCGAGATCGTCATCTAAATCAAATTCATCTCGTTTTAGTTTTTTCTTAACGTCTTTAGCCATTTTTTGGTAATCCTTATTAGGCTGATTAATTTCATAGGATCAATGATGCCATCTTCTTCTCTACCCTTTAATTTAGATCTGCTAAACCTCACAGATATAGATATCAGAAGTCTACGACCTGTAAAAGTATTGGATATCACTGATGGTCTTAGTAAAAACTTTCACCCTGATGGATTGTTCAGCACAGAAACATTTGGGATGATTGGTGAAGAGAAAAGAAATCGGATGTTCTCTTTTATAGAATTACATATACAAATTCTTCACCCTATTGTTTTTAAAGCTGTGTATGATCTAAAAAGTCTATATGGTGACATCATGTCATCCAAAGGGTATGCTATTTTCGATCCTCAACTTAAGGACTTTGTTAAATCAGATCCTGTTGAAGGTAAAACAGGTTTTGATTTCTTTATTAAACATTTCAAAGAAATCAAATTTGAAGAAAGACCTTCTCCCAGACGAGAGTTTAACATCAAGTTGGTGAATAAATATAGAGAAAAGGCACTGATCGATAAATTTGTAGTTATGCCTGCTGGGTTAAGAGACTACACTTTAGATGAGAATAACCAACCCAGCGAAGATGAAATCAATACTTTATATAGGAAGGTATTATCTTTAGCCGGTGTGATCGGTACAGTGGACTCTAAACTAAATGCTGAATATTTTAACAATATGAGGTTTCAGTTACAGATTGCTTGTAACGAGATTTTTGAATATATTAAGAACTTGCTTGAAGGTAAAAGTAAACTTGTTCTAGGTAAATGGGCTGGAAGAAAAACTTTTCACTCTACTAGAAATGTGATTACTTCTTACGTAAGTAAAAACAAGAAACTATTTGGTCCTAATCATGTCTCTACCAACCAGACTGTAGTTGGTCTTTATCAGTTTCTTAGAGCCACGTTACCTCTGTCTATTAAGAATGTCAGAGATGGTTACATGACTAAAGTATTTTCAGGTCCCAATACACCTATGATGTTAACGGATAAAAAAACACTAAAGAAAGTCATAGTACCCATTGATGGTAAGGAATACGATAAGTGGATGACCAATGAAGGTTTAGAGAAAGTGTTTGCTACTTACGGTCAAGAAAACTTAAGACACGATCATGTTGAAATAGCTGGTCATTATGCAGGACTTATTTTTAAAGGTAAGGATAATACATATCGTTTTCTACAAGACATAGATGAGTTACCTGAAAGATACAATAAAGAAGATGTATCGCCCATCACAGTGACAGAACTCATTATGTTAAGTGTTTATGAAGGTTCCAGTGAAATACCTTGTTTTGTTACTCGTTATCCTGTCACAGGTTACGGCAGTATCTATCCAAGTTATGTTTATTTGAAATCTACGGTAGAGAATGAAATTAGAATTTTGTTAGATGATAATTGGGAACCAACAGAACAAACATGTGCAGAATTTCCTACACCAGGTAGTGGTTTTTTTAATTCTTTCTCTGTGAGTAGTTCTCATTTAGGAAGATTGGGAGCTGATAAGAAGCAGTTTTTGGATATTTAAATTTGCTCTTTTACCTATAATGCGGTTTAATTAACGTTATGGTGAAAAGCATGTTTAAAAGATTTTTCCACACAGTTTTTTTGATTTACAACATTAACTGATGTGGAAAAAGCTTGAGATTGGTAATCTCATAAACAAAATTTGTTATGTCCTCTTAGGTAGTAATATCTAAAGAGTTTTTTCTTGAATTGCTAGAAAGCCTTTAGAGCTTTGTTAACCACTGCGAGACGAAAGTCAAAGCCAAGGTTTGAAAATAACAGAGATTAGGTAATCAGCAGCTAAGACGCTAAAGTCAGTTGTGAAATTGATCATGCGTAAAGTTCAACGACTAACCCTTAAGCAAGGTGTAGGAGATAGTATCTCCGAAGTGGGAAACACCCTACTGTTCTACAGAGGGTGAAGATATAGTCTGCTCCTTTGGGAAAGCCAAAGGCGGGTGTCAAAGCACACCGGGTTACTTTATGATAGGCTTGATGCCGAACGACTGTAACTGGACAATAGGTTCGATAAACGTGAATACTGATTCACAACTGTCGCCTGTGGAGGAAATACCACAGTGATAACTTCTTGAATTGCTGGGAACTCTTGTTAGACTGTTGAACTAAAGCGGAGTGTGAAAACACATACGTCTATGTTTGAAAATCAGCAGGTAGAGACAATCAGCAGCTAAGCTCCTTTAAACTGGAGAAAGTTCAACGACCATCTCAGAAATGAGAGTAGGATCTAGTAGGTCCGAAGTGGGAAGCATCTAAACAGGTAAAGCTGAAGATGGTGATATGGTCTGTTCCTGTATGAGAATACAGGCGGGTGTCGAAGCATACCGGGTGTAAAGGGTAGGCTATTATAGCTGAGCGGTTACATCGGACAACAAGGGTGACACGATGTCTTTGGTCTGTGTGATGAGTGAAGAATCCAAAGCAGAGATCAAAGACAAATTAAATTCTAGAAATTATTATATCGGAGTTAACAACAAGATGAATTTCAGTGGTAATGACGACATTTTGGATTTGACCTTGGCCAACATGACGAGTTAAAAATATGCAAAAACTTTTTAGTCTTTTTTACAGAGAAGTAGGAGCTCGAAGAATACAAAACTTGGCCAGTCCTAAGTTGATAGACTTCAATAGCTTTCCTCGTAACTCTGTTTACCATTGTTTACAGCAGAATGACGCCAGAGATTTAGATGTATCTAAATTGTATTATAAAGGTTATAAGTCCAAGATCGCTGTGGACTATGTCATAGAAACCAATTATACAGAAGGCGGAGCTAAAAGAATTTCTTTTGTGCTCAAGAACGCTATTCGTATGTTTCATACTAAGAACAAACAATTTCAATACAGACCAGATGCTATTTCCTTTGTAAAGGATAGTGGTGTATTGTTGGTGCAAAACTATAACTATCTGAATCAGTCTTATCGATACATGGACATGGCTTTAACGCCTTACTATATTTTTAAGAATCAATACAGCACGGTCTTGAAAACTATAGCTGATCAGATTAATAAATCTGATCGTCAGCATTTCATCTTCATAGATGTTCCCAGAGAAATACCTGCTGTTAGTTTTCTAGAACAATTTTCTAGAAATAAAGTCACAGCAGGTATGCTGTCTTTGTTCAACTCTGTGGAAAAGCTTTTAATTTTAGAACTCTATAAGTGGTTGGATAAAGAACATAGTGAAAATAGTATTTTTTCTATACTCAAAGACAAACAATTGGGCATGGTGAACTTGGTGTTCTTTAATAAGAACGGAAAAGCTTCTGTGCTTAATTTAGGTTATATGTTCAGCTGGATCAAAGGTCATCAGAATATCATAGGCTTCACAGACACTGTACAACTTGAAGATACTCAATTACAGAGATTGTTTTTGAAGTTTCTTTTGGATATTAATACAGGCGACGATGCTGTAGAGATAGAAATACCTACCATAGATAGCATTGATCATCCCAGAAACGAATCTGATTTGGATGAGTTTGAAGAATCTGAAACTAATTTTCCAGTCTCTGATGCTTTTATACATGGTGTCAGTAAAGATAAAAGTAAAGAAACTGTTTACAAAACTGCTGAGGTGTCTGACGATATAGACGATGGTTTAGAACAAACAGAAGATTTGGATATTATCTTAGCCAATATAGATCAGGATTTAGAAGCCATAGATAAAGCACAGAAGACCAAACTCGCTAAAAAGGGTATGGTTATCACAGTCGATGGTAATCTGCAAGAGACTCATATTAAGAAAGAAGTTACAGAAGAAGAGGTAATGCTTGAGGTCTATGGAGATAAAACTTATCAAGAAAGTTTAAAAGCCTCTATAGATGCAGCTGCTGACACTGGTAGACTATCTGCTTCTGATTATAAGAAGTTGATTAAAGCTTCTCAAGAATTTGAAACGATGAGTAATCCTTACAATGGTAAAGAGTCTATCTCTGCCTCTAATAAGGTTACAGTGGCTGATGTTACCATGAATGAAGAAGATAACATCATTATTGCGTCTGAATATCTTACAGACAAAACGATGAACCAATCTTCTTTACAAACTTTTGATAAACAGTATATTAATACTGTTATGAAAAAAGACATGTTGATGTTGGTGTCTGGGTTACAAAAAGCTGGTGTACTTATTACCAATTATGAAATCCAAAGAGAAGTCAGTATCATGGGTAGTTATGATGTACACGAGGTGCAATTAAAACCTGTGGACGGTATGGCTTCAACCGTTAGATTCCGAGTACCTGTACCTGATGAAAACGGAGTAATGAAAGTAGGTGGTAGCAGCTACAGTTATCGTAAACAGATTGTAGATTTACCTATACGCAAAATTGATCCTATCACGGTGGCTTTGTCGAGCTACTATGGTAAAACATTTGTGGCTGTTTCTGATAAAAAATCCAACAGTTCTTACGATTGGCTGTTGCGTAATATCTCTAAGATCAGCATCTCAGACACACCGATTATTACAGACTTAGGTCCCGCTAATGTTTATAACAATCTGTTAAAAGCTCCGTATCTTTATAGTTTTTTATCTCAGAACTATAAAACGTTTAAGATTGAAGGTAATACGTTTATTTTTGATGAGCGTGAGCGTAACCTCATTATAGAAGATCATGCTAAGATCGAAAAAAACGGGAGTATCGTTTGTGGATTTACAGCTAAACTTGAACCTATATTAATGTCAGAAACTGAAGAGTTTCTTATCTACAAAGCAGGTGGATATAACAACATCGGTCGTATCGAGGATATGTTAAAGTTAGACAAGACCAAAGCTCCTATAGACTTTACTGAACTTCGAGTCTTTGCCAAAACCATACCTGTAGGGGTTGTATTGGGTTACTATATTGGATTTGAGAAATTGTTAAAACTGACCAAAGCCAAGTATAGAATTATAGAAGGTCGCAAACAAAAAGATCTTCAGCAAGATGAGTATGCTCTGACCTTTGCAGATGTTTCGTATATTTTCACCAGAAATCAAAAAGTCACCAGTTTGATCATGTCTGGATTCTTGGAATATGAAAAAACATTAAAACAATACCCTGTTGAGTTATATAACGATAAAGATGTTTATTTCAACTTGTTTGATAGTAAATCATTGTCTTCTTTATATATTAAAGAATTAGACATTTACAGGCAATTATTTATTGACGGTATTACAAAGACCATCTTGGAACAGATGAACATGCCTGTGACATTCGAAGGATTGTTGGTAAAGTCAACTGAAATGTTGATTAATTATCATCATCCTGATACTCAAGACATGGAACATATGCGTGTTCGCGGATATGAACGTTTGGCTGGTATAGTCTACAGTGAACTTTCGACAGCCATACGTCAGTTCAGAACCAAGAATATATCCGGTAGAGCCAAGATTGACATGTCTCCGTTTGCCGTATGGTCGACGATCATGAAAGATCCAGCCATCAAGTTAGTAGAGGATATCAATCCTATACAAAATATGAAAGAATCTGAGATCGTTACCTACGTAGGTGAAGGTGGTCGCGGTAAGGAATCTATGAACAAAGCCACCAGAGCTTATCATAGAAGTAACGTGGGTGTGGTATCTGAAGCTTCTGTAGATAGTGGGGATGTAGGTATTAACTTCTATCTCTCAGCCAATCCTAATTTTAAAGACATGCGTGGAGTCATCAAAACTGATAAAATAATGACTCCTTCATCCATGGTAACGACAGCTACTATGCTTGCACCAGGTAGCAGTAACGATGATTAACTGTATATAGTGAAAACTGTATACGCTAGCTGTAATACGTTAAATTTTAAAACAGTCGAAAGATTCTTTCAATACAGAGTTTAGTCAGATAGTAAAGTGTTTTTCTCAGAAAAAATAAATCTGCTAAATATTACGGTAATGATAATAATGTTAAAGTAACAACTTTAAATTAGTGTCTTAATCAAAAAAAGTTAAAAGTTTCTTTTGCCAAACATAAATATTCGTATTACAGTCAGCTAAGTCCTTTGAAAACGAAACTTTTCAAAGAATCTCTTTGAATTGCTAGAAAGCCTTTAGAGCTTTGTTAACCACTGCGAGACGAAAGTCAAAGCCAAGGTTTGAAAATAACAGAGATTAGGTAACCAGCAGCGAAGCTCCTTTAAACTGGAGAACGTTCAACGACTAGAGCCTTATCAGCTCGTAAAACCCCAAGCGGGGAAGAAGCGGAGAGCACCTTACTTTAACAGAAGGTGAAGATATAGTCTGTTCCTTTGGGAAAACCAAAGGTGGGTGTCGTTGCACACCAGGTGTAAAAGGTAAGCTATATAGCTGAGCGCTTACATTGGACAATAAGGGTAAGAGAGTAAATTTTGTGCAAATTCAAATGTCTCATTTGATCGCCTGTAGGGATTATCATCAACCCATGGTAAGAACTGGTTATGAATATATCGTCTCGGGTAGAACAAGTGAACTCTTTGCTTGTAATGCCGATCAGGACGGTAAAGTATTGTCTGTGGATGATCGTGGTATCATTGTGCAATTTAAAGATGGTACTCAAAAGGGCATTCAACTGGGTCGCATTTACGGCAAGGCTGAAGGTAGTGTCTATCCCCATGATGTAAAAACACATTTATCACCAGGTGTTAAGTTCGTCAAAGGTGATAACTTGGCTTATAATTCTGGATTTTTTGAACAAGATATACTTGATCCCAAGCGTGTCGTGATGAAGAATTCCATGGTTATTAAAGTAGCTTTATCAGAAACTGCTCAAACACATGAGGACAGTTCTTCTGTTTCCCATCGTGTATCAGGTATGGCTACTGCTAATACTACGAAAATGAAATCTGTCACAGTTTCTTTTAAACAGAATGTTCATAACGTAGTTCCATTTGGTAAAGAAATTAAGCCTAATGACATCTTGATGGTATTGGAAGATGAAATCACTTCTACCGGACAATTTGATGAGGCGTCTTTATCGGTTCTAGCCGATTTATCAAAACAGACTATCAAGTCTAAATATGACGGTGTACTGGATAGAATTGAAGTTTATTACCACGGATCTAAAGAGGATATGAGTCCTTCTTTAAGAGCTTTAACTGATAAAAGCGATAAGTTGATTTCATCTATTTGTAAGTCTACAGGGACTCCTGTTATTACAGGGGAGGTGAATGACGAGTATCGTGTTAGCGGTAGTAGACTCGGACTAGATAAGGCAGAAATCAAACTTTATATCACCATCGCTACTGATGTTGGTGTGGGTGATAAACTTGTGTTCGCTAATCAAATGAAGAGTGTGGTTGGTGAGGTTATGGATTATGATGTCCATACTGAAAGTGGTGAGCGTATAGATGCTATCTTTGGATTCAGGTCCATCATGGCTCGTGTCGTTAACTCTCCTTTTATCATAGGTACCACTACTACGTTGTTAAGAAAAGTTGCTGAAAAAGCTGTCAAAGTTTATAAAGGTTAATCATGTCCATTCCTAATCTCAATATCCATAATACAGTTGTTATTGCTAATGTAGGTCAAATCGTTAAAAGCGTTTTAACTAAAATTGCTGGTAACGATATCTCTAATGTTATCAATGGTTCTAAAGCCACTACTGAAGTAATTCACACTTTGGTGAAACAGCGCATACGTTCCAAACTACTAGCTGGTAAGTAAGTATTTTATACGACACCTAGCTAGATGATTCTAGCTAGGTGTTTTGTTTTCACATTCTCTTTTAGGATATCAACATGTTAGAAAAAGTTATTTTGACTTCTTCTTTTGAGCTGGGTGCTCATTACGCAAGTCAGAAAAAAGCATTAGTAGCTAATCCAAACAGTCTTTTGGGTCAATTGGTAAATCTGTCTTCTGGTCAAATCAGTGTAGACACATCAGTCATGGCTCCTGAACGATTTACCCCTGAGTTTATCGATGGGATCTCCGAGCAAATCAGTTCTGTGACTCAGGGTACTTTGGAAACACCTACATTACACGATAATGCCATCGGTCAAACCATCGACACGCTATCCGCTGCTGTGACTGGTCATATTTCTATAGCTCGCAATATCGTCAAGCCTCATGTTATAGAATTCATGACAGAATATGCCGAATATTGTAATCGAACTAAATTAGTAGATCCTGCTGCTTCTTTTAATATAGTGCAAAAAGAACTACCTGCTGTTTTTGAAGATGAAAGTTTCATTGAACAGTTCAAGTATTATGAAGGCAAATCAGCTGTTATTCCTAAGACTTCTATAGATCTTGGGAATGCTGTAGTAGACGTATCTTCTTTATTAACTACAGGTTCTGCTCGCATTGACAAGCTGCTGAACGAAGCTTTGATGGAAATGGGTTCTGATTTTGCTCAGAATGTATTTGATACTTTTTTCACCATGAAGCTTAACAATTCGTTGGACATGTCTTATGCAGATATTGGTCAACGGAACTTATATGATGCTTTGTATGTTTGTCTGACTGTCTACGTCATGGCTCAAAAACTGTATGGAAATATTCCAGACAAAGCCGGTAATACTGAGTTGGTCACATATCAAGATCATATGATCCAAGTACGTGACTTTGCCGGTACCATGATCAACGTTCTAATTAAACGTGCCTACTTCATGATCAAAAACAATACCATGATTTTGAAGAACGACAGTGCTAAACGTACAATCTATGTACAAGGAGCAGTCTATCGTACTTTTCTTGAACAAGGTGGTAATGTCGAAATGGTATTAGGTGTTTGTGCCACAGATAGTGGGCTAACCTCTTTGACCTCTATTTTAGACAGTCGCGATATCCTCGTTCGTGGTTGGAACTCTTATTGCTCATTCACTGCTGTTTCAGGTGAAAATGCACGTTTGGATAACACTCGGTTATATCTCATGACTGTATTTAACACAGCCATGAGTAATTTATCCCATGTGGAAAAAGAATATCTCACCAAAGATTCTCAGTACGTTCAAACCGCAAGTAAACTGGCTACTGAGTATGTGAAATGTTTAAAGATGAATGACTTAGATCTTATCGGTGAGTTAAGTCTTAACTTGATGGCTCGCTGCCGATTCTATTTTACAGCAGGTTATCAAATTTTGTCTGGTATTGAACAAGCTAGTAAAATCAGCACTAATTTAGATCCACGCGAAGCTGCTTTGGTTTCGGCCATCAACTACGTGACTGATTTCTTAATTGATCAAATCACTCCTGTACAAGCATGAAATATACACGCTCTTCAGCATGTAAAGTCAATCTAGTAGATAACGGTAAGGGACAAATACTTACAAAACAAAATTGTAAGATACAAGTTCCTTTTCGTTATTCTACAAGAGGTCTTGGAGAAGTCAGTGTTGACACTCGTATCTATGGGTGTTTTCCTGTAATTTTTGAGAATGGACAATACACACTCTGTAATGTAACTTCTGTGATAGAAATCAATCCGTTTAAAACTTCTGTGGTTTTAATTGATGAAGTTGAATATCATCAATTTGAATTCAGAGCTGGAGACGTAGTTATAAAGAATACCGAAGTGGTGAGAGATGACTTATTGATGTATAACATCTTTGATGAGTTCATCTTTAAAGGTAAGATACCTTGGTATATGGGTTATGATGACTTAGGTAAGTTGTTCGATACAGCTGCAAGCCATGCTGGTAGCAATGTGGGTGATAATTATGAAGTGATTGAATTAATTGCTTCTATGGTAACCCGCAGTAAAGAAGACAGAAGTAAGTACATTAGATCTGTTGCTGAAACGTATGCCGATGTGTCCGATGGTAAAATAGATTACGTTCCTTTAAGCAGTGTTTTCTATTCAGTTAACAGTACAGTTAATAAAATTGCCGGTAGTTACTTCACAGACGGTGTTGTAAGTGCATTGGTAGTACCTACTGCCAAAGTCGATAAGATCGAAAGTATTTTACGAGCTTAAGTTATATGGGGTCATATGACCCCATATAACTTTTATGCTTTTAATTAAATCCAGTGGTAATATTTACTTGTATTTAATAAGGATGATCATGGGGCAAATTAAATTTACGTCTACCAGACTAGAAGGTACTGGTAAAAAAGGATTGCTTAAAGCTGATGCCGCTGGATATTATACACTACCTGTAGGTGGTCTTAATGTTTTTAATAGCGTAGGTCAATTCTATACAGCTGATGGTGCTAAAAAATTGTTTGAGTCCAGCAGCATCTTCATGCGTCGAGTTAAATCAGGTTGTTTAAAAGGTGAATCCGGTCACCCTAAACGGTTACCTGGTATGTCTATGGATGACTATCTAAATCGTATCTTAACCATTGAAGAAACCAATGTAGTTTGTCATTTTTCTGAGATTTGGTTAGATGAAGACTTTGGACGTAAACATCCTAAGTTCAATAATCCTAATTTAATCGCTATCATGGCTAGGGTAAAACCTGCTGGTCCCCATGCAAACTCTTTAGAGACTTCTTTAAATAATCCTGAAGAGGAAGTATGTTTTTCCATTAGGGCACTCACCAGAGACTTCTCATTCAAAGGTGTCACTCATCGTGTCTTGGAACAAATTGTTACATGGGATAATGTGGTGGAACCTGGATTGTCTTTAGCTAAAAAGACTTACAGTCCTGTATTAGAATGTATGGTAGAACAAAATGTAAAAATTAGCCAATTAGAAAAACTGGCTAAGAACATAGGTGGTTTGGTGGCCACAGAATCTTCTTTGGAATTAGCTAAGGAAGCCTATGAGATAGCTACTCGTGCAAATGAAGTTAAACTAGTTACACTTCCCTCATTTTCACGTTGGTAAACCATATACGACTTCCTTCAGTGGAAGTCGTATATGGTGTGTATTTTTTACAATAGATGTAATTTATTATGGCTGAATATACACCAGCCTTTGTAAAAGCGTATAATCACTCATACTTTATCTGACTAAATATAGTCAACTTTTGCAAAAGTCGTCTTTCAATTTAAACTTAAGGAACCATAATGTCCGAATCCAAACTCAAAGAACGCATTCTTGACTTGGCAGCAAAAATTGAATCTAGTATTAAATTAGACAAAGCCACCGGTGTTGGTGTCAGTGAGGGTGATGTCTATGGTGAAAACTTGCCTGAAGGTATTACGATAGATACAGTCAATACTGTAAACGCATACGATGCTGATTATGTCGCAGCTGGGACATATGCTTTTGGACGTATGTCGACTGAGGTTATGAAAGGTGTCAAGAAACTGACCAAGACAGAAGTTGAAATCCCTATGGGACCAAACAAAATGTCAGTGACCTTCGACCGTCAACGTGAGTATACCAACTCTCTGGCTAAAGAAGGCGAACCTAATAAAATCGTAAAATACGGTGTAGCTACAACAACTTTTGAAGTTCGCGGCGGTAAGAATTCTGGTGAGTTGAAAAAAGCACGCCAAGAACTTAACCAGTTGGCTGAAAAGCTGTTGGGTTAAAATAAGTTATGTGGGTGACGTAGTAACAAATATAAGTTACTACGTCACCCATATTTTATCTTTAATAAAATTTTATTAGGTAACGATTATGCCAACACACGGTAGAACATTTAATAGTCGGTTATTTGTTAACCAACAAAAAGATCAAAAAGTTGTTACCGACAAACAAAAAGCTTATAAGTCAGAATATTGTTTACAAGAAATGTCAAAAGAACAGTTAATTACATTGATTAATATGCAAAAACAAGAACCCATTTCTGTAAAAATGTTACATAATAATAGCTGTTTAAATGGATTTGATAACCTCAATAAAGTAGGATCTTTTATCAATATCCTAGGAATGGGATATTACCAAGGTTCTAAATCTAAACCTAATGTGTCTGTTATTTACCCGTATGTAAATGTAACTTCTGATTATTCTGTAAAGGAGAGTTTTTTCCCCAAGATATCTTTTTCAGATTCATTTGAACAACAATCTAATAAAATTGAATTTTCGTTACTTCAAGCTGAACGCAAAATTAACGAATTGCAACTTCTAATAGATGTGATGATCAATGAATTTAAACAGTATAAAACAATAAATAACAAAAATTCCCATCTTGAAAATGTCCCTATTGTAAAATATGCAAGTGGTAATAAGCGTTGGTATCTGAACGGTAAGCTTCATCGTGAAGATGGACCTGCCATCGAAGATGCAGATGGTTATAAAGGCTGGTACCTAAACGACCAGCTTCATCGTACAGACGGACCTGCTGTTGAGCATATAAATGGTGATAAAGTCTGGTATGTCGATGATAAACTTCATCGCACAGATGGACCTGCTATCGAACGTGCAGATGGTACTAAAGAATGGTGGGTCAACGGCAAACGACACCGGATCGATGGTCCTGCTGTCGAAGATGTGCATGGTTATAAAGCATGGTATCTGAACGGTAAGTATCACCGTGAAGATGGACCTGCTATAGAATGGGTAGATGGTAGTAAAGCCTGGTGGGTTGATGGTAAGCTCCATCGTACAGATGGACCTGCTATCGAATATGCACATGGTTATAAAGCCTGGTATCTGGATGGTCGATACCATCGCACAGATGGACCTGCTGTGGAAGATGTGAACGGTTATAAAGCCTGGTATCTGGATGGTCAGCTCCATCATACTGATGGTCCCGCTATTGAACGTGCGAATGGTGGTAAAGAATACTGGCTCCATGGTGTTGAACAGGATCCACCTGGTTAACTGATATAAATATATACACAGCCTGATAAGCTGTGTATATATTTTTTTTTTCTATTGTAATTCACTCTCCTCTAGACCTTTGGGTCTAGAGGAGAGTGGTCCTAACTGAATGTGTTAAGAAATAATAGCAGACTTACTTAAGTCGTCAGTACCCTTGAAATAACCTTCAGAATTATCCGCAATATTAGAATCCAATTTCTGAATGAAGGAAGGGCGAAGATATGGATTAGCATTAGTCAAGTTGATTTTATCAAGAATTGACTGAGCAAATTTGTTAGTTCCCAAGTTGAACTGAGAAATACCAGTAAAAGGAATCGTTAGAGTCAGAGTTTGACTCGCAGATGTCAGATCACGCTTACCGCTGATTTCACCTGTTTCTTTAGGAAACATGTTTGTGGTTACCCAAGACTTAACCACACGGCGGTGAGTAGGATCGGGTTCAAAGAACAAGCAGCTTGCGGAGTACCAATCAGGCAACATGTCCGTAGGACGTTGTCCTTGTAGGGTACCGACCATGGCATACTTGGTATCAGGATCCATCAAGCCGTAGGTAATCCAGTTATATAGGAAAGTCTGGATAGGCATACCAGCTTTCTCGATGAAAGTGAACGAAGGTTCAGAACGTGCGCGGGTCACGTTAGTTACTTCATCCTGCAACTCACCTGCACCACCTACAGGATGCGTATCAGTTTCAACAGTCAGGGCACCATTAAAACCCTCGATAGAACGTGCGTGTAGTTCCATCAAAGATTTCAGCGTATCTACCCATTTTTGAGGATCAGGCATGAACTGAAAGAAACGAGGTGGTTCTAAAAGAACGCATACAAGATTACGAGGAACATAAGCTTGGTTACTGACCCATTCTGTTAGATTAGGTGCCCAACCAAACTGTCCACCATGAACCGTGTCCAACATATATTGGCTGGTATTCTTACCAAACGCTTTTTGATCTAGCAAAGCATCTGTGATTCGAGACATGTAAAAACTCCTGTGTTATGTTCAGTGAGAGGAAAACAGTTTATTATTTTCCTCTCTATTGCTTATCAGACCGTAGGAAGATCGCTCAGACGATATGCTTGTACATATGTTGTCATTACTGTCTTCATAGAAGGGGCATACAATTTGATAGGTAGTGTCCAAGAAAAACCACGTACTTCGTCCATATCCGTAAACAATGCATCAGGTTGGACAATGAATCGACCATCAAACTTACCCTGAACACGTTCAGTCACAGAGTCGTTCACTCGTGCAGCCAACTGTACATTGGACAGATGAGAAACTCCACTAAATTGACGCCATACGCTATTGGTCACTTTATTTAACTGACAGCAAGCCATCGCTGTGAAATAACTATTCAATACAGAAGTATCATTGTCATACACAGTTTTCAAGGCAGGGAAGAAATAAGAACTGCGGTCATAAGTTAAAACCCAGTTTAAACCCACGTCCCAAAAACGATTGCGCACAGCAGCAGACACCCAGGTGATGTTGATATCGGTGAAATTATCAATCACAGAACCAGGAGCACCGTCAAAGTGAAAACCGTTTTTCCAACGGCCGTCAGAAGAACCCATGTACTTGGCAGACTTGATCACAACTTCACCAGTCAAAGGCAAACGACCTGTATATTGACTGTTACGTAAAATGCCAGAACAACCCATTACCATACCACGCATCACAGGGGTGCCGAAATAATCGGACTCAGGATACATTTGTAAATGAGTGCGCAAAGCAATCGCCACGGACATTTCTTCGGACTGTGTAAGAGCACGATCGCCAGCAATATGAGTACCTAAGTTAACAAAGGTATCTTTACGATTGGCAATAATGGAACACAAATCTTTCTTGGTCTGAAGAGGGAATCCTGAATCATAGACAACAGATTCAACATGATAAGCCACATCCATCAATTCGTCACTAGGGTCTAGATAACGCAAGACCTCTGCAGAAGTCAAAGATGCATGAATGACATCAGACATTATACCATCGTTACCACTCTTAGCATAGATGTTGGTTACTTCGGACAAACGAGTTGAAATACTGTCATCTACGAATGTGAAACTGTGATATTTTACATTCTGGCTAGAAACACCAGATACGATGTTAAATAAATGTTTGCTGATTGGATCAGTCTGAATGTCACTGAAGCTATCGATATGAGCAACCTCAGCAGCATGAAACTGAGTCAACAGAGTTTCCAGATTAGCCTGGTATACATGCAATCGTCCAAAATTACCAAATAGTTTAGGATAACGAGGATCCGTCAAATTTTGATAACTGTTTAAGAAAATGTCGTTTAAATTTAAAGACTTATCAGTCAAAGGATCGACTACATTTTCCTTTAGTGTAACCATCAAACGCTGTTCACCAAACAAAGTAGCTTTTACAGCAGCAGATGACTGTGCATCAGCGCGTTCAACTACAGAGATGTAATATGGATAAGCTTTTTCAGCTACCATCATCTTGTTTGGCATGGCCGATACCGATTTCACGGTAGGGGCCCAGAGACGAATGCCAGAATTATTACCCCATTCACCTTCGCTGGATGTTTCCAGTTCGAAGATAGGATAACGTTGAGATTGCAAACCAGCAACTGCATCAATCTGATCACCAGCGACAACACCATAAGAACCAAAACTAGATTGATCCGCAGTTGTATTACGACTGGTAAAAACCCACTTAACCTTATGACCAGGAGTTGTACCTATAACTTCTGGCTGATTCAAAGCGTCTAAAAATAAAGAACCGTCTACATTTCGACGATATAAATCTACAGTAGTAGTCAGAACATCTAACCATGCCACAATGTTTGATTTAGGACCCATGTCTGTTGGAAACAGACGTTGAATCATACAAGCATTACCTTGAGCATTAGCTAGATTTGCAAAGACAGTCTGGTGATTTGCGTACTTACTACGATAATCAAAAGACGAAGTACCAAAAATTCGATCACGTTCAGCACCCGAAACGAGTTGAGGGGTCCTTGGACCTTTCTGAGTGAACAGATAAAACTTTGGTAGATGTTGTGGAATTGCTTCCGGCACCCGAGGAGGTTGACGTGTACTCAAGTCTTGAGTACCATACTCCACCACCATCGGTGCTGCATTGACAATTTGATTTGCCATATTTTCCTCTTCAGCTAGGTTTCCTAAAAATCACAAAGGTTTCGTAATGTCGATATACAAAGATGCTTACATGACTTCGATCGGATCTATGTATCCAACACGACAAATCGAAGTCTCCATTAAAGAATCTCTGATTAAAGATCAGGGACTCAAAAATGAAAATCTAGGTCTTGTCAACAATGGTGAATACCAGGCTGTCTTTATCACCGGAAAATTTTCTAGTGAAGCCGATATACCATTATTCACTCATCCGATAACTATAAATAATTTTCAAGGAAAAAATTATTTAGTTACAGATTTAAGACTATTTTTAAATAAATATAACTTAGATAGTAAGATTGAGGATCTCGTTAAAAACAGAACAGATTTTAACTTTGCTAAAAGCAGAGCTATGTTAAATCTTATTTGGCTGAACGAGAGTCCGTCTGTTGTAAAAAATAATTTAAACTTTTCAGCTACTGTATTTTCTGCTGTGATCAGTGAAACGATCAGTAGAGCATTTGCACTTGATTATAATGATCTTATTACACTAGGTGTCCTTGCTGAAATTTACTACTATAGTCTCTTTTTAGAGTCTGAGAGTTTGTCAGACGATGACAAACAAAAGATTGTTGTCCATATTATCAGATCGGGAAAAATTCGCGCTGATTACATATATGAAATAATGGATAAAATAGGTCCTATGAAGGACCTTAACGGATATTGTGAGAATGTGGTAAAGGTAATTGAGAATGTGAGGTTGAGTAAATTTAACTCAGCTATTCTTCTTAGCATCTTAGCTAACAGTTGGTATGGTACCAATGCCAAGGAAATCATCAGTGTTTCATTAGAGCATCCGCCTACATGGACAGCTTTGGTTTATACAGCTCTTTCAGAAAAAACTTTTAAATCCAGTGCTATTTTCAAAGCTGCTGAAAGATTAGGTAAACGTGGTGTTGCTGATCAGTTCACAATGGCGTATACAGCTTTGGTTAAAAATCATACTGTAGTTGTAGAAGAATTAGTTATACGAGATTTTGAATAATGTTTAAATACCTGGTAGATCACGCGATAAAAAATGTCTGGTGCACACCAAGACAAGATAACAGTTATGTGTTTCAACCAGCCAGGATAAGTAAACCAACAGGAGAGCTCAATCGTTTTCACCTCATGGGAAGACTTTTGACTTTACCTGTCCCCATGCTTAAAATGCACGTTTTCCAAATAGGACAGATCAAACCTGAAATACTTGGATTAACCACTGACGATCCTGGCTGGCTCAGAGAATCATGGAAATTATTTTCCACAGTCATAAATGAAAGAGAAATTCAAGTCGATATTTACAATGACAACGGTGTGCAAATACCGAGATATAAAGCTTGGTATATGTTTACACAGGAAAACAATTTATTAATTGCTATCTCTGAATCACAAAGACTACCTGTTAGATATGACACAGATCATATTTATATAAGACTGTATAGCAACGCTTATTTTGAATCATTGAGATCAGATGGTCTAAGCAAAACTATTTGGACCAATGGCTATACTGTACAAAATAATCAAGACATTTTAAATCTTCAAAATGAAGAAACTCTAAACAGAACACTAACAGGGTCTATCAAGTCATATGTCAATGGATTTTCCGTTGATAAAATAGACATGTTAAATGTTGTCGTGGGTGATGAGGTTGAATATGTTTATGATGCCAGTGTCAAAACAGTAGTCACCTTCCCTTACGACAGTTTGAATAATTTTACTTCTGTTTTAGATAATTGTTATAAATATCTATTAAGTTTTGATGGAGACGGTGAACAAATTGATTATCAAGATGATATCGATGTTTACATCTATAAAAAAACTGGTGTTAAATACAAAGGGGTCTATTTCTCCAGGAATTTAGCCAAGCATCACCGTATGGTCACACATAAAGACTATGCCATTGATCTGAGTCAAACTGAAAATCTGTTCCGGTATATGAGAGAAGTTTCTGGAGTGCAGATCAATTCAGACATGATGATTGAAGTCACCATACGTAAGTCTGGTTATGCAAGATCTTTGTTATATGAAAATAGTCGTATTTTTGAATTGTTTAAACTAGATCATAACACCAGAGTCAGAGCTTTACTGGGTTTAGATTCTAATTTAGATATCTGGACAGCTGCTGCTCTTGAGAACAGTGGTTATACTGAATTAATGAGGACTGACATGAGTAATGTCAGTCAAGATATGGTGCAAAGAGCTTACGGATATAATTCTATCAGTAAACTAGTAGGTAACACACCCGTTAAAACTATACTTAAAAATAACAGACAGTATGCCCCAGTGCCTTATTTATTAGCAGAAAGTTCTACTGCATATGAGTACGATATAGATGGTTATCTGTTAGGTAATTATTACCATATGTCCGGTACTGATTATTATTGCCAGAATAATAATACTCGTTTAGTAGAAATGATTTCTGGTAAAGGTAGTGATACACCAAATATTATTTTTGGTAAAAATAACATACCTTTACCCATTTATCATAATTACCGTGTCTATATGTCCGGTGTAAATGGCGGTAATTCAGATGAAAATTGGATAGACATCACAAACAGTGATAAATACCACATTAATAACAATACCCTCATCTGGGACAGTCCTATTTCTGACTATTTATTAATGATTCGCATCGACAGTGATTTCTTAGAATTTGATATAAATATGTTACCCATAGCCGGCAATCTTTTTTTCACATTGTTTGAAAAAGAAGATCGAGGTAACGGTTTATTAACATACAGTTTACCAGTACCTATGGGTGAACTGGATGTATGGTTAAATGGTAAATCCCTGATACGTGGATTAGACTATGTAATGGATTTTCCTAAGATATATATAGTCAATAAAAGATACTTAAATCAACCATCTGGGTCGACGATACAAACTATAAAAGTTAGGTTCACAGGTTTCTGTGACAGTTTTATGAAGTCAGATGTGGTTGATGACTATGGTTTTGTGGAACACAATTTTCTTTCCAATAACAACCGTTATGACATTAGGGATGATAAAGTAATGCGTATAACTGTAGGTGGTATGTTAAAGACCAGTGAGGATGTACTGTTTTCTGAAGAACATACTGGTATTAACATCACATCTGCTAACAATGGACTTCCTTATCAAATCAAAGATATCGTTGTACCATTGAAAGAATTAGTGAGTGAGAATACTTACAGCTTGCGCAATAAGTCTATGATTATCGATAAGAAAGTCAGCGACTATATGACATTAAAGCTACCACAACCTATTCGAAATGGTGTGTCCGCTATATCTGGTAAGTATGAATTATTAAGTCCATTTTTCACACATTTGATCAATGACCTTGCCAGTGAACAAATTAACACAGCAACTGTGATAGATGCAGTTACTGACATGCAGGTTATGCAGGTTTGTGCTGCCTATGAACCTTTGTTAAAATATGATCCAATCACATATAGAGATAATTTGGATTGGGATTATGTCGTACTTCATCCACACAACCTTACTAATGTGATAACTCTAACTCTTTATAAGTATAGATTTCTCACTAAAGTAACACGACTTTACGGACACGGATTAATAGATCTATCTTCGTTCGTTAATTTTAATGAATAACGGAAGTTTAAATTATGCCTAATAATGCATCATTACTTGGAATCGTAGGTACGGATGGTTCAGTACCAGTTTTCACTCCAGATGGGAGGTGGTGTTGGTGGGGTCTGCATGAAATCTATGTGGGTGGTGTCGGTGCATCTATGTATGTACCTAAAGTTAAAGACTATGTGATGGATACCGAAACGTATACAGCATATGTGGTAGATAATCTAGATCCTGTTACTTTAATACCTACTCTCAGAGAAATCAAACCTGCTAACATGTCTTTCAGTTTATCAACAACTGACGTGTTGTTTGGTACTGGACCAGGTACTGCTTCTGAAACTTATCGTGTTTATATCGATAAGTCTGTTACACCACATGTTCTGTCTGTAGATGCCTCATTAAAGGTGGCTGGTACTCAGTGTCAATATGCCAAGATTTTTAAATCCACAGATGTTACATCAATGGGTACTGTGGTCAGTATGGTCTATGACAATTCTGGTAATTTAATCACCAACAATGTACCGTTAGAATTAGCTGCTATGGACAGTCATGTGAACCATACTGTTAAAGTAGTAACTCCTTGTTATACCACTGCTAACTTAATAGATGGTGAGTTAGTGACTGTTGTATTTTATAATACTGCTGGACATGTGGTTCATAAACGACAACTCATGGTAGAAGTTTCTTCTTTCATACGAAGTATTAATCTAGCTACTAAGTACATTAGCCATATTTCTTTAGATACAGCTTTTCTATCACCTACTTTAGATCATGTGATCAATTTCCCTGTTAATATCCCATTAAACAGTTTAAACATGATGGGTATAGTTCATTATAGCGATGGCTCTACCCTTTCTTTACCTGTTGACGGTGTTAAATTTAAAATGCATGGGTTAGATCAATATGTATCTACGATTGTAGGACAACAGGTTAATTTGGTCTTGACCTATGAACTTAGTTCAGGAGAGGTTGCTTATAATGGCCTATCCGATGATAATAGATATATTAGTGAACCTTATAGCTTAGTCACTATCAATCCAAATAACAGTTACGCTGTTAAGCTGTTTGTTTATCCAGAATGGTTGAACGATACTGATGGGTATGGTCTTCGCTGGTGGATGTTCAATATGGATAGAAATGTTTATTTTGATGTAACTGGTCATGTCATGTTAAATAGTTTAACTGGGTCTTTTGTGCAAAAAGGTTACGGTTACCAACAAGTCAAAAATGTTAGCATCAATTTAAATAACGTATCCGCCATATTCAAGAATTTCATACACAGTCAAACAGTAGAAATTAATCTGTTTGGAAATCCTAATGAGTCATTTGATTCTTGGTCTGTTGGACATGAGTATATTGTAGGCAGACCCAATTATGGTGTTGGGTTGGTTTGTAAACTTATAGACAACTTCACTGTACGGTTAAAATCTAATATAAACACTTTTGTAGAATGGAAGCAGAAGGTGTATCTTAACACTTATCCTATTACAGATGTGTTAAATCAAACTACCGTACTCGAACCAACTCACTTTGTACTTACTGTTGGTACTGTCAGTAAGGAATGCACTATCGATCAATGGGGTAATGATATTGTTTTACCTGCTGAGATTAATCAACATTTAAATAAAAACATCTATATTCGTTTTATTAGAAAAATAGGTTCTTTAGAATTACAATTGAGTATGGCAGCGATGGTTATTAAAATGTAATAACCACAGATACAGTAGACCATTAGGTCTACTGTATCTTATTTATTAAGTTTTCAATTATCATTTATGTAACAATTTGTTTAAATCTTTTACTTCCAATCCTGATAATTTGATCTAACAGAAACAGAATTAACCAACACTATGAATCAATCTGAAAATAATCTATACGGCATTCGTTTTTTCGACGATATGAAAACCACTGTATTTTTATTAGATGTACTTTGTAAAGCTAATATTTATAATCTTTTTGCGGCTTATAAGTATAGAAATCTTATAAAAAATTCAGAAGGCAATTATTATCTTTGCTCATTAACTGATAAACAATTTATCAGTAAAATGCAAGATGGGACTTGCACACATTATTTTTTCCTAGTATCCGAATATGATAAGAAAATAATACACATAGACAATCGTAAAAATTTCTTCAAAGCAAAAGCTTCTGTTATGGAAACGTTAGAACCCCACATAGCTGAAAAAACGTTGCAATTTAAAGTACATTTAGTAGTAAATGTTAATGACCTCTATAATAAAACCTACTTATCAAATTTTGACCCAGAAGAATCAACACTTCATTAATTATGTATATTTTACCATCTGTAAAACTTAACTTCGGTAAATCAATAATAACATCAGTATTGCCATCTATTTCTGATATCTTAACACTGTTTCACAATAACGGACATGAAGTTGTGTGTGATGTAAATCCATGTATCCTTGATCTTCGTGTTATTGTAAATCAGGTTGTCGGTAATTCACCGTGGATGATGTTTGTATTGACAACAGACGGTCTAATTTGGATACTAGATACTACAGCTAAAGACGGAATATCATCTTCTGAATATGTTTTTAAAGCCAGTTGGTTAAGACCTTCACATCTTATTCTAATAAAAAATCAACTAAATGGATTAAATTTTATTCAACAATATCTTGATAAAATTTTAATTACAGATTCAAATATGCCTGCTAATTTAAGTCAGTTATTTGACTGGTATTTAGACTTAAATGAAGCCGATAAATATCTTAACACAGGTTTAGAACGCTTTTTAGTAGAAACACAAATAGATCTTATAATAAATAACTATGTTAGTAGAAATGATATTATAAGTATATGAACATAAACATTCCCTTTATAACATATTTCAGCTATACATACTTTAACTGAGCTATTACAGTTTAAACTGATGTATCTGTCAGTACTGTTAATTAAAGGAGATAAAGATGACTATCGTTACTAATGAAAACGGTATCTTTTACTATAATGAAAAGGGTGAATATCACCGTGAGGATGGACCTGCTGTTGAATATCGAAATGGTGATAAAGAATGGTATCTGAATGATAAGCTTCACCGGATCGATGGTCCTGCTGTTGAATATGCGAATGGTGATAAAGTATGGTTCGTTAACGGTAAACGGCACCGGACCAATGGTCCTGCTGTGGAATATAGCAATGGTGATAAAATATGGTATGTCGATGGTCAGCGCCATCGTGTGGATGGTCCTGCTTTTGAAACATTAGGTGGTTATAAAGCCTGGTATCTGAATGATAAGGTCCATCGTCTCGACGGTCCTGCTGTCGAAGATGTGAACGGTTATAAAGCCTGGTATGTCAATGATCAATACCATCGCACAGATGGACCTGCTGTGGAAGATGTGAACGGTTACGGTTATAAAGCCTGGTATCTGCATGGTCAACGCCATCGTGTGGATGGTCCCGCTATTGAGCGGGCGGATGGTACTAAAGAATACTGGGTTAACGATATTCAACAGGATCCACCTGTTTAACTGATATAAATATACACACAGCTTATTAGACTGTGTGTATTTTTTTGTTCCTGTTTGTAAACTATCTCAATCACTTATACTTTATTTGAACTATCGCTGTAGTTTAATCCATACATCTTTGGAACTATCAGCCAAGGAGATAGACATGACTGTGATTAAAAACCAGTATGGTACTTTTTATAGGAATGACGCAGATCAACTCCATCGTACCGATGGACCTGCTATCGAATACGCGAATGGTGATAAGCGTTGGCATCTGCACGGTCAGCTTCATCGTGAAGATGGACCTGCTGTGGAATATGTAGATGGTAGTAAATCATGGTTCGTTAACGGTAAACGGCACCGGACCAATGGTCCTGCTGTGGAATCTGCAGATGGTTATAAAGCCTGGTTCGTCAATGGTCGACGACATCGTACTGACGGTCCTGCTGTGGAATGGGGAGATGGTAGTAAGTCATGGTGGGTCGACGATAAGCTCCATCGTGAAGATGGTCCTGCTGTGGAATATCCAGATGGTACTAAAGAATACTGGGTTAACGGTGTTAAACAAGATCCACCTGTTTAACTGATATAGATATATACACAGCCTGATAAGCTGTGTATATTTTTTTACCTTTTATAACATATTTCAGCTATACATACTTTAACTGGGTTATTACAGTTTAAACTGATGTATCTGTCAGTACTGTTAATTAAAGGAGATAAAGATGACTATCGTTACTAATGAAAAGGGTGAACTTCATCGTGAAGATGGTCCTGCTGTAGAATATGCACATGGTTATAAAGTCTGGTATCTAAATGGTAAGTTCCATCGTGAAGATGGTCCCGCCATCGAATATGCGAATGGTGATAAGCGTTGGTACATTGAAGATAAGCTCCATCGTGAAGATGGTCCTGCTGTAGAAGGTGCAGATGGTTATAAAGCATGGTGGGTCAATGGTCAACGACACAGGATGGACGGACCCGCTATCGAATATCCAGATGGTAGTAAAACTTGGTATCTGAACGATAAGGTCCATCGTACAGATGGTCCTGCTGTAGAAGGTGTAGATGGTACTAAAGAATGGTGGATCGATGATCAACTCCATCGTGAAGATGGTCCCGCCATCGAATATCCAGATGGTACTAAAGAATACTGGCTCCATGGTTATAAAGCCTGGTTTCTGAAAATATTAAACAAAATATTAACCAGGTATTCTTGTTTTAAATTTTAAAACAAGAATTTTTTACTTGGATTAACTTTAAGACAATTTAACTTTTATAAAGATAGTAAATCATGAATATAAATGAAATTAATCCAAAACCTCTTATTCTTTTGACAAATGTTCAAGAGACAACCGTCAATACCGCTGTTAATAATGAGAAGAAATATGTCGCTAAATCGATTATTAACATGTTGGATAAACCAACATGTTGTATTGTATATAATCATTTCAGTTTAGATGCCATGATGGCTGCTGCTGTTTATAAGACACAAACACCAGGTTCGGTTGTCTACAGTAGTATTAAACAAATACCCTCAGATATTGATTTTTATATTGTTATTGGGATGCGTAAAGTTCAAAGTTTTTACAATCCCCTCAAACGTATTTTTAATTTTAATAATGCTAAATTAGACTACTCAGAAAACATAAAATGTTATTGGGTTGAAACAAAAGGACATGACTATATGTCAACACCTTCTTTATTTCATAAGGTCTGCGAAGAATTTGGTGTAGTTTCTGAAGTTATTGATCAAATTAGTTATGCTGTTGGTCGGATTTATGAGAAGGATTTGACTTTGAGTCAATTAGTTCTGGTTTATGTGAATATGATGTTAGCACAAGCTGCTATCGTCGACACACGGCGTAACTATAAACCTCGCGATATTCTCAATGACGATAATACAATTCGAGGAACTGATATAGAAAACTTTCGTGCTTATGTGAAAGCAATTCAACACAAAGTCAACGGAAGCATCAACCTGAAATATTTTACAATCGGTAATAAAACGTATAAAACCATATTGACAAACATTACAGATGATTACTTTTGGTCCATGCGTTTGATTCGTATTGCTCACGAATATGTTGTGAATCTTGCAATAACACCTCGGGGTTATTTAATTGATAGTAACATTTCAGATGAAGATTGTAAAAGCATTGAAGTTCAAATTGATTTTATAAAAGCTGAAACATTTTAATATAAAACATAATTCTACCTGACCTTATGGGTCAGGTAGAAGTTTGTTTTATATTTTTTTGTATTTTTTACTGTCTCGAATATTCTGTATCAGTTCATCAACAGACAATACCTTTTTATCTGCGTCTGTCAGATTAACGGCCAGATGTCTAAGTTTTTGTTCTAATCGATGTATCACATAAGGATCTTTTTCCATACGAATTTGATCAACTGTATTTTCAATCGTCAAACGTAATTGAGATTGCTGTTGCTGCTGTCTTATTTTAACAGGATCATTATCTTGATTATTTTGTTTGTTAGAAGACAAAATATCTCTGACATTAATACCATAATAAGAAAGACCCGTACCTTTGGTTATAAACCAGAATGACAGCAACCAAGTAATCACCAGGTCATCATGTCCTCCTTCAGCATGGTCGACTCTACCATTTCTAATAACTAAAGATAATATCTGATCAATTATCTTAACATCATATACACTATCTGATGTTAATCTAACAGCATTCTGTAAAGTGTTACTATAAAGATCTGTGCGACTGGTCAGTCCAGTACCAGAAGTAGTAAAACCAAAGTGTTTTTTATACTCTACAAGAAGATCAGGTAAAGCCAATAAATTATACCTAAGTAATTTCTCTATACGAGTTAAGTCCGTAGGGTCTTCTACAGATTTTTGTACGACTGTATTATAAAGTCTTTTAAATGGATTAATACCTTTAGTGGGTAACATCAATAATAAATAATCAATAATGGCTGATCCTGAAGATCTTCTTTCAATGATGCAGGTAAAGTTTTCATATTTGACAAACCATTCTACCAACCACTGAGCAAACATAATTAAATTGGTTTCGTTGTAGTTACCAGCAGCTATGACTTCCCCAGTTTGTATATCTCGCATTGTCAGTCCGATATCATCCCCACCGACAGCATCACTGGTATCTATAGCCATACTGTAATGCCCTCTTACCATTCTAGAGGAAATTTCATTCTCAGATATATACCATCTGGTTATGTAACCAAATTGCTGAGACATTTCAGCATAATGGTCTAATCTTTCAGATTTACGTATTCTCTCAGATTGTTCCACTGATAATGGGGAAGTCAAACTACCGGATGTCCAAATATTAAAAAAATCACGATCCGCGTCCTCTCCTTTAGCACCGGTGATTTCTAATGTTTCTTTTAACCACTGATCGGTATAACCCAACTGTCTATGGTTAAACGTGCAGTTTACACGAGCCTCTCCTTTTGGAGAATTTCGTCGGATTATTTTATATAGATCATTTATATCTACAGCGTCTAATAGTTTTTCATTCCAAACAGCTGAACCTTGTACTAATTCGTGAGTAAACTTACCGTCAGGGTCGTCTTTTTTACCTGACGTTGTGGTAAAAATATTACCATACGGCTCATTCTTTCTTTTAGCTAATGAACGTGCTGCTGTTGTGGATGCCAGTGCTGCTGGTAAGGTAATACTAATATTAGGTAAGAATGCTATTTCATCAACTTTAAATACAGGCGATGTCAAACCCCGTCCTACATTTAAAGCCATTTTCATAGATTTATTCGGGAGGTGACCTTCGTAAGCATTATTCAGATTACCTACGACTAACTTCTCTGTATTGGATACATCCCCTCTTTTTCTTTGATTTAAATAAAAAGGTAACTCATCAATAATATCTTTTAACCGTATTAAGTTAGCAGATCGGAGTTTATCGTCTTTGGTTAACAAGTTAATCTTACCAAAAGTCATGCCTATATTTAATAAATAGGTATCTAATACATCGGAAGAAAAAGATTTACCTGTTTGACGTGGTTGTATGAGAAACAGAGTTACATGATTAAAAAATAACCATGGTAAAGCAATACCACCGCGATTAGCGCGATATGATATTGGATCTGAAATGGAACCTCCAGGTACTCTTACAATTTCTCGAAGATAGTACCAATAGTTAATTTTACATTCAAAAACTATAGCCGCCATGCGTTCCACAGTTAGATTAGCAAAGTCGTATGGATCGACTCCCTGTAATTCTGGGTTATGTAATGCTAAAACAAAAGCATGGTTCTTTATACCCATGTCTCTGTATAAAGCAGCCATTCTTAAAAATGAAACATTCTTAGTTTTATGATCGACTATCGCATCGGGATAGTTCTTCCAATCATCAGCAAACAGTATAGTCATGTTAAATTACCTCAAAACATAGTATGTAAAATCTGGGTAAAAAGACATCTACCAGCCCTTGTGAGGCTGGTAGATGTACTATAAATAAAGACCTTTTACATATCTTTATTTTTGTTTTTCGATAAGGTTCTTAAAAAACTCTATGTACTGAGATAAAAGTTCCCTATCAAGGTCATCTTCAAATTTTCCTACTAAAGAATCGTATTTAAATACTATTTTCAAATTATTGTGTTGACGTATAAATTCAGGCATAGTTTCATCAACCTGCATGCGGATTGAATAAGCTACATATTGCACTTCATCTATACGACCGAATCTTTTGACATAATCAGTAAATACTTCTCTGTAAAAGAAAAATTCAACGCTCTGACCACCTACAGTTGTAAATTCAGATTTTTTGAATTCTGGCTGTAATGGTATTCTCTCTGTGGTGTAAAAGCGAATGCCTTTAAACATCACATAGAGTTTTATTATTAGTCTTTTGAACATTTGATCCTCTCTAGATAACCATAGGATCAAGAATTTCGACCTATCAAAGCTCTCAGACAAATATAAAGTATCAAAGAAGTTCTAGTAGCCATCAGTAAACTTTCAGAGAACTTACTTTTAGTGGAAAGTTTAACTATCTTACTACCCATGTCTCGTATCTTTATTAATTCTGGATCTGTGGATCGAGTAGATAAATAAAGATTTTTTAAATTAGTTAACACCATTGGGTAATCTCGCATATTACCAATAGAGTTCTGATGTAATAAATGATAACTATAAATAACTACTCTTTGTACGAACTCTTGCATCAAAACAGCATTTTCATTAATGCTGCCTTCATGCACTAGTTGTAAAACGATGTTAAGCATCTTATTAGAACTATTTTTGTTGATACTGGCTATAACCTGTACCAACTCCTGCTTTATAAAACTGTTACGATCACTTAATATCTGTAGCATGTATTGAACATCAGTTTCTACAGACTTTGTTTTATCTTTTAAAGTCTCTTCACCGTCTGCATCATAGAAAGTACCTCCGGTAGTATTTATTCTACCACCTGACTCTCTAACCAACATAAACTCAGCATAATAATTCTTGATCATATCTCTGATACGACCTTGACTATCGGACACTGCATAAGTAACAGTAGAATCATCGGCAAATTTATGGAGATTATTAAGATGTATACTGTTTTTACCCGTCAGTTCATCAGAACGATAATCCACCACAGCGTGCCAACTACCAAGTTTCTTTATAAGATATTTGTTACTCAGATTAGCATATGTCATCTGAGCCACATGTGGATCGGCAGGATATTTGAAATAATGACTGAATAAAGCAGCTAAACATCTACAGAAGAAAATAACAGCCACGTCATAAGTAGCTCTCTTTTTCTTAGCCTCATTTATTAGATTACTTCTTAAAAACCCATGTATGAGATACATGCATGTCAGATTCATAATGTCACTACCGACTTTATGACTGTGATCGATGGTATCGACAGATCTTATATCTTGAGTCAACTCAGCCAGACTTACGTCAAGCGCATCTTCATAAAATCTCTTCAGATCACTGTCTTTAAATCTAACGACATGTACACCTAACAAATTCCCACCAAAAAACTGTAAGTGTTCAGAATTTTGGTTGATGTATCCGATTTGAAACTTATACAGCTTATCAGCTAACTTAGCATCAAACTTCACATGTGCAAAATTCTTCTGAAAAGCTTCATATAAGTTTTTCATTTCAAATAACCTTTCATACTCTCTATGGCAGCTTTTCTGTTAAATACTACGTCAATACCCATACTGGTAGCCATGTCGTGTAGTAAAGCTACCTTACGAGTAGGGGTCACACATTCTACAGCCAAGATGACTTTTTTGTATTTTTTACTGTCAAGAGCAAGACGAAGTTTATCACTCGCCTGTACCATCTCCTGACCATCCATTTTGCTTCCATCAGTCGTGTAGACGTAAAGATCTTTCTCATCGGCAGTTCCTGCTTGCTCATCCATTAATTCCATATCTTCAGGGTTCAACATATTCATGACTGATTCTTTACCGTAAGCTAGATTTAAAGCTTCACTGTAAATCTTACTCAAAGGACCCGTCATCACAACATTCTTACCTTTATTACCAGCAGCGTTGTCGGTAGCAGCAGGGGTAGCAGGTTCAGTACCTATTTTTACATCCGGTACTGGGTCAGTAGGATTCTTAACTGCCTTACTGACATTCTCAGTTGTAGATATGTTACTTATGTTAAAGATACCCATGCTAGTACTCCATAGTGTAGAAAGGAAAAAGTTACACACTGTGTGTAAACAGTTATCATAGCATAAATCGTTAGATCTTCTAAAAAATAAAAAAAAATATTTAAGGATATAACTATGGGGGTCATATTTATAGGACATGCTATAAGGGGCTCCGCCCCTTATAGTAGCTGTTCCTTATTGAGATGCTCCTCTTCTAGGCTATATTAGCTTCATCGTTCCGTTACACTACACTTACGTCGACTTATGACTGCGACATAATATATATCTGAGTATAAATAAAAAATAATGAGTGTGTAAAAATAAAGGACTCATGAGAATGTCTATAACAGTTATATCTTTATAATTGATGTAACTTCACTACTGTCTTATAAACATTTATTAAAATATAAGTTTATAAGTATAAACTATCTATAGTAACAAATGTAGCATCCACCTTTCTATAGAGATTTTTTTTTTCGATTTTTTAGAAAAAAGGACTTTCTAGATAAGTTCAGTAACTTAAACTTTACGTGAGACAATCCCAATCTTATACTGGGTAAGACACTCAGCAACATTCTGAAAGGAAACTGATGAAAAAGCTGATCGCAATATTTGTTATATTACTCACACTCTTTCCCATGAAAGCAAGCGGTGATATAACAGAATACCTAAACGATCGCTGTGGTAAAAAATGTTTTCATGTTAACACCATGATTAATGAAGCTGTGCAAATAGCTTCGGAATCACATAAGGTTAATCCCGATGTGATAATCGCAGTGATGCAGGTAGAATCTAAATTTAATCCTAAAGCTGAAAACATGAGCAGCAAAGGACTGATGCAGGTGAACCTGAGGTATCATCGAAAAAAGTTCTCAGGAACTAATCCGTTTAACATATACGCTAACGTGTATGTAGGAACATCCATACTGAAAGAATGTATGGATAGAAGAGGGAATAACCTCACCAGAGCACTTAAATGCTATAATGGTGGTGGTGATCCCGGTTATGTGAAAAAAGTGATGACGGCTTTAAATAACGTCAGATCTCAAAAACTTATTGTAACACAAGGAAATCAAAATGGCTAAGCAAAACACAATCGCAGTTTACGGTGCCGGTGGCTTTGGTATCAATATCGCAAGTCAATTTACTCGATTTGTTGGTAAGACAGATCCTGGTTTCGCTAAGATCATGCCTTACTTTATTGATACTAGCAAATCTAATTTGTTGGAAAGTGTTCCGCCTAACACATATTTGGTAGAAGGACTTGATGGTTCAGGTAAATTGCGTAATAGTAATTACGGTATAATTTCTGAAAAGAGTAAAGAAATCTTGCATCAATTCCGTCCTGGTGATGTGAATGTAGTCGTACATTCAGGAGGTGGAGGATCAGGATCAGTGATTGGTCCAGTTCTTGTCAGCGAGTTGTTGGCTCGTGGTGAAACTGTTATTGTGTTGATCGGTGGTTCTACTTCATCTCGCATTGAAACAGAGAATACTAAAAAGACTTTGCAATCTTACGAAGTGATCTCACAAAGACGTGACAAACCTGTCATTTGTTTCTATCGTGAAAATACCAAAGATACTCCTCGTGGCGTTGTAGATAATCAGATGCAAGTAGCAGTTGTTGTGTTGGCAGCTATTTTCTCTGGTGCTAATCGGGAATTGGAATCTGCTGACTTGAGTAATTGGATCAACTATAATAAAGTGACAAGTTATTCTCCTAAACTTAATCTTCTAGAATTCCATTCTGGTGATGTGAAATTGGGTAAGGGTCAATCTCTGATCTCTTTGGCTACTTTGACAGATGACAATCACATCTCTGACATCGACACACCTGTCGAATATCAGTGTGTAGGATACGTTGGCGAACAAGCTCAGAAAGCTATTTCCATGGAGATGCCTATTCATGCTTGTATTGTCGGCGGTGTCTTCAATGAAACGGTTAATCGTCTTGAAGAAAAAATTGCTGTGTTTGACGAAATTCGTGCTGTGGTGGTAGAGAAATCTATTATCAAATCCAACACTGTGTCTACCGATGATGGTTTGATCTTCTAATTAAAAATACACTCTGGCCTGTAATAGCCAGAGTGTATTTTTTTTTTAGTTACATTAAGGCCTTTAAAAAGTACTGTGATAATACATACTTTGATTGATAATACCTGATTCATCAATCCAAAGGAAAGTAACATGACCAATAGCATTTTAACGGTTTATACCACTTATGTGGTATCAATTGCTACCATGCGAATCAGATTCACACAAGATCTACCAGTACTGATTCTTACTTATTTGTTAAAATCTGATGAATATGAGCATTTGTTTGACTGGTTAATACAGCGCGCATATCTAGATTTGTTACACGATAACAAGTTTGGATTACAACAACATTACCAACACGATGTATTCGAAATGATTTACGACAATCATTATAAATACGTTTTACCTACTTACATAGCAGATCGTCTCAGAGACATACATGTACTCCACCCAAGTCATGAAAAGACAATACATAAATTAATGGTTTGTGGTGATATAGTTTTTATTTCAAAAGGAAAGTAATCCATGTATGATTATAAAAACCCAAGAGAACTATTGACCAAGGTCAGTGGTGTGATGGTAATCGATTTAGTTGACAAAATCCCATTATTAGAAGACTTTGTTCAAACCATCAAACCCTTGGAAGAAGGTATCTATGATGCAATAAGCAACAAACTGATTTTCTCTCCAAGTAAATACAGTTATGAAGATGTTGATTCTAAAGGTATCAGTAGATCTTTAAAGACATTAAAAGATTTTCAACAAGCCAAAGGTGTCATCCTTTCAAAGAATTTCACTCAAAAGCCTGATAAAAAATCTTTAATCATCAGGAAAAATTTAACAAATAAACCGTTTACGGACACACGTCTTATCTCAGTAATTGAAAAAGTGATTGACGATCATTTTTATAGACTTTGTCCTTATACGAAAACAACTTATAACAGTTTTAATATTGAAAATCTGATTCTGGATAAATATTCAGAAGATGAAAAAATATCTATCGCCGATGAAGTTCAATTTACATTGGCATCTGTTATGGAGCAAATTAATGAATTCATTGGACTCGACACTTGGCATTTCTATTTTACACAAAGACGTGGTAATGCTTTAGTCATCTCTAAAACAGTCGATTATCGTATTTATGATTGGTACAGAATGAAATGGGAAGCTGAAGGTAAAAGTATAGATGAAGAGGCAGAAGCTGATATCTTCAGTGTTTTGGCAGGATAATATGAATCAAATACTCTATACTGTAGATATGAGATCGGTGATAGAGTATTACAGAACAGTTAAAGAACTTCAAAAGGCGTACTCAGTGGTTACACTGAGTACGCTTATGGTTTTTATTTTAACTGTACCTGGTAATATGGATGATGAAGAATATTTTTGGCAAGTCATAGAACCCTATATTGTAGGAAGACCTGATGTATTTACAGATGAATTTATAATCGACGAACTGCAATTTTGGCTCGATGATTTAAAATTCTCTATAGATCAGGAAGTTATTCGACAAACACCATATGGAGTAGACCCAGGTGAATCTTATTTCGTTCAATGGGTGGACCATACTACAGTTTTATTGAGATCTGTCATATGTCTCCCGAATCAAAACTTAAACTTTATGTCTCGGACCTTAGCATCTCCGTTGACAATCTCGACTTACAATCATACACAGATGAATCTGATATGACTAATGATGACTGGATAAAACTTATTTGGTTATGTCTTATTAGAAACAGAGAATTGATTTTAAAAGATACCTCTCATAAATCTCTACCTACCATTAACACAATCCAGAAAATTCTAAACGGTTTTACCATTAAAGACTGTAGTTTAGACTTCGCTGAGGCCTATGATCAATTATATCAGATAGTCAAGACCCGCATCATACAAGCTAAAATAGACCCTAAAAAGATCAGAGGTATGACCATGACATCACCCAACAATCTTTACATATACCATGTCTAAGCAAAGTGTAGTTGTCTTGGTGGGTATAAATGATAACTTAGGACAGATATTACAAAGCCATATAACAGAAATGTTATACATGTTACTCGGTAACACATTTCCCAGATACATTTTAAATGAAACTTGTAGAGAAACTTATAGAAATCTAGTTAAGCAAATTATTGATAATACATCCGATGATTATTCTGATTTTTGTTTAAACTTATTGTCTTTACCAAATTTCAATGGACTTCCTTACGTCCATGGAGAACATCATCCGTTTGCTTACTGTGATGAGAAACATATGGCTGGACTTAATTTTGCCATAAGGCAATTAGGTACTTCTCTATTCTTTTCTATTGCTAAAAACAAACCTTCTGGTATGTATTTGAATAATATCAACTACATAGATACTGATACCATTGGTCTGCTCTACAAACAAATGGTTGTGGAGTCCGTACTCTGAAAGCAACAAAATGGATTTTCAACTCAATAAAGTTTATAGCTTTGTCACACGAGCACCTAGTCTTTTAGGCGCTTCTATCATTAATGCCAAGTTGGTCGGTATCATGATAGCAGAGACAGCACGAAAAACTCATAACGTGGATATGCAATATCGTAAGATATTTCCATTACTTCCACCAAATACACCTGACGATATTGAAAGTTGTGTGTTCTATGAATTCATAGGACAGTCTGGTGATCGTGTTATTTACGCTGACCAATGGATCGATATGACCAGCGTGGAGATCGTTGACCATATTCGTATTGTGACTACTGTTGTCAATGCATCTTTGAACGATGTTGGTCGCATTCGTGATGTCCTTAATGCCATGGGGTATCGTGACTTCACAGTAGAAGTCACAACACCATAGTAGTAATATCATTTATTTAAACATATTGAAATTATAATGCCTTATTTTAAAGACTCATATGCAGATATAGGTCGTGATGAGTTGGTGCTCACACCAGAACCTATTGCCGGTTATATTGTTAATAAATTTGATAAAAATAAATTTACATATTTAATAATGTCAACCGGACTTATTTATGTGCGTGAAATAGATATTAATTTGAAACCACACGTAGGTTGGGTGTATCTTCATGAGTCTTGTATCAATGAAATTTTTCCTAATGATAGACCCTATGTTTTGTTTGATATAGAATGTGTCAATCTAATTAACCATTACAGAGATGGACTTAGTATAAATAGCATGAATTTTCAAAAATTTTATCAGCAGCTTTTTAATAAATATGGAGTTCAAAAGCTCCATGAAGATTTTTTTGATAATTTTAACATTTTATCTTTTTAATATGAAGCACATAGACAACTGGTTAGACTCACCACCTTTTCAACAATCAGAAAATATAATCTATGCAAAATGGGTTATTAACTATTTTAGATTACCAGCTGGTTTAAAAATACAGTTTAATAAGTTCATGATTGGATTTCATCTTTTTGCAGAATGGAAAGGAAACGTTTATCGAGTCACAGGTGCTTCTCGTATGGGTGATGTTTGGTTATCTGAGGACTTTAATCGTGAAAACGGTTACGATCTTCGTGTGGAAGTAAGTGAGCTAACCAACTGGTCTAATAAACCAGATGGTTCTTACGATCCGAATCTTTTTCCTACAAAGCCGTCTTATGATACGAGTCAGATGGTCACGGCATGAAGGTTATGAGGTAAGTTCTAAAGGTGATAAAAGATTCTCTGCTTTAAACGCCATCTTACCAGAAGGTAGAAGTATAGAGCAGATTTATCAGCTTGACTGTAAAGGCTTTGACCCCGGTGGTACAAATTGGAGACTGGGAAAAGGAAAATCTCCTCTTAATCCTGATATCGATTTGTACAGAGCTTACCTAGATCTTTGGAAGTGTTGGACGCTTCACAACTTCGATCTTATCTGTGAGTTGAACAGACTTGCTTATGAGAATAACAATTGCTTGAGAGACAGATTCGCTTCCACGGATATTAATCAGGCAAGAGCTTTAGCAGAAATACCGACCATACTGAGAAACAGGTCTTAACTCAAGGAATAGTAAAATGATTAAATCAGACAAATGGATTCGTGAAGAATCTCTTCTTCGTGATATGATTGTTCCATTCTACATGGAAAGTATCAACAAAATCACAGTACATGGTGAAGAAAAGAAAATACCCAGCTATGGACTATCCTCTTATGGATACGATGTAAGATTGGGTGGTAATTTCACATTCTTCCGTGGTCCGCGTGAGCAGATTGTTCGTAATAGTTCTTACGACGGTGACGGACTTCCTGTTAACACAGTGGTTCCAGCAGGTACCCATGATGGTTTTATCGATATTGCTGATTTCACAAACACCTGTGAAATCACAATGATTGAAAACGTTGCTTGGATCGAATTACCTCCCAAGAGTTTTTGTTTAGGACACACTCTTGAGCGTATAAGAATGTTACGCAACGTAACGGCAATTTGTATGGGTAAATCTACAATAGCTCGTGCCGGCATCATCGTAACTGTAACACCTATTGAATCTGAATGGTCTGGATTTATAACATTGGAGATAGCTAATACCACAGATATCCCAGTACGTATTTATACCGGTATGGGTATTACTCAACTTCAATTTTTCCAATCGGACGAAGATTGTCTGGTGAGTTACGCTGATCGTAATGGTAAATATCAGAATCAATTAGCTGTTCCTGTAACAGCTATATGAACATAAACATTCCTTTTATAACATATTTCAACCACTTATACTTTATTTGGGTTATTACAGTTTAAACTGATGTATCTGTCAGTACTGTTAATTAAGGAGATGAAGATGACTATCGTTACTAATGAAGAATGTACCTTTCATTATAATGAAAAGAATGAGCTCCATCGTGAAGATGGACCTGCCATCGAAGATACAGATGGTTATAAAGCATGGTGGGTTAACGGTAAACGACACCGGACCAATGGACCTGCTATCGAAGGTGCGGATGGTAGTAAGTCATGGTGGGTTAATGATCAACGCCATCGTACAGATGGACCTGCTGTGGAATATGTAAATGGTGATAAACTATGGTTTGTTAATGATCAGCGCCATCGTGTGGATGGTCCCGCTGTCGAATATAACAATGGTTATAAAGCCTGGTATGTCGATGGTCAGCGTCATCGTGTGGATGGTCCCGCTGTCGAAGAAGCAGATGGTGGTAAAGTATGGTATCTGTATGGTCAACGACATCGTGAAGATGAACCTGCTGCAGAAGGTGCCAATGGTAGTAAGTCATGGTGGGTTAACGGTCAACGACACCGGATCGACGGTCCTGCTGTAGAGCGAATAGACGGCCATAAAGAATGGTTCGTTAACGGTGAACCCCATCGTGTAGATGGTCCCGCCATCGAATACCCAGATGGTACTAAAGAATACTGGCTCCATGGTGTTAAACAGGATCCACCTGTTTAACTGATAGATATATACACAGCCTGATAAGCTGTGTATATATTTTTTTTACCTTTTGTAAACTATTTCAGTCACATATATTCTATTTGAGCTGTGGTTTAACTTAACATTTAGTTGAGACTATTAGTTCAAGGAGTTATCATGGAAGCATATGAAATCATTTTAACCGAAGAAGAGTGGAATTTCTTCTTCGGTTAAAAGGAGAGGTCTTTACGACCTCTCCTTTTTTATAATCAATCATTTGAACATACTTTATTTTTTTTTTGTAAAGTATGTTTACCTATCATTCTAAGTCGGATAGTTAAATGAAAGAACATGATTTTGTCAAAGTTTTAGTCTTAAGTACTTTCAATAATCAATTTGGAAAACATTTAAATGATAATGATTTTAATATAATTTGCATCCCTAAGAAACAAGATTTTCCCATAGCCTTTGAAATTTATACGAATCGAACAGATGATTTTCTTCGTCTGAGAGTTTATTTACAAATTGGTAAATCTGATTACTTGCAAACTTTTAAACTTGAAGTTAATCCACCATTTCATAATTCAACTGTTGAAGATGAAGTATGGGTGACTTTAGGAAGTATCGATGTCTATCATTTAGAATCCAGATATTTAAAAGAAGAGTACCTTTACAATTGTCCAGAACAAACATCGTCAATTATCCTCACTGAAGATGGATTTCCTATCCTTTCTGAGGATGGATCCTATGTTCTGACAGAATAGTAATACAATATATAATTCGTCAAATCTAAAACACATCCGGATAGATGGGAATCCTATGATAATATTTTACATTACGGCAAGGGTGTTATTATGAGTTCAAGAAAAATAAGTGATATGTTACTATTACCCACACCGATGGGTCTAGAACAAACAGTAGTTGCTGTAAATGGTGTTAACTACCGTGTTACACTAAACGCTATTAAATCACTGGTAACAAAAGCGGATCTAGGATTAGGGAATGTCGACAACACAAGTGACATGGGTAAACCTATATCCACACTTATGTTAACTGCTTTAAATAATAAATCAGATACTTCGCATTCACATTCAATATCTGATGTAGTGGGTTTAATACAGTATATAACAGACCAACTGTCTATTCTAGCTGCATCTATGGCAAGTCTAGGACATACACATCAAGTATCAGATATTTTAGATTTAGTAAACCAGTTAAATAATAAAGTCAACATAAATGACTTAACAGCAATATCTATTTCCATAGATAATCTAAATACTGCTTTGTTAAATAAAACAAATATAGGACATTCACATACATCTAATGATATCTCAGACTTTGTTACCGAAGTCCAAAACATCGTCAATGCTATGGGGTTCGGAACACTGTTAAATGTCGTTACGATTGGTGACATACAGTGGTAAATTTAATCCACTCACGATATTTTATTCTTTCATAATTCCGTAGGAGTTAAGCATGGCACAATTAAAGATTTCTAAGGTCACAAGTCTTCCAGGCACTTTTGATCCATCGACCCTTTATCTGGTTTCAGATGCGGTTCGCACAGATGATGTCAACATCTATGTTTCTAACAGTGCTGGTACTGCTGTCAAGCATGTGCCAACCTTTGCCGAATTAGAAACAATGGTAGATACCAAGATAGCTGCTGGTATTTCAGCCGCCTCAGCTTTACGAGTCGTTGCAGATATTACTGCTCGTAATGCATTGAATCCAACGGTCACTACTTTGGCACTTGTGTTGGACGCCACTGATGATATTTCGGTAACATCCGGTGCCGCTACTTATGTCTTCACAAATAATGGTGAAGATCCATGGACGAAGATCACTGAATATGAATCGCTCGATGTTGCAATTCAGTGGGACAATATTCTTTACAAACCAGCATCTACTGTTACAGATATAGATGATGCTGTCACCAAGCGTCACACACATACCAATAAAGCTGTATTAGATTTATTGACGTTCACTACCGTACTTGAATACAATGGTCAACCTGTTGTACCTCAACTGGTCGCTGAGCAATGGTGATCATAATAATTTAAATTTAACATAGATAGAGCCATATGGCTCTATCTATGTTTATTATGTTTGTAAATTATTTCAGTCACATATACTTCACTTGAGCTATACTCTAGTTCAATCGAGATTAACTCGATAGCCTATAGACAGTTGGGTTTTATTTACTGTCATTGAGGAGACGAGACATGGTGGTAACAACCTCAACTCAGTTACAGACTGAGGCAACAGCATTGGCCAAAGAGCTAATGATAGTGGCAAGGAGGATTGTGAACATGTTTGAAAAGTTATCAAAAGACAAACGCTACGATGCAATTGTCATTGAAGACTTTCATCGAAGTCTCAAAGCTGACCCATCGATCATGGGTCAGCTAAAGGCTATTGACATTATCATCGATGTCAGTTACATCGATGAGATGGAAAAACTGATTAATCAGTAGCCTGAATAAAATCCCCTAAGTCAAAAGCTTAGGGGATTTTTTTTTTCAACACCTTGCTATAATTTTTTGGTCATATAAATTTTACTTGACTTATTGTGCCATCTCACCTAAAGGAAAGTATCATGTCAATAACCGATAAAGTAAAATCGTTGCAAACAATTGTGGATTCTCAGTTTGTTAAGACACTTTGTCTTATGGAACATGAGGATGTGTTAGAACTGGTAAATGAACATAGTTTTAATAATGAATTTAAACAAGCCATTCTTGCTATGGATGCAGCAATCCATGCAGTATTATGGTCTCGTGGTACTTATGATGCTCTGACCATATCTCATTTTAATCAAATTCAATCTGATAAGAATATAAAACTAGCGATGAGGAATGTATCTGTAACAGATGCATTCATGGAACGAAACCGTGAGAAGTTAAATTCAGCTCCTTCTCATGTTGCTCGCTGGCAAATTATTCTTGAATCTGAATTTAATAACGTTGTGTTGATGGATCGTACCGTTGCTATTATTTTGAAAGGTGAAAAAAATGGTAAAAGGTAAATTAATCGTTATAGAGGGTGTGGACGGTGTGGGTAAAAACACACAAGCTAAATTCATGACAACCTTGTTATCAGAGATAGTTCCTGTAAGGTTTTTCTCATTTCCTCAATACCATACAGAAACTGGATTAGAGATTTCAAAATATCTTAACGGCAAAGCATCTGATCTTACAAGAATGCAAATTGCTGAACTCTATGCTAATGACAGGTTAGCTGTAAGAGATGAAATCAATGAATGTCTTGACAAAGGTATTTTTGTAATATGTGATCGATACGTCATGTCTAACATAGCGTTTCAATCATCTTGGTATCTTAGCCGTGATGGAGCTGGTGAGGAACAAGTCAAACTAGCTCAGAAAATAATTAACGATATTGATGAGTTAGAATATCAGCAAAATCAAATGCCTGTTCCTGATTTGACATTGAGTTTGATTCTACCTGTAGATGTAACTATGGTTAGGGTTACAGGTAAAGATAGACGAGAATACACAGATGCAATTCAAGATATTCACGAAGTAGATGTGAAGTTACAAACACATGCTGCTGATTTTTTCAGTAAGATGGCTAACATGGGATTTTCAGAAACAATTAAAGTGATCAATTGTTGGAATTTTGTTAAAAAAGAACAATATTCTAAACAAGAGATTCATGAGAAAATTTGGTTTCCAAATGTTGTCAACCTCATTAAGAGTGTACGCGGGGATCGGTAACAGAGATACACCTGAGTTCTACCTGAATAGAATGCGTAAAATAGCAACCCTTCTAGAGTTGCGAGGTTATGTGTTGCGATCAGGTGGGGCAGATGGAGCAGACTCTGCTTTCTACGAAGGTCTGTCAGACAAAGCCAACGCTGAGATATATTTGCCATGGGATGGTTATAATGGTCATTCCCATAAAGCATGTATCCCAGCGGAAGCTTACAGATTGGTGGAAAATCTGGTGCCAGACTTTCAATACAGATCACAAGCTGTACAACATCTGTTTGCCGGAAATGCGCAACAGATATTGGGTAAAGATCTGGATTCACCTTCTGAATTTGTGATCTGTTATACCAGAGATGGTTATACAGGTCCTCACGACAGGAGCTTCAGGACAGGTGGTACCAAGATAGCCATAGACTTAGCAGTCAGTATAGGTATACCTGTGTTTAATATAAAAAGGATAGATCATCATAATACAGTGGTGAACTACTTCAACGATGATCACCTCCTTTAAATCCCCTTTGTAAAAATACATAGTCATATATACTATACTTGACAATTGGGTCAATTTTTAATTGATACGGTTATTAAATGAGTGAAAACTTAGTCGTAATTCTCTGATGAGTTCTGCGACTTTAAATAAAAGAACGAAACACCGTCCACAAGACGGTGTAAGAAATGTGTTAGCTTACGGTGATTACACACCATAAATCTTATTGGCTTATGGTCTAGCTGATGTTCTAACCAAACGTCAAACCGTGTGTCTATAGTTAGTTTCGCGAAAGAATACCCTTGGTCGGGATCTTAGCGCCGCTTCTATAGAAAGTTGTAAACTCTGGACTTGATCGCTCTAGAGAGCAGCCTATCATCCATTCGTATCTAATATGAGTGGATTTTAGAGTGCTATAAGATCTTACCGACTATCAATCTACAGAACAATGTCAGCAGTTTATTCTGCGAAAATGACTTTGGTTCTTGATTGATAGTCGGTATTTTTTTTTTTCTTTGGAAATATAAATAGTACCATACGGAGCATCTGCTCCGTATGGTACTTTATTATGTTTATGTATAAGTAAATGAAGTATCCTGACCTTCATGTAACTGGACTATTAACCCAGTAGCATCTGTACCAGCACTTACAACATCGATGGATATAATATCATCATCGTTTATAACAATACCGTTAGAAGGTAATGAATTGTTAAAATTTACAACAGCTGTTAGACTTGAGGTTTCATTAGCGTCAATAGACAGTAATGTACTTCCAGCTATATTAACACCATTCAAATTTACTTGTATGGTTACAAGTCCCATATTTGAAGGTATAAAAACACTGGCTCTTACATGTTTTAACAAGAAAGTTCGTGGAGATCTTAAATAAGCTACATTAACGCCTGCGGTTATAAACGTAGTAGTGTCTTTATACGCTAAAGCTAAAACTAGAGGATTAAAGATAGGTGAGTATTTTTTAACTGTGTCAGATCGAAGTCGTTCACTTGAAATATCAAGTAATGCTGTCGCATTAACATCTGAGATATATGCATCTGTTTTATACTCATTACCGGTTTTAACATAGTAAAGAGTGGAAGCCTGTATGGCTGAAAGTAACGGTTTAGTCAAAACCTTAGCTATACTAAGAATGTTCATATTGTTCCTTTTTTATTTATTCCAAACTCTAGTACAGTTTATCTCAACAGTTTTACCTTCATCAGTGGGATGAAAAGTTAAAGTTAGAGAATCTGTATCTAAAGATATTTCACCTGGAGATGGTAAGGCACCAGATATGATTACAGGGACCGTGTTATTATTAAGTTTGCCAGAAATAGCTGTATCTATAACCACTTCTTTACAGTTCATATCGAAAGATTCGGTACCCTGTAATTCATTTCCTAACTTAATGGCATTATCACTACCATTTGAAACTATGGTTGTAACACCACAGAACTTATCAGATACCACATGGTCATTGGTACCATCGTATCCCAAACCAAACATAACATCAAGTCTACTATCTGCTTGCCTTATTGCTGAAACGACTATTGTATAAACAGTGTTACCATTTTTAGTAATAAATATTGTTGTACCAATGCGTTTTATACCGACATTATCCGAACTTGAAACAGAGAACGATGAAATACCGGCAACAGCTCCATTTTTATTTGAGCTATCTCTAATGCTATAATGTAAGACGTCACTTGTACATATGTTAACAGTAGAAGATGTGCTGAATAGTAAATAAATAAGTGGTCTATCACCACGCTTATGTTTACCCACACCTACAAAAGTAAATCTATTTAAAATATTTGACATATCTGCACATGACACAGTCAACTCAAAATCACCCGTGACTTGTTTATCACCTACAGCAAATTGACCTACATTGTTACCAGGAAAAGTAACTCTATTGGATCCATCTAAATAAACATCTTTAGATTTAAATACAGAGTGCGCACTCACGATACCAGTGGGTAAATTGGATAATGCAGGTACTGTATTGCTTGTAAGTACAGGTACACCAGTTTCTGTTCTTGTAAAGAATGTAGGTACTTTGATACTCAGCCTTGTAGCGTTATCTTTTAAAACACCTTCAGCTAAACCAAATTTATAATAATTACCAGAAATAAAAGATGTACCAGAAACACCGTTGGTAAAAGCTATGTTAATGCCGTATGCTAAGGGTTCAGGAGTCGACGATGTTAATTTAGAACCACTGTGATCGAGTTCCCAATTAGTCCCATTCCAACCATAATTCTTAGTACATATCCATCTAGAAGCACCACCGTGTGGGGTGTTGTTTAACCCAGCTGTAATAACACCAGCTCTGAAAGAGTACTTATCAATATTCAGATGTGCTATGAACATAGTGAATAAAACACCATCACTCAGCATAAATGACATTTGGCAATCGTAATTTGAAGAATCAGAGACAATGTTACTACGTAACGTAGCATAGCTACCAGACGAATTATCGATCGATCTTAATATCGACATTACAGGGTAACCATAACCATTGTTACCACGTATCACTGTGTTGATAGTACCATCTAAATTAATAAGGTTATAACCTTCATTATTTTCAACTGTAAATCTATACCAAACACCATTATTTTTTACAAAATTGTAAGTTGATATAGACTTGTCACTTGAACTTGGGTAATTTGTTTTATTTACAGGTGATGTTGTTTGTCCAAATGTCATATAACTAACATGATTGTACAACCAATGTCCTTGTAAACCGTATATTTGACCTTTATTTCTTTTACAATCCTGATAATAACTGGTTACATAGTTAGATGTTTCAACAACGGTTGTATCTACCGACCACCAGAATCCCAGTTTGGTACTAGATTCTGTCTTATAAACACAAAGCATCTGATCTGCACTAGATTCGAAGTCAACAACTAGATAGTTGATATATGTATAATCAACAGGTATGAAAGGATTAGTCGTTGTGGAATCATAAAGGGTCCAACTTGTACCATCAAACGAAGCTAACGCGTCTAAACCAACTGCCCATATTTTATTATCATAACCAATGGCAACACCATTACAAGAACTAAAATTAGCATTTCTGTAACCTGTTACTGTGACTTGCTGCGCGGTTAAAGAGACTCTCGGATTAACAGTCCATAATCCAGTATCCCGACAAGCTATAAACACAACATCGTTTCTAACTGCTATTTGATGTATGTTAGTAAACGAACCAGTTATTCTCCAATATCTAGATCCAGGTATCGAATAAAGAATAATCTCATTTTTTTTCGGTAATAAAACACTAGAAGCATCGTATGGTTTAGCTGCGGATATTTGTTCAGGTCCGTAAATATCAGGACTGACAACACCCATAACACCTTTGTTATTGTGAACAACAGCATAATCTGTGTCACTTAAAAGACCCGTGATAAGTTCAGGAACCTGTTTATTTTTAGGTATGAGATTATACCCACTAACATAATCAACACCATTACTAACCTTAATAAAAGGTTGTACGCTATATTTATAAGAAGCTGATCCTACTGGACCACCCGTTGTAATTTCTAAAGAGATTCGTTTTGCAAAGTCTTTCCTAAAATATAGATTAGGATTATTTGTAATTTCCTCATTCTCCCAGTCTCCAGTTAACTGTATGGATCCGGAACCATTTGCAAGTGCGTCTATATCTAAGAAGTAGTCAGAATTAGTGTTACTACTTTCAAAAGCATAACCAAATATGTTTTGTATCTTAGATCTGTTTCTATATACGTCTGAAAAATGTGTAAAATTTTGAACACGTTCTTCTCTGGTACCAATAGAGTTAAAAATACATCCTGATCTTTGATTGAAACCTAGATTCACAGAACCATCTGCGTGTTTTAAAGAATAATTTCTTTTATTTATAACAGGAAGATTAATATTTGGAATTATGGTTTCAGTGTAACACGATGTTGTATTAGGGTGTGATCTAGTTGTTACTCTTACTATGTCTTCAGAAGAGTTTATATTTAAAATTGGAAAACAACTATAAGAATCAAAATAACCTAAAGTATTAGAATAAAAATTGTTAACCAACAGATTTTTTATCATTGACTTGTAAATTACCCAAGGGATTCCATTTGGGACATCAGTGTAGTCAAAAATAATTCTATAATAAATATCGTAATATTGACTTGTAGTTTGAATGCAAGGAGTAGCTAATTCAGTCAGTGTTAATAATTTTCCACTGCTACTTTCTAACATCACAGATTTGATGGTTCTAGATACAGTTGAAGGAGGAGCAAAACGTGCCGAATATTGAAGTATCGCTGGTGTTGATTGTGTTTCATCAATGAAAGACCAGGCGGGGACACCAAATACATCACCAGAACGAACTAAAGACTCAAATCCATTTGAATCATTTGTATGAACAGTATATGGATACAAAGTAGGTTTATAAATCGCTGTGGATAATCGGACATTTAACTGTAGATTTCCACCCTCGACAGTAAAGTTTCTAATAAATCCATCACCTATGATGTTTTTACATTCAAATTCATTTTCTACTTCACTGGTTTGAATATTTACAGCTTTGATTGTAATGATACCTTGCATGATTTTCCTTATTTAACCCAAAGAAGAGTATTCGAAAGCTTTGACTTCTACAACAGATTGAGATCCCAGAACATAACCGATAGATGAAAATAACATATCGTTAGCAGTATTATTGGATACAAGTTGTCGTTCAATGACTTCTAAAACATTAGATATTGATTCAACATATGTTAAATTTGTTACAATACCATGTTCTGAATCTGATGTATAAGTGGATTCTATGGTTCGCGTAACAGTTTCTAAAACCTCATTTATACCAGATGTGTATTTAATAGATGTATTTACAGTAGTATCATCAGTTATACCTAAATCAGGATCTGTTATAAAATTCAGAGAGGAATAACTTTTAGCAGACGTTTGACTTGCTTCGTAATTAGTACGTGAATAAAATTTATAACTAACATCAGTTAACAATCCGTTTAGATATAGCAATACAGATGATGCATCATTATAGAAAGTTGTACTTATAATAACATCATTACCATTTAATAGTTGGGTTAGCAATACGTCAGAACCAACCACCTTAGAGTTTGTGACAAGCACAGCACGTTGTATGTCATTCAATGCTGCGGAACCAGGCGGTCTAAATGATGGTATTAAATCACTGAACGCATCATCTATGTACAATCCAGATTGGTGTGGCCCGTCTCTATACCCTAAATAAGTCTTTAAAATATCAGTAGGTACTGCGCTGACTAAAATCTGTCTAGACTTAACTATACTTGTACCACGATCTAAAGTAAATTTAAATACTTTATTGTCTCGAACAGCAGGTTGTTGAAATAACACAGTCTGTTGATTTTGCGGCTCCAACCAAATAACAGGAGTTCCAGTTAACTGTTCCCAAAGAAATGTATGATTTGTTAGATCTCCTATCAGCGTTGCATTTAATGTAATGATATCATCGCAAGAAACAGTCATGACTGCATCAAGCTGTATAGAAATGTTATCGAGAACGTTTCTAAATATATGACTTTGTGGATTGACAAATGGCATAAATCCCTCTTTATTTACTATCAAGTAATCACAAGATGATCGTAAAATCAAGACTGCTTGACATTAATAGTTTAACAGAGAATGTCGGTACCGACTTCCTGTATTTTTTTTTTTCTGTCTTTTAGAGAATATATTAATACTACATACTTTATTTGAACTAACTTTAAAAAGGGTTCAAATGGTTAAATGATTATCAGGTTCAAATCTTACAGCCTAAAATATCGAATCTCACCAATGTGTTTCAACGTTTTTCAAAATGGTGGATACCCAAGATTTAAATATAAACATTTTAGACAATTTATTCAACACGCTGGAATGTTGAAAAACCATAAAGAAAGTAACATGACAATAGAAATCAAATTTAAAACCCGTAGAGTTGTTAAGAAGAGGTATAAGACTTACAACCCTGTGACCTTTGCTGTTCCCAAAGAACTAAAGGATAAGATCCGTCGGGTATTTGAGTTGACGATCGCAGCGATCAAGACTAACACTGGTACTGTCACGGATTGGTACAACGTTGCCTTTCGCACCAAGCATGCTCTTGAGATAGCCAAAGTAGTCTATACAGATGAAACTGTTAAAGAATTTCAAACCATCTTTGACATGTTGGTATTGAAAGCTTCTGAACATGAATCGAATCTCAACTGGTTTCGATTCAATGAAAACGAAGTGGCGTTGGTAGAAGACATGCATGAAGCCATGTGTGTGATGGAAGACGATGTTACCAGACGTATACAGTTAGAAACCATACACATAACTGACAGGTACATGAAACAGTTTATAAACAAATCATGAATCAATTAAATTTATTTACCAAACAGACAGGTAAACCCAAAAACAATTTACTAAAACCAGTTCTATCTCCTTCTAATATTAAACCCACTGCTTCAGGTTTATTTTATACAAGTATTGATAAAACATATAGTTGGGCCAATCGAATAAGAACTAACTATTGTTTTACGATTAAGGATAAAATTTCATTTGGAAAAGTTAAAATAGTTGAGTTGATTTTAAACCAAGATATTTTATCTGCTGAAGAATATAGTAAGCTTTCTAAATGGGAAAAAAGAAATGTAGATCATTGGTTAAATGAAGATAAAACAAAAGCCATGATTAAAACACCTATGACAGTCAGAGTTCTGACAGAAACAGAAGCTTGGTACTACTGGGTAACTAAAGATTTTTAAAATAAATAAACATATTTTACAAGACTGAGCCACATTTGGCTCAGTCTTGTATATTTATTTTTTTACATTATCATTCTGCTGCCATTTATCATCAATTGTGGCAAACCCTATATATGTTCCCACCACACCCATAACAAAAATATAAAAAGGACCAGCAACAGCACCTAATTGCGTATTGTTGCTATATAACAACAGCAATGGAAATCCTAAACCAGCGAGTAGTGATAACCAAGCCATTCGTCTTCTATTTCTCCATCTGTCTTGTTGCATATAACCTCTTTGAAAATAATGAGTATACTTTATACTCAAAAAATTTATCATAAATTAACTGTTTGTAAATTATTTTGACCACATGTATTTTAATTGAAGTTTGGTATTTCACCAAGCATTATTAACACATAGGCTAATAACCAACTGTGTTTAAATCATGGCAATTTTTTACAAGGGTGTTTTACGCTCATTGTTGAATGATAACTTTCGTCCTGGCACTGTGACGAAAGACTTCAAAGAAGCGTTGCGGTGGGCAGAACGTATCAAAGGATCTGTTAAGAAGGGGCCTTCGCGACACATCAGTCATGGTAAGTCATGTGTCATCGAGATCATTTTTGATGAAAGAAAACTTCATCACCATGATGAGTTTCAAAAGTCAGGAGTGTCTGAACATGATCGAAAAAATTGTTGGACTTCAATAGCACATGTCAAAGCTCAGATCAACTCCAAAGTTGAATATCGAGTACTGACAGATGAAGAAGTCTGGGACATGTTTACTCTCAACACGAGTCAATCATGTTTATTTTGATTTTCACCCGTCACAAAGATCCTAAATGGATTAACAAAATTGTGGTCTGCGATATCAGAACCCTTTTCAATCTTGCAAAAAGTCTGGACAGTTCTTCTGAAATAAAATCTTGGAACATACCAGAAATTCAGCGAAAAGGTGGAGTTAAGAAAGTTTTTGGTTGGAACGATAGGTCGGATCATTGGAAAAAATTCGACCTTAGTCTCACAGATGATGTCAGCGTAGTCTCTTAAAACAGAAAGGATCAATCATGGAACGTTTCTATGGAAAGAAAGTGGAGATTCATTTCCACAAAAATTGTAAAGATGGTTTTACCTCAGCATATCTGTTCTACAGATATATGACAAATGTTTGCCGAGAAATCATCTTTACACCTGTTCAATATGACATGAGTCCTCCTATGTTGGCTGATGATGTTGATGCCTTGGTGATTGTCGATTTCAGTTATTCTGTTGAACAAACAGAAAAGTACAGAACTGAAGTTAAGAACCTTGTCTTCATGGACCATCACCTCAAAGCAGCTAAAGACCATGGAGGTTATTGTTTTTGTGAAGTGAAGAGTGAATTTGGTCTATTCACAAAGATCATCAAAGAAGAGCGTTCAGGCGCTGGTCTCATGATGGATTTTTTGGAAGATATTGGGTTCGACATCATCGACATTCATAAAGAGGTAGCCCTCGCTGTGGAAGATCGGGATTTGTGGAATTTTAAACTTCCAAAAACAAAGTACTGGACACAAGTCTTGAACAACGTACATATGACGTTTGAGGCTTGGGATCAACTCTTAAATAACAAGGTTGCTTTGTCAGATGCATTTTCAAAGGCAGTTATTCAGGTAGAACAGTATGAGTTTATGGTGGCAGGTTATGTCAAACATTCTGTGACTGTTAATACATCTGAGGGACCTATGGCTTTGATCAATTGTGCTTCTAACTTTGCATCTTCTGTTGGTGAGACTTTGAGTAAAACCCATGCATTTGCTTGCATGTTCATTGTTTCACCTAAGGACAAAATTGTAATTTGTTCTCTGAGAAGTGACAAAGAAACAGGTGTGGACGTGTGCGCAATCGCCGAAAAACATGGTGGTGGCGGACATCGCAATGCTGCTGGATTCTCATTCAGCTTATCTGACACCATGACTATGGCTAAGTTGATGGACGGATCTTTGTTTTAACAAACTGTAAAAAAGAAGAGGGTAAACCTCTTCTTTTTTATTAAAGGATTAAAATGAAACTATATTTTACCACAGATTTTCTTTGTGAGTTGATAGACCGTACTACCAAGAAAGTATTTTTCTCAGAAATAATTAGAATTAAACACATAGGTTACATTCATGAAGGTCAAAACATTGATAATTTTGATTTCACAAAAAACATAGGAGTAACTTTAGATTTTAAGAATGTGATATTATCAGCATTAGATGACCGTAGTAAATTTGTTCCGTCTTTGAAAAACACAGTAAAAACAAAAAATTTTTATATTGACATTTGTCAGCTGTCAAATACCACGCATACTGTTGAGACAGATGTAAAAAACGACAACAATCCATATCTGATAAAAATTGTTGACAATTATTGCATAGTAAACATGTCTGACCTTTTTTTATCAAAGTAACCTACATTGTGGAAATAAAAATTTCCACAATGTAGGTCAATCTTTTAGAAGGAAACAAAAGGACAAAATGCATTCATTTATAATAGATAAGACATTACCAGACTTTAAAGACTGTACGTGTCTTACAACATTTTTCAATTTAATTGGTGAATATCTATTTCTGTGTTTCAGCAATGATACAGATGATGTTTATTTGTTTGATGGAAATTTTAGAATTTTAATGGAGTTTTCATCGGGCGGTGAGGTGTACTCTATAGCTACTGACTGTAAAACAAAAATAAAACTTGGATCATTTACAGCTCCACACAGCAATAAATGGGACAGTCAGTTAGAATTCACACCAAATTCTTCATTCAGTTTAATATTAAATGTTTTTCAACAACATGCTGAAGCCTACATAGAAAGAGAAAAGAAACTTTGTAAGTTTCTAATAAATGGTAAAGATCCACAGATCTTAAAAGATTTTATAGCTGGACATTGGGATAAATTCCCTAAGAAAGGTTAGTATGTTCATCGTTTTCGATATTCTTTATAAAAGTAATGGTGTTGAACGAATCGAAATGGCTGTATCTTCAGCTAAAGAAGCTGTGACAACTATCTGCTTACTATATGATCATCCCAGGGTCAAGGCTTTCAAAATGAGTCAATTTAGCCCTTCTGATTTGGGTATGGGTCCGAACGAAAATTATGAAAAATATCGTAAAGATAGTTTCACACAGCAAGACTATCGAGATTAAAAGAAAAATAACATGGAAAACGTTTTGAGAATGTACAAACAGCAACTTGATGAAATCATCCGGGAAGCTGAAAGCGACGGTGTGGTTCTGACCATTGAGTTGGTCAGCAAAAAGCCATTAGCTATGGGTAATCACCGTATGGTTTCGTTTGTTCGTGAAAAACGAAAATTAGCCACAGCGAATTCTGAGATGCATAAAGCATTAGATGAATCTGTTAAACAGGCTGGTAGTGTTTTAGCCGGTGATTCTGTTAAAGAACCCCCGTTTAAAATTTCCAAGTCCTCTATCGATCTGTATAGATGTGTATATCCCAGCAACCCCGCACTTCGTTTGGGTCAAACTTTTCACCAGTATTTCAAACTGGAAAAAATCACCAATCCCGAAGCTAAGGTACTTGCCGATCGTATTTACAACGCTGACGAGGTTGAGATCAAAGATTTGATTGACTACATCACAGATTGGAGCAATTGATGATTCCGAAAAGCAGGATCGCTGATGCGTGGAACAGATTCTTCAACATTCCACCCTTTAAAGACTATAAAGTCAAAGCCAGCAGTGAAGAAGAGCGTACGGCCATTTCACAAACTGTGGATCAAAAGAAACTTGCTTGCGACTACGACAAAATAGCCATGTCAGACAAGTGTACTTTCTATCTCACAGATGGTGAAGTGGTTTGCGCTACATGTGGCAAGACTATCAGAGTCTAAAGAAGAACAGGCCGAAGCCTGTTCTTCTTTTTCATTTAAATAAGGTAACACATGCATACGTATGAAGAATTGATGGCCTGTGACAAGTTCACTTTGGTTGAATACATCAAAGATCTGGAAACAGAACTTGAAGGATTAAGCACCAGAATAGGTCCTCTTATCATGTCAAAAGAATCTTACGATAGAGTAGAGGTGGTGTTCCCTGACAATGTTTACAAACCTTTTGAAGAAATCATAGGTAAAGCTGTTTGGGAAATGCAAAATTTGTTACAACTGCGTGAAGCAGCAGCTGTGTCAGGAGCCATGCGTTGGTCTTGGTCCCAAGAAGCTGGTATTGTTTCCGATAATCCATCAGTTAAAAAGTTTCGTTATGTCTAAATGAGAGAGATCTATTTTACTTATTCAGAAGTTCAACATGGAATTTCATAAGGTCCGTGAAGTCAAATAAGGTAAATTTTATATATCTGAACAAGAATCCAGACTGACATCTTTAAGAAGAAGGTGTCAAATACTGACTTACTATCGTTACCACCTCATCGAGAAAAGCAAATCGTGAAAATTCAATTTGACAACGAACAAACCTCAGTACGCCCACCTATGGATATCGATCTGTATAACAGGTGTGTTGATAAAACAATGGAATTTCTGAACTTCAAAGAAGATCCTAAAGATAAACGCAAACTCGACAGGTACATCAAAACCAAGTTACCTAATCTGATTAAACTTCTCACCTATCCTGAACCAGGTGCCTTTACAGCCGTCAAACTGACGATCTCAGACATGATGCATCTTAATGACGCAGGTGTCTTGAAACATCTGACAGAAGGATCAGCTATCGATAAAGCCAAGACTTATGTGTCTGAGTTGAAAATTATCGGAGAAGAGACTCTTGCTACAGGTAAAGTTCTACCTGTTTACTGTTATCACCCTACAGTGGAACATATGGTGAATTATTTTACCCATTGTTTCAACAACCATAAAGGTGACTTGATGGCCAGAGACCTTTTGTTCTTTAGCCCCATGGGGTTGATTAACAAAGAAGGTAATGTGTTGTCTGAACTTGAAGTAGCAGATACTATGATCTCAGGTACTTATAAACTTAACGGTAAGTGGAGAGAATTCTCATCATGGATGGTTGCTCATAATAAAACTGTTAATAATACATTCAGCAGGGTTAAATATATAAAATTGTTAAAAATGATGCTGGCCATGTTGACTATAAAGGTTATATGGGATACCAAACAAAATGATAAAATGACTGATATAAGTATTATGAACCATGTTGAGTTTATTTTATCAAGTGTAACTAAAGACTGGTTATATGCATAACCCTTTCTAAAAAGACACAATCATATAAACTATAATTGGTAATCTATCTCGGATAATTTTTATTCCGAGATATTATCTAATGAAGAACAGATTGGGCGGATGGCGAAATAGGTAGACGCAAAAATGGATAAAGAAAAACTTCTTGGATTATATCCAGGTTACACTTCTGTTTTGGGACCTTACACAAGGCCGGACGGTAGAAAACACGTTATACTTAATAATTCTAACGCTTCTAACGGAACTAAGGGTAAGACTAAAACTATCTCTTACCCCAAAGCCTTAATGGAAGTTGAATTAAATAAGAAACTCAATCCAGATGAAACTGTCGATCACCATGACAGAGATTTCACTAACGATAACAGTATTAATTTAAAAGTGAAGACGCGCTCTTTACACGCGTCTGAAGATGCTTTACGAATTAAGGTAGAAGATATTAGATGTCCACAATGTGGAAAATATTTTACACCTAGTGTAAGTCAAAGAAATAAAGTAAACAGTATAATTGCTGGTCCATTTTGTAGTAAACAGTGTTCCGGGTTATATGGAACAAATATTCAAAAAGGTATGCAGCCTTTTAAGAGAACAGAAATTAGAAAATATTACTATCGTAAAGATAAATAAATATTTTATTAGAGAACATTGGTGGCCCGCTGATGAAATTGGTAGACATAACGGAAAACCAGAAAGTTAGTCCGCCTTTACTAGTAATAGTAAAGTAAACTGTGGGTGAACTCAGGAGAATCTAAAGCGCAAGCCATGATAATCGTGAGCCAAGCTAGAAGTACACTTCTAGAAGGTGCAGAGACTACTGGAAAGGTAAAGTCCTTTTAATAACCAGCTAGAGCGCCCACTACCGTAATAGAATTTCTATCGGTAAAGAGATAGTCCATGTCCATTGGAAACTTTGGAACACATGCTTAAAATCCGTCGCTTCCGAAAGGAGCATTCCGGTTCGATTCCGGAGCGGGCCACCAATGTTCTCTTCAATCTTTAATACTGCTCGTAGTTAAATGGATATAAAGCTTCTAAGTTTTAGTTCCAAGTTCGATTCCCGTTCTGCCCACCATGTATTATTGTTTATTAATACACGATAGGTCTGTAACTCAATAGGATAGAGTAACTCCCTTCTAAGGAGTAAGTTGCTGGTTCGAATCCAGTCAGACCTACCATTTATTAATAAATAACGCCGGTTTAACTCAGTTGGTAGAGTAATCGCCTTAAAAAAAAAATAATGTTTAAAAGGATTGATTATGTATAAAAATCAAAAGAGAAGATTAGATACTAACGGTTATATAATAGTTCACTGTCCAGAACACCCAAAAGCAATGAAGAACGGGAGTTTTGAAGGATATGTTTACGAACATGTTTTGATGGCAGAAGAAATTTTGGATAGATCTGTTAAAGAAGGTGAAGTAGTTCACCATCTTGATGAAAATAAAAGTAATAATTCCCCTGATAATTTATTGATTTTATCAAACCCAATGCATGTTAAACTTCATGGTTGGTTAAACAAACATGAAATAAAACCTAAAGAAAAACAAGAAGAGCGAATCAGATTAGGTTGTATCAGATGTAAAACATGTGAAAAACCAATTTTACCTAATTTAATATACTGTTCTCCTCAGTGCACATTCTTTGATAAAAGAAAATATGATCATCCGAATAAAGAAACTTTGACTCAAATGGTCTGGTCTGAACCTACTTCTAAAGTTGCTATGAAATTAGGTGTTTCAGACAAAGCCATAGAAAAACTTTGTAAGAAATTTGAAGTTGAAAAACCTCCCAGAGGTTATTGGATGAAAAATAAATCAAAAGTGTAAGTCGTCTGTTCGAGTCAGACAACCGGCACCAACAAACAAAAAGATTAAAGGGTGTGAAGCTTAAGTGGTATAAGCATCGGTCTCATAAACCGGAGATAGTCGATTCGAGTTCGACGGCACCCACCATTTAAATTTAATAGAAGTACTTAACTAAAGCCCTCCGCTATTACTGCGGAGGGCTTTTTTTATTTGCAATAGGACTTACACAGAAATTCGTCAGCATTCACCGTTGATGACACGGGACGGTAAATGTGCCGTCTCCACATGGAGCAAAGAATGAAACTTTTTATTGAGGGTGACAAATTCAAGGCAATTTGCAGTCACTGTAAAGATTGGGTTGACACGACCTTCAAATATCGGGATGTGTCGTTCAGCAACGGTTCCGGTGTGGTGAAAGACATCCTGGTTGCGGTGTGCGACAGCTGTGGTCAAGTGGTGGCCACCCCGCCCCAGTCCACTCCAAAAATAAAGAAATCGCGCGCCAAAGCGCTCAAGTCGGTGGAAGTCAGTGTCCCAGCCACTCTGGACGATGCGGTGAACGTAGCGATGCACGCTATTGATGTCGACTTCTCACAAGAATTCAAAAAGAAGGCCTTGTGGCTGTTTGTGCGAACCTACGCCAATGGTCCTAAAGACCCGATCGGGTTGAAGGCGGAATATGCAGCCAAGATTGGTGCTTTTGGGAAAGTCAAGTCTCGGTTTTCTTTCAAGGTTTCAGAGGCGATGCTGGTGGATCTCAAAAAGGCTTCCGAAACCTTCGGTGAGAATCAAACAGAAACACTCAAGATTGCCGCCTTTGACCTTTACAACAAAGTCATTGAGCAGAAAGACAAGCGGCTGATTGCCAAGCTGCGGGACATCGCCTACATGGCGTGAGCTGGTGTCACCGAAGGTCCAACTCTTTAGCCTTTGTCCTTTCCCACTATCCCAACTGCTCCTGCAGCCATTCCCTAGTGCATAGCGTAGAAATTATGCGTAGGTCCTATTTAAAAAGAAAACCTGGCTTTGGCTGGGTTTTCTTTTTTCCCTATACATTCATAATGTGTCAAAAAATGAAAATTCCTTTATTTAAAAAGATTCCTCGAAGTGTCTATTTGGCATTTTCTGGGGGTGTTGATTCAACAGTATTATTAAATATTCTTCTTGAAAAGAAAATCGATGTGACATTACTTACAGTGGATCACGGAACTGACTACAGTTTTACAGAAGTTGAATTTGCTTTTGAGACTTCTGTTAGACATGGATTGGAAATCGTTTTTAAAGATATTCCTAAGTTTGATAAATCAACTTCTTTGGAATCTTTTTGGTCTAGAAAAAGAAATTTAATTTTTCAATCCATGGATAAACCGGTGTTAACGGGACACCATTTGAACGATGCTGTTGAATGGTATTTCATGACATTTTGCCAGGGTAATGCCAGGGTTATTCATTATCAGAATGAAAATGTGTTAAGACCTTTAATCATAACTCCTAAAGAGAAAATTATCAAATACGCAGAAGAGAGAAAAATAGAACATCTGACAGATCCGACCAACAGCGACAGTGACTTTAATCTGCGTAACAAGATTAGAAATAATGTACTACCTGTAGTTAAAACAGCATTCCCAGGTTTAGAAACTACTGTTAGAAAGATACTCTTAAATTCAGAATGACATAAAGTTTATAGTTTGGTGTGTTGTTTTTTCTTAAGGGTTATTATGGTTAAACGAAATTATGCTTTAGAAGAATTGATGAAACGTGGTGTTATGGATGAACGTGACATTGACTACCTTGATCATTTAAAAGTACCCGAAGTTGAAGTGAACGATGTGGCTGTCGAAGGTATATTTCGTGCCGTGGTTCACGATGGAGCTACAGTTTATACTGATGCTTATCGTGAGATGAAGGGTTGGTTCCTTGGCATGGAATCCAAGCGCAAGTATATAGAAGAGATCTGTATCGATTTGATCGACTGGCTCAAAGACAAAGAGCTTGAGGAAAAAGGTCTGGATCTTGATATGGGTACCTTCAAAACCTGGATGAAAACAAGTGAGACCTTCTTCTGGAGGTACTATTTTCTTCTGGACGATGGCACCTGGAAACGCATTGAAACAGATCTGAGAACTGACCGTATCTCTGGTCTGGAACAGATGTACGATATAAATTTTAAGGATCGTACTGAAATTGCCCGTTATCTTGATTCAGTCAAAGACATTAAAGGTTTGATAGAAGTTGTGGAAACTTATAAAGACAGATCTAATAAGTTCTTCACTCTGATCTCTAAACGTAGGACTACAGTTAAGAGTTTCCCTTTTCAGGTTATTCTGTTGGGCGCTGCTGACTTACGCCGTACCGTGAAAAAGATTGTCAATTTGGCAATTTAATCACTAAGATACCACAACCTATTGGGGTTGTGGTATCTTTTAAACCCCAAACTTCATCTATTGAAGTAAATCATTCAACGAAAGAATCATCATGCAAGTATATAAAGATCACAACGGACTTATCGTCAATAACTTTGAACAAGTACCACAAGACAAAGGACATCTGTATCATGTCTTTCTGGCCGAATCCACAGCCTGTGTTTCTTTTCAACGCGGACCTGTACCTAACCATGGTGTTAACGGTTTGACCAACGAGTGTCTGTTAGCTATTCTTATTCACAGAACGAGATTCATCAACGATCAATTTCCTTGTGAGGAAAACAGAATGGCCATTGAACATATGGAAAAAGCTCTTCAGAGTTTCAACGATCGTACGAATAATAGAATTGCCCGTGGGGTAGAAGGTAAGAATCTATTATGAAAAATCAATAGAGGATATTGAAAGTACCTATATAGCCTGTAAGGTTTACAGAATGTTAATCAACAGCTATTTTAATATTTAGTGAGATTGATCAGAATACCAAGGTCACCCCTGGTATTCTGATTAAATATTTCTTTTTGTAAAAAATCTCAATAACATATAATATACTTGACAATTCTGTCAAATCCATATAAGGAAAGTATCATGTCCGATGATGTTAAAACAGTAACAGAGTTGAAAGAAAAGATTGACGCATTCTTGATGTTGGATATACCAACGATCAAGAATGAAAATACTGGAATTGTTTGGTTCAAAGAAAAGAAAGAAACAATCGGATACGCAGTTACTCCTGTGGATTCTGAATATTCCATAGCTGATGATTGTCCTACCACAGCTTTGTCTTATGAGCTTTCTGGATATTTGATTACCTCTGAAGGACAAGCTTGGTTTAGAAGACATACCATTCTAAGAACTATTTCTAACGATAATTATAAAATTATCAGAGGAGAATATGATTCTTTCGGCTGGTTGTCAGGTGTGTTGATAACACCCAAAGGACGAGTTAGTTTCGGTTAACTCTTGTAAAAGATTTCAGTCACATATATTCTATTTGAGCTATCGCTGTGGTTTAAGCTGATATATCTGTCAGTACTATCAGCTAAGGAGATAAATGTGGATACCATCGACGTAGTTGTCAGCATTGGTAGTTTTATTTACATTATCTTTCTGGTGAAAGATACATTGAAAAAGTGATATAAATATATACACAGCCTGATAAGCTGTGTATATATTTTTTTAGCTCTTCTAGACTATCTCAATCACTTATACTTTATTTGAGCTATTATAGTTTAAACTGATGTATCTGTCAGTAGTGTATATAAGGAGATACAAATGACTATCGTTACTAATCAAGAAGGTACCTTTCATTATAATGAAAAGGGTGAATATCACCGTGAAGATGGACCTGCTATCAAAGATACGCATAGTGGTAAAAAATACTGGGTTTGTGGTGTTAAACAAGTAGATCTTGTTTAACTAATGTGTGGTGATTTATATTTTAAATCTTTTTACAGATGTAGGTCATAATTTGAAACTCATGTTTTAAACCCTATAAAACATGATTCAATTGTTTATACATAATATCGTTTATTAAAATAAACAGTAAACACCATTAACATTAAATTAAATCTAAATAAAGAGAACCATTATGTTTCTTAATTTTCTTCAAAATAACAATACCACTGTTATAAAGACAGCTGACGATGCTAAATTATTTTTAGGATTTTTCAATGACTATAAACAAAATAGACAAAAAATTGAGAACAGATTAAAATATCTCTCAGGTGATGGAAACTCATCCATCACTATACTCACTGAACAACGTGATAATTTTCTAAAGCAAGAAAATATTTGTTTAACAGCTTTAACTAAATATGCTAAAAATCATCACATGGCAAGTTGGTTTAAAGGTGTTTACGGATTAAGCCATGTTTTAGAAGCTGGTCTTGTTGCACATATTGATATAACAAAGGCTCCAACTGTCGGCCATATTTGGTCTTACTGTGGTTTAGATCCTAAAAAAATTGATATGATTGGTCAACAAAATCACAGTCAAACTTTAAAAAGAATTACTTGGTTAATAGGTTTTAGTTTTAAACATTTTAGTCATCATGATGAATGTCTATATGGTAAATTGTATCTTAAACGTAAAGAATACGAAACAAATAAAAATTTAAATTTAGAATATTCTAAAACAGCTAAACGTTATTACGACAGTGAAAAATATACAGATGATAAGTCTAAAGAGATATTAAAAAATGGTATGCTGACTGAACCACATATCGATGCTCGTGCACGTAGATGGACAGTAAAAATATTTTTATCCCATTTACATCAAGTTTGGTACGAACGTCATTATGGTAGACCACCACCCATGCCTTTTGACAATTCAAAACTGTCAGAAGATGATTTTAAACTATCTCATGAACATTTTGTTTCAAAACCAATTGCTAAAACAGATAAAAACACACTGACGAGCATACATGTATTGTAATCAATAATGATGTCAGTTAATAATTTTCAATGTAATTTAAAATAGCTATAATACTATGGAAGAAAAAGTAGATCTTTTAATTCAAGAGGCAGGTACGATTTCTCCCACTTAAATTTACCTTGACAAGTCATAACCGACCAAGGACGTAACGAGAATTTCTACCTATAGTTAATTGAATTAAATTTCCACCTACATCCTGTTTATCGGTAGTTTGTATGTTTTACATGCATTTAAATTTACCGATAAAAAATTGAACTCCAGAGAAGCTTCGGCTTCTCTGGTTTTCTTTTTTTTTAGAAATTATCTGGCCCTTAGACTTAACCAGGATGTTTTCATCATGTCAGAATCTGAAACAATTGTAACTGAACTTAAAATGAGACTAACAGATTGTCAGATAAGACTAAAAACTTTAGAAGAAAACTCTATAAGACAAACCAATGAACTTTCATATCTGGCAATACAGCTTGGTAAGATGGGTCTGAATAACACAGCTAAAATACCCGCTCTGTTAAAACCTAAGGTTTAATAATATTTATAGAATTTATATGTAAATATGATTTTAAAATAAGTTTTATTTACATTCTATAACAATATGTTGGTGGTATAATGACACGAATGACTTTACGTGAAATGAGTGAAATGGGAAAACAGCATAAAAAATCAACAGTTAACTATACGGAATTAACAAAATCGTATAAAACAGGTCATGATATATCTTTGCTAGATACTATTGCTTCAGATTTAGATTTAATTGATTATATTAAAGCACATAAGAAAATATATTGTTTAGATGCACATTGTGTCCACCCTAATTATAGGTTAGATATAATCTATGCTTTAAATGTATTTGAAGGTTGTCAACATTATGATCTGACTTTAAAAGAAAAGAAATTAGCCATTATAGCTGCTCTTTTTAGAAATATTAAAAAGTCAACAGTTACTTCAAATGTGTACAGGCAATTACAGCAAGATGGTAGAAGTATTGATGTTAAAGACATAGATATTTTAGATACTGTATTTCATCTGAATAAACGAAAAACAAAACCATCTAAAAATGATACAGTCATATCTATGATTCTTTGGGATGCTAGATATATGTATCTTTATAATCCAGATTTAAATAGATTAGATTATTTGCTAGAAGTGTTTCAGGGTAAAGAAGTTAATGAACTTGCTGCAAGTTACATGGCTAGAAAAATTATTAATATTGAATTTACTACCAATTGGGGCAGATTAAAAGCTTTTAAACTCAATTGGTCAGATGTTGTTATCAACATCTATAAAGATTGGAAAATGGCAGTTATTTAAATATTGACACCTTACCACCTGAAAGGGTGGTAAGGTGTCTTCATCTTATTTTATATCTCAGTTCTATCGTTTGATAAGGAGTGAATATGTCTAGTAATCCATTTTTGAAATCAGCAGATGAATATGATAGGGATATAGATCCTATCAAACATTATATTTCCCAATCAGCTTATTTTCTTCATAAGCAAAAAGGTAAATCCATAGCCTACTATGAGGAACAGCTAAGGAAAAAACTGTTTGATGGTTCTATTCCAGATATACGTAACCCCACCGTAACTCATTACGAACGTGGAGAAAATGGTGACCGTTATGTTACCAAATCAGGTCTTTATCAATATATCACCGGTGTGCAAAAAACCAATAGAATCATAGCTCCTACATTCACTACATATTTATCATCCAAGGAACAACCTTCTATTCTTGTAGACTTTGTAGACGATAACGTAGCTGGTAGGTCTAAATCTAAGAAAGAAGCATTTGTTGCTAAAACAGATGGTAACATGGTGCTGTTTGCCATCAAAGATAATGAACAGAATAATAAGAAGACTTATAATAACTCTTTGTCTGGTGCTTTTGGATCTAAGGGTTCACCTTTTTATAACCCAACAGCCCACAGTACTTTAACCAGCACAGTCAGAACAGAAAGTTCATTAGGTAATGCACTCAATGAAAAAATCGTAGCTGGCAGTAGACATTATAAAGACATCCAAACTACTTTAAACAATGTGATTACACTTTCAATGAGTGTGGATCAAGAGTTTAAAAATACTATTCATAAATACAAATTACACATGCCTACAATAGATGAGACCATGGATTGTATTCAGTACTCATCTAAGTTGTATTGGTTAGACAGCAGAGGTACTGCCTCTATACGCAGATTAGTAGAAAAATTAGATGGATATGAAAGAGCTGCTGTGGTTTATATCAGCGATCTTTATCATATTCGTAAACATAATGAAAATTTCATCAGACAATTTTTGTTCAGAATATCCAGGAAAATTACTGATAAAATTTATGACGAACCCATTAAAGTCATCCATAATCTTGATGAAAGCTTTGTAAATTACGGACATCAGATATGTCAGACAGAGATGAGAGGGTTTGGTAAGAAATATAATGAACTTTCTTTAGAATCTGTTAATACCGTAGCTGCTACTTGTGTGAACATAAAAACAATAGTGGATGAATATCTAGATTTCATAAGAAGTTTTTTTCTAACTAATAACGTACCTGCTAGTACAGCATTTATACCCAACATGATGCGTAGAGCTGTGGTTCTAAGTGACACAGATTCCACCATGTTTTCAGTAGATGATTATGTGCAATGGTATTTTGGCGAATTGTGTTTTCACGATGAGGCTTTTGCAATAGCAGGTGCTGTAGTTTTTTTGGCTACTCAATGTATCGCGCATACGTTGGCTATTTTTTCTTCCAACATGGGTGTGGATAAGAAAAAGCTTTTTCAGATAGCTATGAAACCAGAGTTTGTGTTTCCTGTATTTGCCCAAACACCTGTATCTAAACATTATTTTACTTTTAAAACCATTCAAGAAGGTAATGTTTATAAGAAACCAGATTTTGAAATCAAAGGTGTGCATCTGAAAAATTCCGCTTCCCCAGTGGAAGTGATTAAAGATGCCACAGGTTTGATGGAGAAATTACTTTTAGATATTTACGCAGGTAAGAAAATTAGATTGGCTGAAGTGATTAAACATATAGCCGATCTAGAAAAAACCATTATTAAATCTTTGCTTACTGGTGAGGTTACTTATTATAAGAGAAGTAAAGTCAAATCCAAAGAAAGTTATTCTCAAGATGAGGATCAGTCTAATTTTAAATGGCATAAATTTTGGCAACTTGTTTTTCAACCTACATATGGTGAAATACCCCTACCACCTTACAGTGTTTTGAAAGTACCAACCACAGTGACCAATATCACTGGGTATAAAGAGTGGTTAGATAAGATAGATAACGATTCTTTTAAGCAAGCTTTAATGGGATGGATGGCATCCCGTAATAAAGTAGATTTACCTACTTTATATATACCCATGGATTATGTATTAGCTAGAGGTATGCCTAAAGAAGCTTTGGCTGTGTTAGATGCAGAAAAAATTGTATTGGATCTTACAAGTACGTATAGACTTATATTAGGCAGTTTGGGATTTTACGGTAAAACAAACATGTCTTTGACAGCTCAAGGTTATTAAACCATATTCACTCCTCTTCTAGACTATTTTAAGTATACATACTTTATTTGAGCTATTACAGTTTAAACTGATGTATCTGTCAGTACTGTATATAAGGAGATGAAGATGACTGTAATTACAAACCAGTATGGTACCTTTCATTATAATGAAAAGGGTGAATATCACCGTGAAGATGGTCCTGCTATAGAAGGTACCAATGGTGATAAAGCCTGGTATCTGAACGGTAAACTTCATCGCACAGATGGTCCTGCTGTCCAAGATGTGAGTGGTACTAAAGAATGGTGGGTCAACGGCAAACGGCACCGGATCGACGGTCCTGCTATTGAAACATTAGGTGGTTATAAAGCCTGGTTCGTTAACGATCAACGACATCGTACAGATGGTCCTGCTGTCGAATATGTAAATGGTGATAAAACATACTGGGTCAATGATCAACACCATCGTGAAGATGGACCTGCTGTGGAAGGTGCGGATGGTTATAAAGCCTGGTATCTGAACGGTAAACTTCATCGTACAGATGGTCCTGCTGTAATATGGATAAATGATTATAAACAATACTGGGTTAACGGTGTTAAACAAAACCCACCTGGTTAACTGATATAAATATACACACAGCTTATCAGGCTGTGTGTATATTTTTTTTGTTTTAAATACCAGGACTTATTTGCAGTCTAATAAATCTACTATAATTCGTAGCAGAGTTCATGAAATTAACAGCTTGCCAAACTTCCCTTAATTGAGTCTGATACATTTCTTCACTATCTGCCAAACCATCCACATAATTCTTAAACGCACCCAATTCTTGACCACCAGACAAAAATGCCTGATCAATCCGAATTAACATAGTGTTATAAATATAAGCTTTAACAGCTAATTCACATAACTTACAAAATACATGCCAAGATCTTGGATTGATATTTTCCATATTCTGTTCATTACCCACTACACATCTCAATACATAATAGTAATTGGGATGTGAGCTATCTCTAATAACTACAGTGGACCGCTCTACCAATTCAGCTGTAGCATTGGACATAATAGGTACCGAGGAGAAGGAATTACCTACTCTAGCAGCAACACCCAATACATCACTGGAACATTCATTATTAATAGCAGGAAATCCGTTGTTACCTATTCCATAAGGAGCTAATCCCACACTTAACACAGACATAATACTTCTATTATTCAATCTTTCAGGTGGGATGTGATATAAGAGACTATATCTGTCTATATATTCAGGATTTAATCCATCTAAAGGAATCAAAGTGATTTGACCTCCCACGATATTGGTGTCCAATACCACTCTAGGTTTAATAACTTTACTTAATATTTCAGAATCCATACTCACAGGAGCCATAGGTCTCCAAGATCCATAGTTAGGACGAAATGTTTCTTGTAACACTTGGATAGGTATTCTATATTTGACCTCATCCAAAGCTTTTGTCATGATGGACATAAAGTATCCTTATTTAGAAAATTCATTAGCAAATATGATGTCATCCATAAACAGTTCATCTTTTTTCATAAAATCTAAACTGTTGTCTCTGTCTAATCTAGCAAGGTCATTTCTAAGATCTTGAATATAGAAATTATTTAATCTCCTACCCTTCTCAGGATTTTGAGTCAATAACAGTTCCATAGTGCGTCGTTTAGCCATTAACAAATACCACCAGACTTGTTTAGTAGGTGCTAAATCAGGCATCAAACCAAACTCTTGAAAGTCTTCTGAATAGACAGAAGGTATCAGTTTTAATACACTATAGTAATGCATAGGTTTACGTTTTACATGTTTGACTAACTCATATAAGACATTATCCAAACTCGTATCTTGATCGATTATAGGAAAAGGGTGATTCTTATAAGTATCACCCATAGGCTGACCTGTTAGTAAATTATTAAACCTATTAAAGATCACCAACTCTAAATGAGATCTCATCATGTTAGGTAGCACATACCGCATGATAAATTGCGAGATAGGGGCAATTCCACCATCTGTATTTATTCTAATGTCAAGTTGTTTTTCATAAAAAGCACGATACATCAGTAACAGTTTAGGTATATCTATCTTGACATAATTAATACCTTCTTCTGAATTATAATTAGGATTATCAGGTATTAGAAACCTAGTGTTACTTACATTGTGGGTAATAACCTCTACAGGTCTCATATTTTCCCAATTTCTATAAGCTTCTTCTACATCAAAGTAATCAGAAACAGAAAGTAAACAAGTCAATCCTCTGTATAAAAAATCTTTTCTGAATCTTCCAAAACTAACTTCTGATGTAAGTTCGAAATGGCGAGCGTAGTTATTAACTCTTAAGTTATTAAGTTGGTTGAATCTGTATATATCCAAAGACATACCAGACAAAGCTGTTGTGATGATCCTGCAAAATAAATGTTTACTTCTAACAGAAAATCCAGATGTCCTATAATAGTTTTCAATTTTAGTAATTTGTTTTTGAAAATTTCTTTTTATCAAATCAAATTGGCCTGGACGTATGAGGTCGTTGTTTTCTTGATAGTGTTTTGTGAACAACTCGTACATGATGATGTCTTTTTTAATAGAACTATAGGATTGCTGGTAAGATTGGAACATTTTTTACGGATAGTGTACTTATAATATGGAACTTAACGTTCAATCAATTCAGAGGGTAACCTCTGAGTAAATCATTGGTCGCGAATTTTCCCGTTTCTAAAAAAACTAGGACTTACATACTTAATATGGAGTCGCTGGTTGATTAGTTTCAACGGGTAGTTCTACTTAGTCTTTAGTCATAAAGGCTGATTGTGCACAATCATTATTTAACTTCCATACTTCAAGGAAAATCAAAATGGCTATCATTCACGACGACAAAATCACCACCTCTGCTCCTAAGGTACAAGACCAGCATGTTAATACCAACACTGCTGCCGTACAGCGTAATAGCTGGAACTTTGGTTCCGGTGGTAATATTTTTGCGGCACCTATTGGTCGCAGTATCGGTTCAGAAGTTTACAACGAGCTGAAAGGTTCGCTGATTGAGATTTATAAGAATGCTCAAAGTGATGCGTCTATCTCCATCTTGGACATGGATAATCAAAACGAAAGTGCTCTTGCATTTTCATGTCTGATTGTTGCCATGCGGTTGAAGAACGTCCCCAATAAGGTTGCATATCACATTCTGATGTTGGAAGCTACCGGTGAACGTCCAAATCCAGTAATCCAATATAATGGATCTAAGCAGATTGAACTACATCGTACTGCCGGCGATGCGATCGATGATATCCTTATTGGTAAGGCAAAGAGTATTGTTCAACGTGCATTTCCTTCTCATGAAACCCATTATACCGACACCACTGTCGTACCAGCGGGTTTCAATATGAAGGACAAAGCGGCTGTATACAAGTTGGCGTTGAATGCTGGTCTAGCCAACGGTACCGAATTGGAAACTTCTTCCAACACGTTCCAGGATCTGAATGTGAGTCAGATTCCCCAAGGTCAGCAATTGGTAGTGAACATGACCTTCGGGTCCACACCCATCGCCGATGATGTCGGTAACCTGATGCGTTCTGACTTCCAATTGAGCTTTGCTGCACAAAACAGTAAAGCTCAAAACAATCAGTCGTTGAACAGTGGGGGTCGTGAGACTCGTATTGCTGACGTGGCTGGTTTTGTGGAAATGCTTTGGGCACCTGTGGAACCCATGGTCAATCCATACATGCCTGTGCAACAACGACAGACACAGAAATTTGCTGCTCGTTCTGTCATCACCAGCATGACTTCTACACACAGCTATACTCCTGGATCTATGCTGTTGGCTGTGGCTATGTTGGACGCTTTGGCTCTCCATAATAACTATTACCAAGTCTTCCGTCCCTCTATGACGAAAGATCTGGATATTCGTGATGTGGGTGCCCTGAATATTGAAGGTAACTACGATAACAACCCAACCGGTGTGTCGTCTGTACTGGATACCAAGTCCTCCAGCTTCTCTCATGAGAACCTGGGTATGTTCTTGAATGCTTTAGTGCGTCCTGGTATGTTGGTGGCTATCGATTGTCCAGTCGGCGGTGCTCAATCTTGGTATACAGGTCTGTACGATGCAGCTTCCACTCGTGGTGGTTCTGCCTATGACATCTTATACACAGCTGCGCAAGAACTGACGAATGGTAACTTTGCTCGTTTGTTCCCCAAGGGTGCACAGATGTTCTTGGATGCGGGTAATCGTATTCATACGGGTATCTATACTGATCGCCAAGGTGCTCAGCGTGATATTCGAGATATCGACTATCTTGCAGCAGCAAACATTCTGGGTGCTAATAACGTGCAAGCGTTGCGTCAGTACACTGAAACATTCTGGAATCAGAACATCAGCTTGGCTGAGCGTTTGTCGGATCGTAAGCGTATGATTTCCAGCATGACCAACGAGACTGCTACTTTTACCGGGTATGCAAATCGAGTTACTTTTTCTGGTACTTTCATCGAAGCACTACGTAAAGGTATCCAGGCATGTAACATGAATGTACGGATCAACAGTCCGATGAGCGGTGCAGATTTCAACGCTCAACGCGGCGTTGCAACATTTGCTAACGCAGGTCTGATTGTACCTACCGGTTCGTTCATGGGTTTTGGCATTGCTCCTCAACACATGCAAAACATGATGCACATGGGTGGTTACCGCTATTAATCTGTTACCGTGAAAAGTAACTGAGTGTAAAGATACCCAGCTTCGGCTGGGTATCTTTTTTTTTTTTCTGCTATATAACCTTTGAAAAATATACTAATACTATATACTTTATGTGATGGTATTTCCTAATATCATCAAACAACCAAAGGAGTATCGCCTATGCCTGTCATACAGGAAATCATTCAGTTTGATGATATGTTTCATAAACTACATCACACACCTACTCTTATTAACCACATAGCTTGCGCCACATTGGAAGATAGGGAGAAGGTAAAAGAAATTCTTACCACTCATCTTAACAGTGATCAGATAAGTTTAGTACCTTCATGTCAATGCGGAGCTACTAAAGGTGAATATTCCAAGAGTATGGTTTGTCCCGTCTGTAATACAGAAGTAAAAACTTCTGTGACTACAGATATCGAACCAGTAGTCTGGCTGAAGCAACCAGAGAGTGTGGATAAGTTGATCAGTCCTATCTTTCTGATGATGTTAATCAAAAGGTTTACCAAATCAGGATTCTCAGTGATCGAATGGTTATGTAATACAAATTACTCTTCGACATCTAAACCTCCTGATAAAGTATTAGCTAAAATCCAGACATGTGGGATTGAACGAGGTTATAACAACTTCGTTAGGAATTTTGATCCTATTATGGATTTGTTGTTTTCATTCATTGAGTTTGCTCCTAAAACTCAAAAGTTTGAAATGAAACAAGAAGACAAAATAGATCATTTACAACAACTAATCAGAGATCACAGAAACGCGATCTTTAGTGAGTATTTACCCATCCCAAATAAGATCATTTTGATCTTTGACACCCAGCCATTAGGGACTTATACTGATCCTTCAGTAATGAAAGCTGTGGATGCTATTAACACAATGGTGTCCATTGATCGAGATTTCTATGATCAGAGTTCAAAAACCAAACAGAACCGTACGATCAAAGCTTTGATGTTACTTTGTGATTTTTATAACGATACCTTATTGTTAATGGCACATAAGCATGGTCATTTCCGTAAGCACATGTTTGGTAGTAGAACCAATTTTTCTTTCCGAGCTGTAATCACATCGATTACAGCCGGTAAGAATTATGATGAGATCGAAGCTCCATGGTGTATGGCAATCACAGCATTCCGTATTCATTTGTTGAATAAACTTTTGAAATACGGTATGGGTCATAACGAAGGGTTAGGATTTTTGTATAAACATACGTACAAACACCATTCTCTTCTGGAAAGATTCATGCAGGAGATGATTGATGAGACCCCAATGAAAGGTATTTTCATTTGTTTGCAACGCAATTAACTATTTAGGTTGCCTTTATCAGTAATGGTAAAGTAAAATTCTCCTTAATTGACGGGAACATCCTGCTAAAAACTTGTACACCAAACTACAATAGAAATATATGTAGCGGCCAAGGTAACTACTTGGGTATGGTAAAAGAAACAAGTCTGGGATAATCCGCAGCCGAACTCTTAACCAGAAATGGAAAGAGATGGGTTCAACGACTAGTCGAAAGACGTAACTCTTAGCAAGAGTGAAACAGGAGACCCCTTTTGTATAAAAGGGTGAAGATATAGTCTGCTCTCGTATGAATAATACGAGCGGGTGTCGTAGCACACCGGGTAAAGAGAGTAAGCTGTTTAAGCTGAGCGACTTTACTGGACAATGGCCGAGTTTGTTACAAGGGTCAGCTCAACGAGTGAAAATCACAAAGTTCAAAACTAACCCTATGGACTTGACTATAGGGATGCACATCTTAACAGTGCGTGCTAATCATTATTGGCATTTAACCAGGTAACTGGTTAAAGAATCTCTTCGAATTGCTGGAAACTCCTTAGAGTCTCATTACCACTGCGAGCTGTAAAGCAAAGCCACGGTTTAAAAAGTATGAGAATTGGACAATCAGCAGCGAAACTTCCTACGGGAAGTACGTTCAACGATCATCGGAGTTACGCCCGAGTAGAACCTCAAGCGAGGAAGAAGTGGAGAGCACCCTACTATTTATGAGGGTGAAGATATGATCTGTTCCTGTATGAAAATACAGGCGGGTGTCTTAGCACACCGAGTAAAGAGAGTAAGCTATTATAGCTGAGCGGCTTTACTGGACAATAAGCCAAATGCTGATCAAAAGGTCCTCTTAACTTGCGAAGGTTAAGATGTATTTCCTGAATTGCTGGGAACTCTCGTTAGACTGTTGAACTAAAGCGGAGTGTGAAAACACAAACGTAAATGTTTGAAAATCAGCAGGTAGAGACAATCAGCAGCTAAGACGCTAAAGACAGTTGTGAAACTGGCTATGCGTAAAGTTCAACGACTATCCGGTAGCACGGAGTAGACCCATGAGGGTCAAAGTAGGAAACGTCTCTAGGAAGACGGTGATATAGTCTGCTCTCACATGAGAATGTGAGCGGGTGTCAAAGCACACCGGGTGAGGAATCGAAAGATGGCTTCACTGGACAAAAGGTTTGATGGTAGAGTATTGCCATCTCTAAACATTCTTAACTGCGGGAAACTCCTTAGAGCTTTGTTGACCAACCTGTGGTAGAAATACACACAGCGGCTGAACTAACTATTCAGATATGGTAAAACTAACAAAGATTGGACAATCCGCACCGAAGCTCCTAACTAAGTATATTAACATATACTTACATGGAGTGTGGCCAACGACTATCCCGTAAGGGAGTACACTCAAGCGAGTGGAAACAGAATGTACCGAAAGGTAAAGATATAGTCTAATCAGATATGAAAGTATCTGGATCCTTAAGCAAGATCGATGAGTAGTAGCGTACTCAGGTTGGTGCTAGAGAGTTATGGTTTATGGATGCTCTCAACGTATCCATAGCTCTTGATCAGAAAATGTCAGATATGTGGTATCCACTTTCACCGGAGTTCAACATCTTCCAAATGACAAAACCATTTCAAGTATCGGGAAACATAGCGATCCCTAAACCTAACATCGCTACCATTTCATCTTGGTTGGAAAACTAGTATGTATCAAATCAATGTAGTTGAAGCTGCACCCATGGCTTTTGATTACCTTGCATTCCCTAACCAGTCTCCGATAACCGCTCTGTATTTCCAAAACCAACTTCAAAACTTCAACGCTGCGTTGACTGAAACTGGTCAAAGATTTATGCAAGGTGCGAGAGAACTCTATCAGCGTATCAACGACAGTACAGCCATCCGTATGGCTAAAGCTGCCATACGACATGCTAAAGGGATGTATCAACCTAATGTTATCATTCAGATAGACGACATCGAAGGATTTAGAAGTGCCACACCCATGATGCAAAACTACATCATGGCACAACCTGATCTTCGAGACTTGTATCATCAACAACGTGTAAACGGATACAGTGATACGTATATAGACATTGATCCTCAACGAAATTATGGACAACATTACTATTATCGCAGGGTAATGGATGGTGTGGTACAAGATACTGAAGTCGATGGTGAATTTCAATGGGTAGCTAAACAATATTGTGACGAGCTTCTAGAAGGTCATACGGATTTGACCAATCAAGAACGTCATGACATCTTGTTGACCTGGGACAAGATTCAAGCGATCCTAGCTGAGGAACGTGATCCTACAGACATATTCGGTAATTGACAACATAAAAATACAGGGGGAAATCCCTGTATTTTTTTTTTCACTAGCTGTCATCATGTTATGATCTTTTACAAATAAAGGCTTATATGACTTTATCAGCTACCATGCCAAGTCTTAGTACAGATGGTTGGGTAAACAGTAGTCTTAAGACAGCGGACTATCTATTTTCACATTTCTTTGCTTCTGACTACAGTCAAACTTATGTCTTTCCTGGTCAAATTGCTTCCTTTGCATATATCCTACACAGCAATCAAGGTAATATACAAGGTACCATGACTGCTCTTCGACAAACTTTATCTACTTATTTCAGCAAGTACTATAAAGATGTGATTGTGGAAGTGGATGACAGTCCTACAGTATCGGGATCGAGTTTTATTGCTTTAAACATTTTCATGAACTTTACTGATGACAAAGGGGTGATTCATTCCTTAGGTAAAATGATTGAATACACTAACACAACTGTTAATAAAGTTGTTACTCTTAACAATGGACAATAATCATGGAAAATAATCTACAAAAAGAATTAGAAGATAGTATCAACCAAGGTTTCAAAGCTTTGGTATCTGATATACCTGTGGCTAAATTACCTGAAGAAATCTTCTCTAAACATTTTCTTCCTTATTTCTCAGGTGAAAAAACCCCTACTCAAGATAAACCTGTTTTTGCCGAATGGATATCTGTAGCTGGTACTCCTATGTCTCCTGTCGATATCATCGATAAAAACAACGAGGTACTATTCAGAGTACCACCTATGTTTGACACAGGAATGATGACTCAGTTGCAAGGTCGTACCATGCGTGAGATCTTTAAACAATACGAGTTGTATAACAACAACTTACCTCAAGTAGCCAATAATTTCCTGACCAAAGCTTTAACTGCTAAGTCTGAAGGTTATGATTCTGTGTCTTTAACCAAAGCCCAAGAAGAATGGAATAGTATTCTTCAGCGATATGACTTAGGTGAGAAAACTAAGATTGCTGAAAAAAATGCTAATGTGCAAATAGATGATGATTTAATCTATGACTAAACTCAAGTATTTGGTGTTGAGTGATATACATCTAGGTAGTAAGAACAACACCACTGCTGAGATCATCAACAACTTAGATATTTTTTTTAAAAACTATACTCAAGACGGTGAGTTTTCCGAGTTGGATATTATTTTCATAGCAGGTGATTTGTTCGACAGATTGCTTGACATGAACGATGATGACACACATTTGATCAAACTTTGGTTAGACAGATTTTCTCGTTATTGTTCTAGATTTGATATTTCGATAAGAATACTGAAAGGTACGCCCAGTCATGATTGGAATCAATCTGCTCAGGTAGAAACAATTTGGAAAATCTCTAGATTGACAGGAGATTTCAAATATATAAATACATTATATATAGAGTACATGGAAAAACATAATATCCATGTACTCTATGTACCTGATGAATGGGCAGGTACTACTGAAGAAACTTTAGAACAAGTTAAAACTCTAATGCGTGAGATGCAGTTAAAACAAGTAGACATTGCTATCATGCATGGTTTGTTTAACTATCAACTACCTGGTATAGGTAAAGCTTCTAGTAAACACGACGAAGTTTCTTATCTTGAGATTGTCAGGTATTTTATTAACATTGGTCATATTCATACTCATTCTACCTATGAGCGCATATTAGCTCAAGGATCTTTTGACCGGCTGTCTCACGGTGAAGAAGAACCTAAAGGTGGTATGATCATGATCATAGACCCTGATGAGGGAAACAAATATTTCTTTATCGAGAACAAGGGTGCTAAGATTTTTAAGACTATTACCTTAAAGAATGCAGATGTTGAAAAATCAATGGAATTTATAGAGCGACAGCTTTTAAAGATTCCTATAAACGCATATATTAGAATTAAGGCAGCTAAAGATCACGGTGTTTATATCGGATTTGAAGAACTAAAAATCAAGTTCCCTTTTTATAATTTCAGCAAGAAAAGCATAGAAGATGAAGAGGAAGCTGCCTATAATTCTCGTGTCAACGATATGCTAGATCTAGAATACACATCCATACAGATCGATAGAGATAACATCCAAATACTTTTATGGGATGAAATTTCTAAAAAACATATATTTAACACACAGCAACAAGCTATTTATAGTCGAGTCGTCGAAAGTACTTTAGCAATTACAAGGTGATATATGAACCCTTTATTTAACAGAGATATTTCTGCATTTCCCTTAAGCATCGGTACGTCACTTGCATTTGAGTCTGTCTTTACAGGCAGACTCCCTGCTTTTGACCCAGAGCGTACAATACCTAACAAAGTCATACTGAGTAGCTATGATAGTTGTTACATTAATATAGCTACTCTTTATAGAAACATAGCTGGTGCTGTAGATAAAGAAGTCAAGTTACAGTCTAATGAAAATCATTATGCAGAAGTAGTAGAACAAGAAATGGATATCATTCAAAGTTTGTTCAAAGTAGAAGGTGGGGGTACAACTACACCTATTTTCTATACCATGACTTATGACAAAGCTGTTTCTAAAGCAAAATCTAAGATTGTAGATCTGCGTCAAGACAGAACAGATCTTCAGAAGCACGAAAGAGCTATTTTGGTTAAAACCATAGAGAAGCTTAAACAGATACCTTCAATTGAAAAGTACAAAGATTATCTCAAGACTTCTATTTCAACCAAAGCTTTGATCATGACTCATGTACCTTTTGATCTTCTGTCTCATCAAAAAATGGGTAAGTTGGATCTACTAGAAAGCCATACAGGTAAACTGAAACCTAGATATGAATGGGGGAGTAAATTTTATCCTTTAGGTGATCGAGATATGTCACACCTACCTTTTATTGAAAAATTGCTTTTAATCTTTGGTGATAAAGTTTTGATACAACCCGCATTGACAAAAATCAGACAGCAAGTTTACGATGTTTCTATAAAAAGAGGTTGGACCTCCATGACAACAAAAGCCAAAGTAGTGATGGACTTATCTACAGATATTCCTGAACCCATGATAGCTCGTATGTTGGCTCAGCTATAAATTAATTTCCCTAATAATGTATTGATTGTAAAAACACTAACCATTTTAAGGCACCATCATGTCAACAGAAAATAATTCACCTAAAGTTATCGAACCTCCAAAAATCAACGAACTTGCTAAGTTCTTGATGTTTGCACCTAATCCTAACAACGCAACCCGTCGCAGTCGTTTGGTATGGGCCATTCGCGACGGTAACCCCCGCATCACAATTTGGACCAATGATCCTTCTGATAAAGACGGTCGTGGTTCTATCAATGCCCCGATGAATCCTGAAACCTTCTTCATGTTTTTAGATATGTTTGAAGAGATTGTCAAGGGTGAAAATAATAAGAAAATGTCAATTGACATGTTGACGGCAGTACGCAGTGAAAATCCAACTGAACGAAATGTCAATCCAGAAAAGATTCCTTTGTCTAAATTGTTCTTCGGTAAAGATGATCAAGGGTTGGCCTGGATGTCTGTTATTTCTCTAGAAAGTGATACCCGTCCACGTTTAAAATTCACATTTCGATTGTCTGATTATCACAAAATCTATCGGTCTGATGGCAGTGTTTTGTCAGAAAGTGAAGCTTCTTGTCTACACGCATTGTCAACTATTCGAGCCATCCGTAGTATTTATACCCAAAACGTTAATTTCTACAAACCGCCTTATGATAAAAATGCGGTCATGGGAAGTTATGGTAAGAAACCTTTTGAATCTAAAACTTCATCAAAATCAATTGCTAATTTTGACGACCTAACTTTTTAATACCAACTTTACAGACAGGCCCTCATTAGAAGGGCCTGTCTAGATATTTTAGGTAGTATATATTTTACTTGAGCTGTATATCAACTTCTTTAAGAAAGTAACAAATGCGAATAGTGACAAGTATTGCTCAACAAACACCAAAAGCCATGGTTGAACATAAAGGTCAAACAATTGACTTTCAAGTCAGTGTGTTTGGTAAAGGGGCCATGATTTCAGATGAGGATGATGATGTAGATTTGAAAGACGATGTCTTTCATTATTTAAATTTCTATTGGTCAAGTTTGCCTGCTGAAGATCAGGATAAACTATTTGAAGTTTATGGACGGTTGAAAGAAATATTGACACTTTCGTACACCATATCAGAATTGAATGAAAATTTAGCAAGAGCAAGTGCTGAACTTTTATCTTTCCATAAACTCGATACTATTAAAATGTGGATGTCGTTCAGTTCTGGGATTATGATTCCAGAAGCTTTTCTTCCAGATTACATTCCCAATACGGATAATAACTCAACAAGAGAAAAAACATATACTAAGTCCGATTATGTTGGTCTTGTATCTTTGTCATTGGCTTTGCGTTGTATGATTCCAATTTGGGGTGAATACATTGCGGGTACACGACGTTCCTATGGTAACTATTATAAAGAGTTTTGGGCATTCATGTTGTTGAAGTATTCTGATATTCTTCACAGCTTAGACATGCAAAAACTGAAAATTTATATTGAAAACAATCTTGCTCAATCAAAAGACGACAGTGAAAAATTACTAAATGTACTTCCAATTGAAGATTACCCGCAATGGTTGTTATCTCTAACAGTAGTTAAGAAACTTTGTATCGGTGATATTTCAGGCAATTATCCGAAAGATCCACAGTACAGTTTAATCAAGTACATTTACAAGTTCTTGATGCAACGTATTAAATCACCTGAAGCTGATCACGCTAACAAAATTCAAAAGAATCGCTTGGATGAGATCGGTCGTGATAATAAAGGTACCGTCTTAGAACGATACCGTATGAAAACAAATTTGTCACCGGGTGAGGTGGTAGAACTAGAATACTCCGTAGAGAATCTTCCCTATGTGGCCAGTCGACTGACCACTAAGATGACAGAAGAAATTTTCACATCTGCACAACATACTTGTTGTCAACTTCGTGACCATCAAATCACAGACGTACAGGTATTGTTGTTATCATGGGTGTTAAAACCTGTTATATCTCCAAGAGGAATTCCTTATCTTAACAGAGATATTATCATTCAGTTACTTGGTGTGTTGCAAAGTGTTCTTTGGGTTCGAGGACATAAATATTTGGCATTATTGGTTTCTTCTTTTCCGAGAATTTCAGATAGGGAATATGTCTTAGCCCCACAAAGTTCTAAAGACAGAATTCCTAAGGAGCTCTCAGATAAATTGGAATCATTATATCCTTATAGTAAACCAGTTGGTCGAATCACCACAGGTAAAGTTTCCAATTACGCGTTAGAAGCTATTGAACAAGTTGTGACTGCTTTGGTAGCTCATAGTTGGGTACCTACAGCTGAAGATAAATGGCTGAAGGAAGTTTTAGGTTCTAACAGTCGTGTATTTATTATCAAGTCAGACATTAGGTCTGATTTATCAAAACTGCTCATTGAGTTGGGCGAAAGGAGTTGGTCATGAATTTTATCGGTATGTCTAAACAATCTTTGCGTGTGGCTAAACTCACCATGCAGGAGACGGGTACTTATAACCCAGTACATCAGCGTCCCTATATGACGCATGTTTCAGGGGACTTAATGCAGTCTATCGGTCAACGTCTAGAACAAGTTGGTAATAACACTATTTCTGGATCTGTGCTGGGTGGCATCGCAAGTTCGATCATGTCTCCATCTGCCACTCCTGGTAATGTGGTGCAAATCCCTTATGGTTGGGCTGAGCGTCGCATTCGTTTCATTCTTGAAGTCCATGCGACGAGCAATACAGGTATCACCACCATCTTTTATTTTCAAGGTTTCACAGACCATTTGGGTGTAAGTGTTAATGGACATGTAGATCCTAATATGAGTTTTGTACTTAACAGTTATATTCGAGTTAATCGAATTGAGCAGTTGGGACCTATGGGGTACACAGTGCGCGACACAGTGACTCAATCGTCACAGGTGATCAACCCCGATCCATCGGAAGCCATGAAACAGACGTACAAAATGCGTCCGCAAGAAGTATTTACAGGCATTCAATCCGGATACATTGAGAATGCACACAGCTACACAGAACCAGGCGTTGGTTTTATTGATGGACGATTGCGTTTAGGTACAGAAGCTATTGGTAGTAATAGAGATAATAACTTACCAGCTTCATACGTAAGTAAAGTTTTTGAATCGCATCGGCAAGCGTGTGCACTTGCAGATTTTGGTCAAAATGACGCGGACATTTTGACACGAGGTAGTCAACTGGCTCTTGACACCATGATAGGTGAGAATCCGTTTGTTCGAGCCTTAGGTGCTGTTCGCGGTATGATGAATGCTACAACATTCACATATGGAGATCTGATGAAGATTGACCCTAATACATCCGCTGTGACCAACATGATTCGTTTAGGATACACACATCAAACGGCGGTTCATCAGACTGGTCAAACTGAGTATTGGAATGGAGCTAATCGTGAAACTGTAGTGGCTACTATGTTGTCCAATGCGGTACCAGCCATCATGATGAGTTTGTTCATTTCAAAAGTGTCATTCATGAGTACTAACCACAGCTCTATGGGTCAAATCCATACGCAATTATTGGGTGGTTCTTCTGTAACTGCTGCTGACATGACCCACGCATTTCAGATTCTTCGAAATCGCTTAGATAATGAAATCTTCATGGATATCTCTTACGGCGGTCAACAGTTGTACACCTTAGAAATGGAAGTAGATATTTTTGGTGAGACAAAAATTAATATTGCCATCGACGGTGGTCCTTCGATTATCTATGTGACACCATCATTCTGCGATGGTTTGCTTGTACCTGTTTTGGCTCCTAATCGTCAGGTGTTCGATCACAACGTACATAATTTCGAACAAATGTTTAAAGTTGTAGAACAAGTATCGACACCAATGCAAACTGGTAATACCATCAATAACACAATCTGAAAGTACCACCATGAAATTGCTATCAGTTTATCAAGCTATTCTAGAATACGCAACAATGTCTGCGGATATCAAAGGTTTTGTGCATAATAAATACGGCGCAGACTCGAAGGAACCTGTGTTGATTGAAGGTAAGCAACTTGTATTACCGTATAGTGAACAGCTTCGAAATTTTGATCCAGACGCTAAAATGATCTTTCACCCTATGGCAGAAAATATTTTCAAGGGTGAGTCTGAGGTCATCAAACATTTGAAAGAACGTATCATGACCAAAGCTAATATCAGCTTTGCCATGATCTTTCAATCACTGTTAAACATTCTGGCAAGTCCGGATCTGCATTCTCAGATGAATCCTCAGCAGGCTGAATTGTTCAATATGGGAATGGATGCAGATGTAAAGGCTTTAGCTAATTTTACCCGCATCATGACACAAAGTTTGAAGACGAAACCAGATCGCGGATTCATCTCTTCATATCTTAATCGTGGTGCAAGTTATGAGGGTAAACGTTGTACTCGTGTAAACGTGGTGTCGTTTCCTCTATATGAACAATTGACCAAGGAGAAACCATCTCCAAATGGTATTACAATTGACCATCTGCGTGTGAAGGATCGTGAATGTTTCATTAAGTTGTATGAATTTATCTTTCCTGATCTGGAAAAAATTGAAGTCTATAACTACGGTACTAATAATACCACAGCACCTTACTTAGATGCTTTGTTATTGGGTTCGACTAAAATCACATCTCGATTGAATGATCTGGTAGAGCTCTATGGGGACTATATTGGAGATACTGAGAAAGTATTGTTTAGTACAGACTGGTATGACGATGTAAAATCCATGGAGTCATTGAAATCTGATATTCTTCGTATACCTGTACAGTATGGCAGCGATGGTACTTTGGCACCTCAAACAGTTGTAGAACAATCGCAAGATAATAAAACTCCTGTAGTAAATGTGTCTCAGATGTCCACAATGCCTGTTGCTCAATCTCAACGTCAAGCAGTTGCCCCTGTTGTAAAAGGTAAGATCAGTTTCCAAGATGCGGTGCAAAGTAACGGAGTGGCTCAACAAATGCAGTATCCACCACAGCACATGATGCCTGTCGGATATCCTCATCAGCAACCCATGGCTCCGGTGGGATATCCGCAACATCAACAACCTATGATGCAACCGCATCCTCAACAAATGCAACCTCAAATGTATCAGCAACCTATGCAACAACCTATGATGCAACCTATGATGCAACCGCAAATGTATCCTCAACAAATGCCTATGCAGCCTCAGATGTATCAGCAACCTATGCAACAACCGATGATGCAACCGCAGACTAGTATGGGTAGTTGGCCAGCACCAGCTGCCGGATCACAAGTCTATTATAGATAACCTAATAGGTTAAATAACCCAGAGCCCCACAAGGAGCTCTGGGTATATTTAAAACATATAGGTTATTTTTTTGTACGGTAAATGTCTTTAATGGATTCTATCTCTGTGAAGTCTGGCAGTATTATGGCTGTCATGGTGGATCTATAGTTATCACTACTTTCCAAACCATTGACTCTCATAACTGTATAATGATATTGTTTGTCAATACCCAGTTCATCTAAAAGACCGTAGAAGTCACCTCTGTACTTATCCAACAAATGTGTATCTATGACTTTAAACTGTGTGTTTGTATTTCTCAAATAAGTTAAATGAGATTCTACTGTGTTGATGAAACCTTCTTCAAAATAAAAAGTTTCAATATTAGGAAGTTGTTTAAGGATGTTCATGATAGATTTTATTCCTGTATCTATAACATCTAGGTTACATATACTTTACTTGACTTATATCCCTTCAATAAAATTGTATCATGAACATCTTTGTTCTGGATTTAGATCCTAAGACATCAGCAAGATATTTGTGTAATGAACATTGCTGTAAGATGGTTGTGGAATCCGCTCAAATGTTATCTACAGCACACAGACTTAAGTCAGATGACACAGACGGACTTTACAAATTAGCTCACATCAATCATCCATCTACTATTTGGACCAGAGAATCGGTAGAAAATTACTTGTGGCATTATGAATACTTTTGCTATATGGCAGAAGAGTATGAGGAACGTTATGGTAAGATTCATTTAACATACATGATGTTAAAGAACAGACTTCAGTTACCTCCAGAGAAAATAACGGAAACTAAAAGGACTCCGTTTACTTTGTGTATGCCGGAAATTTATAAACAGGACGATCCCGTTCAAGCTTATAGAGCTTTTTATATAGGTGAAAAACTTAAGTTTGCTCACTGGTCTTTACCATCAACAATACCATCATGGATCATCAAACACGTAAGGAACAATCATGCAGAACAATGAACTGAAACTTCAATATGTGGGTATACAAGGACTTAATTCTTACTGTATGCATAATTCATCATCACGAGCTGTGATGTTTTCTTCTCACATTGGACAACGTCTGGTAATTGAAGGAGCTCAACAGAAACTTGTACAAACTGGGCTTGAACAAGAATTTGGTAAATATACGTTCAATGTCAAGATGCCTGAGAATGGTCGTATTGTTGCTATCTTAGACAGGTATCCTCGTGGTGTAGGTAGTAAATCTCTTAATTTCAATCCAGAGACCTATGTCTTCTTTGAACGTGAAGACAACAAGCAAGTAGATTATATTCTCATCCCGTACAAAGCTCAGTTCCATCAGAATTTTGGTTTTAAGTACAAGATGAATAAGAAAAATATCGGAAAGCTTCAGCCAGGTGCTTATATTGCAAAAGATACTATTTTTGCAGACAGTCCTGCTGTTTCTGACAATGGTAATTTCATGTTTGGTATCAATGCCAACATTGCCCTGATGTCCATTCCCTCAGTGGCTGAAGATGGCATTATGATCTCCAGAGACTTTCTACCTAAGTTAAAGTTCAAGATTTATGATACTCGACAAGTCAACTTTGGATCTAAACAATTTCCATTGAACCTTTATGGTACTTTGGATGAAGTAAAACCATTTCCTGAGATCGGAGATAAGATTCGAGAAGATGGTATTTTGATGGCTTTTAGAGACTTTAACACAGCTCTGTCTCCTGTTGAAATGTCTAAGATGGATTTAATGGAAGTAGATCACACTTTTGATGAATGTGTATATGTACGAGGTGGTGTGGGTACTGTGGTTGACATTAAGATTACCAGAAACAACTCACCTATTAAGAACATGCCTGTGGAAATGTCATGTTATCTGAACCGTTACTGGGAAGCCAATCAAGCTTTTTATAAGAAAGTTATTGATTTAGAAGCCGGTCTGCGTAAAGATAACCGAATGAAATTTGGAACCACTGATATTTTAACAACATCAAAGTTTGATAAATTAGTTTATGAGGCTATGGTGCATACTAACCATAACTTCAATCAGTTTAAACAACCTCTTCAACTCCAATCACGTAAGTCTACTGTAGACGAATACCAGATACAATTTACTATTGAATACACCATTGAACCCTGTGAAGGATTCAAATTGACTGATAATCACGGTTTTTACTAGCCGCTTTTGACAGAGATGTCAATCGATCATTTTCCTAATTGCGGGGAACCACCTAAAGCTTCATTGACCAACTTAGTTACGAAAGTAAGTTAAGGGCTACGCTAACTACGTAGGTATGGTAAAACTAATGAAGATATATGGGCAATCCGCACCGAAGCTCCTAACTAAGTATATTAACATATACTTACATGGAGTGTGGCCAACGACTATCCCGTAAGGGAGTAGGCTCATGAGAGTCGAAATGGAAAGCGTCCTACTGTTGAACAGAGGATGAAGATATAGTCTGTTCCTACATGAAAGTGTGGGTGGGTGTCACAGCACACCGGGTGAAGAATCGAAAGACGGCTTCACTGGACAAAAAGGGAAAAGGTGTTATTTGTAAAGTAGAAGAACCTGAGAACATGCCTGTCGATGAAAATGGCAACCGTGCCGACATCGTCATGGATGCAGCTTCTACTATCTCACGTATGAACTTAGGCAGGCTTTACGAGCAACACATGGCATCTGCCTTGCGCGACGTTACTCAAAATGTTCGCATGTTGTTTGGATTTGAACGATTGAAACCAACATCCATTAAAGCTGAGAATTTGCTAGACAGTTTTCCAATTCAAAAGATCGAAGAAGCTCATCAGTACGTGTTAGGTTTCTATAACCTTATTTCAGAAAAGCAATATAACTTTTATTCTAAACTGACAGATCCTAAGCAAATTGCCGAGCATATCTGTGATATCATATCCGATCACGTTTATGCATATATTCCTATTGATAAACAGATCAGTAGTAAAGATATCGTGAAACGCATCGAGAATTCCATATACAAACCCGTTTATGGAAAAATTACCTATCGAGGTAATTCTGGTGAGGTCGTGCTTACTGAACGAAATGTGCGCATTGCTCCTTTATACATGATGTTATTGGAAAAAATCGCTGATGATTGGACAGCTGTAGCCACTGGTAATCTTCAGCTACATGGTTTACTGGCTCAGGTCAACAGACGTGAAAAGCATTCAAGACCTCATAGGAACACTCCTGTTCGCACCATCGGTGAAACAGAGGGACGTTTATTTGTAGGTTATTGTGGAAGAGAAGCGGTCGCTGAGATGTTGGATCGTTCAGGTAATCCTCTTGTACAAAGACACATGACTAGGAACATTCTTGAAGCCAATCGTCCAACAAATATCAATGAGATTGTAGATCGTAACTTGGTTAACTACGGTAATACCAAGTCTGTACAGATCATCAACCATATGTTTACTTGTATGGGTTTTAAAACCAAATACGTTCCAGAATGAGAACATCATGATAAATGCAAGAGAAATTTGTAATAAACCAGTAGAAGAGTTGGTCCATCTTCCTATCAAATTCAATCTGGTTTTTGAAGATGGGTCAACTGTAGCAAGTAGTCGTAATAAGACTATTTATAATTGGTATTTCTGGCAGATCCATCGATCTTATCCAGGATTACCTTTGACATCTCGTCACTGTGTGGAGAGTATACTTAAAGGGCAACCTTTGAGTTCGGATACACATATAGAATTACTTAGTAAAATAGCCGAGGACACTGTCTGGCATTTCAAACTGAGTAATCCTGCCGATCGTGAAGTCCTTAACAAACTGATTTATCAAATTACCAACAACATCCATGATAAGGTAACATGTACAGCTGAGGCTTCTGTATCATCCATTGACATTCTTGATTTCATTGAGGTAGTAGATCACCCAATGGTCAAACAAATCAATGATTCCACACAACCTCATAATGATTCAATTGTTGACAGCTATAATAAAATTTTAACTATTATTAAAAATAATGATGAACTGGCTAATAACAATTTGGCTAGAGCTGTACGATCAAAGATGGTAAATGCCAACCAGGTGACACAATGTGTTGCTGTGCGTGGATTCATGACTGAAGTAGATGGTAAGATTCTTCCTACTCCTATTATGAGTAATTTCACAGAAGGTTTTACTCGATTACACGATTATGTCGCTGAGTCAAGATCAGCTGCTAAGAGCCATTATTTCTCTGAGTCCCCTCTGGAAGATGCTGAGTATTTTGCTCGACGGCTTCAACTATTGTGTATGACTGTAGAACGACTGACTTATACAGACTGCGGAAGTAACGAGTACATGGAGTGGTTGGTTCTTCCTCCTACTAAAGATGAAAACGGAGCAACTGTTTATCAGGGTGATTTAGCTTATATGGCTGGTAAATATTACCTAGACGAAACATCAGGATCTTTAAAAATGATTCGTGGGGATGATCCGTCACTTCATGGTAAAATTCTAAAAATTCGGTCTGTATTAGGTTGTAGGGAATCTGATAAACATGCAGTTTGTGCCGTGTGTTTTGGTGGTTTATCCTTTAATTTGTCAGCATACACAAACTTAGGTCATATTTGTGCAGCTACGATGACTCAACAGACTTCTCAATCTGTGTTGTCAAACAAACATTATCAGGCAAGTTCGGTTTCTCCAACGATCAATTTATCTGAAAACACAGGTAGATTTTTCACACTTACCAAGGAGAAAACAGGTTACATTATGGATGGTAAGTATAGAAAATTGAAACCAACAATTACGATCAGCCGCGAGTCACTTCCAGGACTTGTAGATTTACACATTGCTCAAGATGTAACAAAGATTAATCCTACACGGGTATCTGCCATCACAACCATTGATATTTGCATCACGGATACTAAAGGTAAGCAATTGGTAGATACAGTTGATTTGTCACAAGGTAATCGTGGGGCTAATTTATCACAAGAGTTCTTGTACTATCTCAAGGACAATGGATGGCAGACTGATGCAAGAGCTAATTTTGTGTTAGATTTGGCTAAGTGGAACTTTAGTCTTCCATTGTTTAAGATGCCTGACATCGAATATTCGTTCTCAGATCACTCTAAACAAGTGGCGGAGATCATCGAATCTAAATTGGAGAACTTAAACGATCGTCAAACTCCAGAGTCAGCGGTTTATACACTGCAACAGCTATTCATGTTGGTCAATGCTAAGCTCAATGTAAATATAGCGTGTTTGGAAGTAATCATCTACGCAAGTATGGTGAGTAAAGCAGGTACTTATGGTTTGTCTCGTGGATCTGCTGAGGCTGTGATGTCAATCGCTGCTCGCGTTATGAAGAACCGCAGTCTATCTGTGGCATTTGCCTATCAAGGCCAACAAGATGTCATTCTAAATCCGTCAAGCTATTACAAGCTGGACAGACCAGATAGTCCGTTTGATGTGTTCGTAATGCCTCATGAGGTACTCGAAGCAGAGAAACAGCGTAGAATGATGTCAGTCTGAGGACATAGAAAAAGTCTACATATGTAGACTTTTTCTTTTACCATCATGGAAATAAATGTAGATAAACACTTTCACCTGGTTAAATACACACATTCATTTAGTGTCTCTTTACCATCACCCAGAACTGTAGCCATGTTGCTTAAGTTCTGTATTAAATTTGTTCAAGTTAATTATGTTAACGTAGGTAATCGACAAAATGTGATTCAAAAAACCTACGCATGGAAAAATAAGTCCAGTACAGAGTTTCGATTTCACATAGCTCAATATGCAGATTTCCAAAAGATTTTAGCATATGATCATTTTGACGACAGTATGTACACCATTGCAGAAGCTGAACCCTATGAAGCTGTAAAGTGTGACATTAAGTTAAACCCAGGTTGGGAATTGAGAGACTATCAAAAAGAAGTAGTCGATTTCTGTTCCAATAAGTATGAAGGTGATTTTAACAGTAGATTGGTGTCTTTACCAACAGGTACAGGTAAAGGTATAAGTTCATTAGCGACAGCCGCTAATTTAGGTGAACGAGTTTTTGTTCTCGTATTACCTAAGTATATTGAGAAATGGGCAGAAGAGATCACTTCAGTTTTAAATGTCAAACCTAAAGAAGTGATGACGGTACAAGGTGGGGATCAGCTAAAAGGATTAATTTCTTTGGCTTCAGATGGACAGCTCACTAGTAAATTCGTCATTTGTAGTTTGACCACATTCATGTACTATATAGATGCTTATTCACAATCTGTAGATGAGTTTGCTGCAAGTGGTTATGAATGTAAACCTTGTGATTTTGCCAAAATCATTAAAGCCGGTACGATGATCGTGGATGAGGGACATCAACATTTCCATGCCGTATTCAAAGCCCTTACTCACATGCACATCAATAATCTGGTGTTTCTGACGGCCACTTTGGTGTCAGAAGATGCATTTATGAAAAGGATGTATCAGCTTATATTCCCCAAACAGATTCGTTTCGACAAAATCGAAATGAAAAAATATATTAAGCTATATCCGATCAGTTATGAGATGTCTGATTTTGCTAATTCTAAGATACGCACGTCACCTTATGGGAGTAACAACTACAATCATATCGAATTTGAGAAAAGCTTGTGTAAAAATCGACGCAAAAAAGATAATTATTACACCATGCTAAATCGGTTAGTTAAAGAAATGTATATAACCGATAAAAAAGAAAACGATAAACTGGTTGTGTTCTGTGGAAGTATTGATATGTGTACGGAGTATAGTAACATACTCAAAGAAGAGTATCCTAATTTAGATGTAAGAAGATATGTGGAAGACGACCCTTATGAAAACATCATAGAGGCAGATATACGTGTAACTACTATCCAGTCAGGTGGGACGGCTATTGATATTCCCAATTTAAGGGTAGCGATCATGACTGTTTCTGTAGATAGCCCTGTATCTAATTTACAAGCGTTAGGAAGACTTCGAGAATTAAAAGATCGAGATGTTAGATTTTATTATCTATATTGCGTTCAAATACCAAAACAAGTCCAATACCACAGAAATAGAAAAACATTATTTGAATCTAAAGTAGCTTCTATTAATGAATTACATTATCCTAGTTTGATTTAAAATATACAGATGTAAATTTATCATAGAGTAAGTTTTACCAGACTCATTATAATTTAAACAACTAAAGGACATAAGAAATGCAAATCATTAGAAATAAGAATGGTGTATTCTATATTAATGATAAAAACCAATTTCATCGTATCGATGGTCCTGCTGTTGAAACATTAGGTGGTGATAAGCGTTGGTATCAGAACGGTAAACTTCATCGTATCGATGGACCTGCTGTGACATGGATAAATGGTTATAAAGCCTGGTATCTGCATGGTCAGCGACATCGTGAAGATGGACCTGCTGTCGAATATCCAGATGGTAGTAAAGAATACTGGCTCCATGGTGTTAAACAAGATCCACCTGTTTAACTGTATAAATATATACACAGCCTGATAAGCTGTGTATATTTTTTAGCTCTTCTAGACTATTTCAGTTACACATACTTTAACTGAGCTATTATAGTTTAAACTGATCTATCTGTCAGTACTATCAGCTAAGGAGATAAAGATGACTGTAGTTACTAATAAAGAAGGTATCTTTCATTATAATGAGAAAGGTGAACTCCATCGTACAGATGGTCCTGCTGCGGAATATGTAAATGGTGATAAACTATGGTTTGTTAATGGTCAACTCCATCGTGAAGATGGACCTGCTGCAGAAGGTGCAGATGGTGATAAAGCCTGGTGGGTCAATGATCAACTCCATCGTGAAGATGGACCTGCTATCGAATATGTAAATGGTGATAAGCGTTGGTATCTACATGGTCAACTCCATCGTACCGATGGTCCTGCTGTTAAAACATTAGATGGTTTTAAAGCCTGGTATCTGAACGGTAAGTATCATCGTATCGATGGTCCTGCTGTCGAATATCCAGATGGTACTAAAGAATACTGGGTTAACGGTGTTAAACAAAACCCATCTGTTTAACTGATGTATCTGTCAGTACTGTTAATTAAAGGAGATGAAGATGACTGTAGTTACTAATCAAGAAGGTACTTTTCATTATAATGAAAAGAATGAGCTCCATCGTGAAGATGGACCTGCCATCGAAGATGCAGATGGTTATAAAGGCTGGTATCTGAATGATAAGCTTCACCGGGTTGATGGTCCTGCTGTGGAAGATGTGAACGGTTACGGTTATAAAGCCTGGTATCTGCATGGTCAACGCCATCGTACTGATGGTCCCGCTATTGAGCGGGCGGATGGCTATAAAGAATACTGGTTACACGGTGTTAAACAGGATCCACCTGTTTAACTGATATAAAAATATACACAGCCTGATAAGCTGTGTATATTTTTTTCCTGTTTGTAAACTATTTCAGTCACATATATTCTATTTGAGCTATCGCTGTAGTTTAATTCACATCTCTGTGAAACTATCAGCCAAGGAGATAGACATGAATTTCGTAAACCTGTGCCCCCACACCATCCACATCTGCAACAGCAGATTTATTGTCTCATTTCAACCCTCGGGCATCGTAGCCCGGGTAACGGCAGCATATGAAACCCTGCCGTCCCTGGCAGGATTTCGTGTAAGTCGACAAGTATTCGGGGAGGTGGAAAACCTCCCTGATCCAGCTCCTGACACCACGTATGTCGTGTCAGGAATGGTTTTGGCTGCTCTCAAGGGCAGTCGACCTGATGTCGTGGCTCCTGATACAGGAACCACACAGGTCCGTTTCACACCGGCCGACGAAGCCGCCGGGCTCGGCAAAGCTGGTCAAACCCGCTATGTCACAGGTTGGGTTTCATAACCTAACCTGGATCACATCTTAACTTTACGAACGTTAAGATGTGATAAGAATGGCCAATTAACCCTGTCGCCTGGCCAGCAAAAAAGGGATTGAATTAACTGTTTAAATGTATAATCGTACATACAGTTAAATAGGAGAAACCATGGAACTAGTCATTCCAATGGGAGTCGCGACTCACTACGAGTCGTGGACTGACGAAGCCGGTGATGGCTTCATCCTCTGTGACAGGTCGGTCAAATCGACCGTGGACGGTAAAGAGGTTACCGTGACAGACCGGTGGGAATCCGGTCCCTGTAACTTTGACAGTGTGCTTGAAGCCACTGTCAAAGTGGGGGGAGAGATTGTGAAAGCAATCTCTGTCGAAGCCTCAGAAGGGAGATACATTATTTCTCTCTGAGAGAAAACACTCCAACCCTTACAGGTCGGAGTGTTTTTTTTTTTAATTTTTTATTAAGTAAATAGGAGACAATATTTTAACAGAAGAAAAGTTTGTAATTATAGTGGGATTTATAATATATTCACCAGCAGTCTGTCCATTTAACAAAACAGTAATAGGTACGGACATGCTCTGACCATAAGTGGTAATTACCATTATTCCACTCTCTCCCACTTTACTAAGTTCCCATTCTACAGCTAATGTAATTTCTGTAGGCCAAATACTATTTAGAGGTTCTAACTCTATAACAGAACTATTAGATGCAGTATGCATTCCATTATTAAAAACAGCATTTGAAACAGTTTTTAATACAGGTGGCTCACTGTAAGAATTGACCATGGTAAATAAAACAGATTGAGACCATTCTGACCAATTTGATAAACTACCGCGATGTCGAATTTTTAGTTCTAAAGTTCTACCAGACTCTAAATAGTTAAAAATTTCACACACTTTTCCCGATGTTAAAAATACATTACTCAATACAGATACACTGTCCACAGACCATTCTGTTTCCACATGTCTATCGTTAGCAGAAATTGGTTTGAACAACGATGTTTGCAATAGATCGTTAGGTAAAACATTATCACTTCCATAAACTGGAAATGTGATATCAGGTGTAAAATTAATTATACTGTTTGAAAAATTACTTGTATTAAATCTTCTGACATAAGACCAATTACTATGTCCAAAATTGATATCGCGATATCTTATTTTTAAGAAGTATTCAGCAGATTGATTTAAACCTTGAATGAGAAAGTTATTATTCAATATTGGTACATCAATTCCATAGTCCACAATGTTATTAAATTGATTATCTGTAGAGACTTGATAATCAACACCAACAGCAGAGTACACTTTACCTTCATAACTGCCGGTGGGTAGAGTGTAAGAAACTGTAAATTTATTATTGTGTATTACTAAGTTTTGTGTCGGATGAGAAATAGTTGCTATGGGTAAAACAGGATTACTTAATCCAACTCTTATAAGGAAATTATGATCATTTAATTTAAAACCATAGAGACCACCTGATCCTACGATTAAAGAATTTGGAGATGTATAGGTAATGACATTATCGTTTCTAACTACAGTACCAGCTCCCAAGACCAACAGACTTAAATCATAAGAATTTTTACTATCATAGTTGGTGATAGTATACGTGGCAGAAGTTTCCACAGATAAAGAAACTGGACCTAAAATAGTTGGTCTTTGTTTTATGGACTTAGGTAAAAATACTTCAGGTATGATTCCATATTCATTTAATTGAACTGGTCCACCTGCACGATTGATTGAATTTTTATCAATACCATTTAAATTTTGCAAAGCCGTATTGACTCTTGTGGCACTTGTACCACCAATATTTAAATTAAAAAGTCCTTCATGAGAACCTGGTGCTTTTGCATTAACTATACTTCTCATTTCGATATTCCTTAAAAGATAATTTAATCCTATCAAAAGATTTGCCGAAACAAAGATAAAGAGGGTTTGACCCTCTTTATCTTATTCTTTATTAAGAATTATAATAGTTAGCAATACGTTGTTTAGCTTTCTCAGAAAAACCTTCAGCAAAAGTACGAGAAATACTTACACGTCGTACATCATCCTTACGAGTTGCCGGATTGCAAGTTGTGATGACCAAATTTATAACGCGTTGCATATTACTGAGTTCATCCAAACCCCATACCCATTGATCAGCAAAACGATATACATAACGATCATTAAATACACCGTTGATGTTTTGATGCACGTAAGCCAGTAAAACAGACCAAAGCTTTTTAAATTCAGCTTCTGGTGCACCTTCAAGTAGAGTTTCGAAAAGTTTCCAAAGACCGTACTGTTGACGAGCACCATCTTCAGGACTTACTGGAAAACCAGGCTGCATCTTAGCCACATAAAAATCTAGACTGGCCATGGTCATTTTTTCATAAACAGTACCAGACTGACGCATCTTTTCAAAAACACTAGAAAAATCATTGGTAACAGAAGTGTTTATCGTGATGGGTTTAACCTCAACGTTTTTGACAACAACTGGTGCAACAGAAATGACCGGAACTTCCATCACAGGAGTTGTTTCAGCCGTCAATTCAGAAGTGTTTTCAATAACTGGAAGGGTGTCAGTGGTTTCATTTTCTTCAGTGGTCATAGGTTTCTCCATTACAGGTGGTTTAACGTAAAGCTTCTTAGCTTGGAATTTATTCATCGAGCATATCCTTCTGATAATGATTTTGTTTGTGTTTCGGCATCTGGGTTAAAACCTATATAGGTATATAGACGATGTTCAGCATCTGGTCGAACTAGATTGAATACAGGAATTCCAATTGCATCTGCAATGGCAATTGCATTACCAGAATTACCTGTCTTAAAAGTTTTTTCAATTGCCTTTTCAGTGCCATCTTCGGTCCAGACTATCAGGAACATAGCAGGACTTTTACCTTCCTTGCCTAAAACCAATCGTACATTTTTAGCAAGGAAGGTTTGAACCACGGGTTTTAATGTGTCAAAAGATGTGTGAAACATTTTAGCGACACCTTTGACAAAGTCAGAAGTATAAGTAAATTTACTCTGCTTGCCATCGAAATCTTTAAAAGGTAAATGTAATTCTAACTTAGTAACAGATTTTTCAATCACATCCTCTAAACCTTCCATACCTCCGGTACGTAGGATGTAACCAGCTTTCTCAAGATTACGTCCAATGCGTTGTACTTGGGGTTTAAAAGACTCAGGCATCTCTTTATTACCAGTAGCTGCATAAGGTTTATATAGATAGGGTTCTTCTTGCTCAGCAGGAGACTTAGGACGGAAACCACCATTGTTACCTTGAAAACCACCAGAACGCTGTTGGTAACCACCGCCTGGTGTGTGAGGTTTCTTCTGATAACCGTTAGCTTGGTAACCGCCGTCACTGCGATCTTTAGGATAACCGTTGTTGTTATAAGATTGATGAGGTCCAGAGTTCTCTTGTCTTGGTTGATAACCATCATTACGTGGTTCTTGCTCACGTTGCTGGTATGGTTGTTGAGGGGGATTGTTTTCGCGAGGTTCAAAGAAACTCATTTTTTATTCTCTTATGAAAAATGTTGATCCAAAGAAATCTTAGCTGTTGACAAAACTACACCATGCATGCGCTTCATGGATGAGGTCATGATGATTGCAGAAATTTCTGTCAAGGGAATAGAGAGACCTGTTGGCAATGTCGAAAGCTTAGCGCCTGCACAAACAGAGCAAATAGTGTCACCTTTTAATTTACAAAACATAGGTGATCTGACAGCGATGGCTTTACCCAAATAGACACCAGCTTCTTCACCTGTATTTACTACTTTAGATCCACCTGTTAAAACTGTTTTTCCAATTAACTGTTTGTAGTTAGATTTATCATAAATACGAGTTAGACCTAACTTAGACCCACAGTCTCCTTCTTTAATGGAAAAATTATTAGCAGCTCTCAATAAAGTTTTGGCAGACACACCGCCTTTAACAGTTTCAGCTCCTCGAAAGAAACTGGCCATACGAGCGTCATTGACCATAGAAGTCATGTCATCAGGATCTGTAGACCATCCGTCTACAAGAGAGTTAGTGATAGGTTTTTTATTACCACCCTCATCAAAAGAAAGACCCTGACCCAATGTGAGAAACAGTTTTTTTCTAGCGATATTTTTAATTTTACCTTTGACAAATTTTCCATCAGTGGGATCATCTGCCATATAAGCGTCATCAAAAGCTTTTAACTCACCTTCAAATTTAGCTAATTCAATTGGATCGTTTAACTTACCATCATATTTTATCATTACCTGTTTCTTAAAAGCGTCGATACCGGTAGGTTTACGAATGTTCTTACGAGTAGCTGATAAAGAAACAAGATGGGAGAAATCTCTCACATATAACATAGCATCTGTGAACTTGATATATTCGTCCACATAGTAATAAGCGTCTGATCGATCTGTTTCATTTTTAGGAGTATCTCTAAGTTTATCTACAATTATATTCTCAAAAGTACTCACAGAAATAGTACCGGTCTGATAAGGAAACTTAGTGCCAAAAGCTTCTAACACAGTGACAGCATTTAAAAATAAATTACCAACACTGGTTTCAACAGGCTGTTTAATGTTAGGAGCCCAGGTCTCATCCGCCGTGACTCTTTCTGAAAATTTAAACAGAGGTTCACCAGGTTTGGGACTGTCTTCAAATTGTTCAAAGATAGATTCACTATTTATATACCCAAAACCAAAAGGTTGGCATATAGGTTTTAAATAGTAAGAATCTTTAATACTATCTGTATCTGGTTTCAGAATGGCAAAACATCGAATCACCCAATCGTGATCGCTGTATTTCTTATGTTTAAGAGCTAGTTTTAGATAGTCTATTCTTTTCATATACAGCTTTCTGGTATTCGTTAAAATTAGCTAAATGAGCAGCCAGTCTATTTTCCACTATACCGATCACATTCATTTCATCAAAGAAAACATGACTGTATTTTCTGTAAGCTAAAATAGGACTGTTGTAACCCTCTGGGGACATATAGAGTAAGGACAGAATGTTCCAAGCCAAACCATCCATATCACCGACATCTATGCTCTGTATAAAAGATGCATAGACTATAAGGTTTTGACCCAAGAGCATTCCGCTCTCGGTCAGTTTAAGACCTAACAGGTCATTGCGTTTAGTGTATTCTTTCAAGTCTTTAAGTATTTTTACATACTTTTCTACTTTTGGAATTGATTCTTCTATTTCTTTAGTTTGTAAATATTCTTTAAGAGTTCTCAAGACAGTAGGTCTGAATGACGCTATAGCTGTCATCACATCTACAACTTCCAATGTGGAGAGTTCACTAATGATAAAAGCAAGAATCTCTTCATCATTTTCATTAGACTCTAACGCTATTTGAAAAGGTCTAGAATCTTCTAAATGTTGCACTAAAAACAATGCGGATAAAATTTCATTCTTAATATATAAAGAAGTACTATTGTACGTTTCGATCGTATGGGCTTCTAATATACTATCAGCTATGAGATGAATGGCTTTATATACCCCATCTTTCTGTTCTACTGAAGTCATATTACTGTCCATAATGACTTCAATTAATTTTTCTTCATGATCTTGATTGTTAAAAACTTCAAACAGTTCAAATGAACGTTTGATGTCCTCAATGGTTTCAGGTGTGAATTGGTAACCAACGAACTCAGATATTAGTTCATTCATAATGCTTTCTCACTTTGATAAAAAATAAGTCTCAGAATCATACTATAGCTCCAGGGCTTAATTTCTTTTGACAACAAGGATTTAAAATGACACAAGCATACAAACAAAAACCATCTCAAGGACCTGTAACATTCCCTCTTTTGCAACAGCTTATGGATCGTGCTGGTATTGTACCAGATGAGAAACCTTTCACAATGCTTTGGGAAGAACTTGAGGAACTTTACAATGTAGTGGCTGGTGGTCTTATCGATCAAGCCATTTCTGTAAATCAAGCAATTGGTTTGTTTAAGCAATATGCTGTAAGCATGAATTCAGAACTGACTATTACAATACAAGGACTGACTCGTGACATTGAAACCATGACACAAGAACTCATGGCCATTCATAAACACCATGTTGGTAAAGTTGGTAAAGTGGGTGATGATGACATTTCAGCTTTTTTGACTTTGGGTTCAGACTATAAGACTGCGGCTGATCGTATCCAATCACTTTTAGTTTCACCTATGCTCACAGTGACTGAACATTTGATTGAAATGCAAACACAGCTTCAAGCTAAAGTAGAAGAAGATAAGAAAATGAAAGATTTGGTGGATCCTACTGTTATTTCTGACGCTATTGTCAAGACAGTTGAAAACACAACTAAGGGAGTTATTGTAAATGAGTGAAGAACTTAATGTGAAAATTGATACTAACGTATCTTTAACCACTGAAGAACTGCCTAAAGGTGTTCCTGTGATCGACGAACCTGAACATGAATCTCCTACTGTTGTAGAAGAAGTTATTCATGGTGATGGTTCATGTGTGATGGATTATGAATATTCATCTGTAACAGACAGTGCTCCTGACACCATTGCCCTTCCTTCAGATACAGCCAAACGCACTCGTGAAATTGTTTCTGGTATTCCTAACATCAATATGTTAGATAATCCAGAGTCTCGTAAATGGGCTAGTGCGCTGACTGAAGGTCTGGGTCGTACTATGTACTCAGATGTGTTTGGTGACACAGTTACAAAACCTGGTATTAACTTCAATCAAAAAATTGAATATAAAGGTACCAGTCTGAATGCGGCTTCTCCTAAATTCAAAGCTTTAGAGAACCAGCAGATCAAAGGTGAACGAGCCATCATCCGAATGATTTCTCAGTTGGGACTGGGTACTTTGATCCAAATCCCTCTGTGGCATACTGGTATATGGGTAACAATTAAACCTCCGACTGAAGCTGAATTGCTTGAATTGAATCGCATCATGTTGAATGATAAAATTCGTTTTGGACGTTTCACTCATTCGTTAGCTTTCTCCAATGTGAGTTCATACACCACGGATCGTTTGACTGACTTTGCTTTAAGCCATGTTTACGATACAACACTAAAGTCTGATGATCTAAATACAGAATTGTTGAAGACTACTATTGTTTCTCAAGATATTCCTACTTTGATCTGGGGTTTGATGTGTTCGGTATATCCTCGTGGATTTAAATACCAACGAGCGTGTGTGGCTGATCCTGAGAAGTGTCATCACGTTTTGGAAGAGACTCTGAATTTATCCAAGCTTCAGTGGGTCAACACAGCTCCTTTGACTGAATGGCAAAAAGCTCATATGGCTTCTCGTCAGGCACGTACAAAAGATCTAGAATCCGTCAAACGCTATAAAGAAGAACTCGCCACCACCCATAACAAACGTGTCTCTGTCGATACCAGCAATGGTAGTAAAATTTTCTTCACGCTACGTACTCCTTCTATTAAAGAATACGTAGATGCAGGACATGTTTGGATCTCTGATATGGTTGAGTCAATGGAAAAGGCTTTGACTTCTGAGACTTCATCTACAGAACGTGAAGCCATGCTGACTAAATATGGTCAAGCATCAGCCATGCGACAATATCGTCACTGGGTGGAAAGTGTAGAGATTGGTACTAATATTATCTCTGACCCAGAAACTATCTCTCAGTCTCTGGATGTTCTGTCCAGTGAAGATATGATTCTAGGTAACTTCATTAAAGAAGTGATTTCTTATATCGGTGAAAGTACGATCTCTGTAATCGGTATTCCTGTATATGACTGTCCTAATTGTGGTAAAAAACAAGAGGTAGAACATAAACTACCACGTCATACCAACATCATTCCGTTGGATACTATGACAGTTTTTTTCGACCTCTATACTCAGCGTCTAACGAGATTGACCGAACGCTGAGTATTAATAACATTACACATCCTGAGTTTGGTGCTGGGTTCAGTATAGATGCTTTTAGAGATAAACTCTTTGGGAATCTGCCTAAGTTAGACAGAACGGATGTGAAGATAGTGCTTGGAGATCTCTATGAAACAGAAATAGGGATATTCAATCATTTCGGTCAACAGGCTAAATCTAAACCTCTTGCCTCTGTGGCTTTTCATCCTATCGAAGATATTAACGATGGAAGTGGGTTACAACTGGCCATGCGTGTGTATGTAGACAGAGGTATACGGGAATACTTTGGTTTGTCTTTTGAAGAGTATCTGGCCGTACCCAGAGATATTCATGAGATGATGAATCAAGTAGCTCTTGAGTATATCAAGAAGAAGTCTGCTGCCATGACTAATATAGAGAATGAATTAAAGACACAGACATAAATACCCTATCCACCTTAGGGTGGATAGGGTACTATGCTGCACTTTTAACTATCGACGCACTCACGGGAAAAAACTCCTGTGTTTTACGTTATGTGAAACACAGGAGTATAAACGGTGTATTATCACCGAATCCACCTCAAGGACATCACGACAACACTGGAAACCAGCATCTTCACTCTGTCATAATATAGACTTTCTAATACCTTTCAGCCATTTAAACTTTATTTGATCAGTGACTCAATTCTTAAAGGAAAGTATCATGAACTTATTGCAGAAACTCTACCAAACCTCTCGACAGACTGATCGTCCATTTGTATTCAGCAAAGAACTAGCGACTGTATTCGTCAACAAACATGCATACATAACTTCTCACAGCTTCCATAAGAAAGTTGGGTGTAACATGTATGTGCGGTATGTGTTCTTTAACTCAGATCACTTATTCGCGTATGGTTGGGAAACAAAAACCAAAGTTCTTGACAGCGTACCCGCTACAACCTATCTGCCTACAAAGATAGTTCCACGACCTGGTGTTGAGGATGGCATCATTGCTGACTTCGAAACATACCTGAATGTTTTTGAAAGTGAAGGTAATGTCATCTACAGCTTGAATCAGCTGTTGGATGTATTTGATTGTAAACCAAACGGGGATTTAAAAACATGAAAATTCGCATGGGTTGTTGAAAGAAAACCTGGCTTCGGCTAGGTCTTCCTTTTTTTTATCTTTGTAAAATGTTTCAATGATATATAATTTACTTGAGAGTTGCAATGGTTTAAGTTGACGTATTGTCGATACCATTTGCTAAGGAGACTCTAATGTTGAACCTTATGTCTGAGGCGTTTTTTGTGGTTGTCACACTGTGTGCGGTGGCTGATATCCAGCTTCTGCTGACCCTTAAGTTGGGTCTGGGGAAGATTGTTCGAAGGTGGGTCACCGCCGCTGCGACAGCCACGGCTGTGGTGATGAAGTTGGTCGGTACCACGCTGGTGCTCTTCTGTACCAGCAAGGGACACAGGACTAAGTTTGGTCGCAAGACCAGCATGGTCTCTGTCCCTAATTGGGACTGGCTCACTGTTCTGGCCAAGGATGCCAGCGGCAAGTTCCAGGTCCATAGTCTTGTGGGTTACACCAAAGCCATGGGCGGAGCCTTCGCAACGACGGTTAAACGTCACGACATGGTGTTCGTGTTGAAAGGGTATTATAGTCCTGAGACCGAACGCTTCGTTACGGAGCATGAACTCGGCCATGTTCGTCACAACCATCTGCCTCGCATGATGGCAGTGGGTCAATTTGGTGTCATGGATCAACCCAAGTTCGAGGTGGAAGCAGACATGCACGCCGCTTCTGTGGTGGGGTGGTCAAACGCCTACTACGCCTTGACAGAAGTTCAGCAGAAGATCTGTCAAGAGTTTGGCCGCGAGGCTGAAGATGGTGTTCGCAAGATCGCTGTTCGTAAGGTAGCGATGATGGAGAAGTGGAAGTCCACATCCATGATCCCTGTCTAACCAACAGGGAAAAATAACACCCCAGCCCACAAGGCCAGGGTGTTATTTTTTTTTTCAGTCTATCAAATCCAATAACTGATAAGGCTCAGGCATCTTAAACATGTTGGTACAATACTCCAATGAGTTTGTAGAACCCAACACCATATTCAGATTCTGCATCCTAAACACACTCTCATCCACACCGTTGATATCGATGATCTCTCTGTGTGTCGTGGCTTTACTTACATTGCAGACAGATGTCGCTGATGGGTAAGCAGCTGAACTATCTGAATCGTAGACAAAAGCTCTGAAGTTAGTTTGTATGGTCGGATCTTCTTCAATAAGATTTAATCCCAATACAGACATATAAGAAGGTAATGTAACGATCCATCCTGCTAAAGATAGACAGCGGGCTCCTTCATCATAGATTAAATCATCTTCGTCACCCACATCTTCGTCCAGAGTAATGTCTTCTTCCATGTCTTCAGCGATAACTTTATCCCTGACCATTCCAACAGTACCTAAAATATGATCTTTTTTACTATTGGCAAAATAAAAAAAAGCATCTGCAATTTTTTTAGGCTGTGAATTAAATCTGCTAAACTCAGTTGTGTCGCAAGAAGAAGTGAAGGCATAGGCAAGATCTGTAGTTTTAGCATCCAGTTCTATCATGGAAATACAATCGAACATGTTATAAATAACATATTCCATCTTGTAATGGGACTGCATAAAACTGTGCCATTGAGCTTTTTCATAGGCATCAGCCTCTTTGAACTTTAATTTACGTATACCAAGTTCAAGATTTAGAATCCAATCCAAAGAATAGTGCGGTTGTTCTGCTTTAGCCAATCTTAACAATTTGTAAACACACATAGCATCAATTACATAAAAAGATGCTGTTAAGTTTAAAGTATGCCATTGAGCAGCAATGTTGATAGGCATGACCTTACCAGAAGCTGTCACTCGTTTAGTTTTACCTAACTTATAGTTACAAACTCTGTAAGTTTTAGGTATTGCAGGGTCACAAAAAATATCCGCAGGGTCCAGACCAGCATCTTCTATCTCAGCTATGATCTTAGGAATATCGTAATTAATGTTCCAGATGGCTAAGATATCTGGCTTAATTTGATGCAGTCTTTTAAAAGCTTCTGTGAATGCGGCAATGTTATCTTCTACAACCAACAACTCACATTCTAGATTATGTTTTTCAATATATTCTTGTATGTACTTTTTCTTGCAAATGTCATACAAAGATTGTATATCAGCCAAACCTGAAATATATTCTTTAGTAACGGCTGTAAAACATTTACCTTTACTGACAATAGTAATAAGGACAGTTTTATTATGTCCTATCACCATATCAGTTTCAATATCAAGAAAAGCCAGACTATTAGCAGACACGCATCCTGGATGTTTGGTTTTGTAGTCATTTTTAATAAACGACATAGAAGAAACATCAGCACCGTAAACATAAGGAGAAACTAACAGTTCTTTCAAATGTTCTTTGGTCCAAGATTTATCTAAAGCTCTGGCTATGTTGTTTCTCAAACTGGATTCGGTACATTCAAACCTATCTAACTTAGAGATGCGCTCACATTCTTTTTTTTGTTTATGATTGCGAAAAGCTCTTTTAGTAATCCAGTAAGGTCTTTTATAATTTTTAATCAAACGAATGCTTGGTACTAAAGTCCCATCTGAGAAATGTGTGACTTCTTTAATCAAATGGATGTCTTCAATGTCCGGGTGGATGCTCGGAACATGAACGACAAATTTACATTCTTTGCCCTTGATTTCAGTAGTCATGGTAAAGAGTGGTTGGTTGTTATACACATAACATCTGACCGGAGCATGGTTTTTTCTTTTTCCGACCACCCAGACATCATAGGAGATATTATAATGTTTTTAGAGAGAAGAAATAAATTTAATTTTGCCATGGAAATGATCGATTTCCAAAACGATAAGTTTGGTGAACGGCTTGAAGGCGTGGTCACTCGAATCTATAAAGTCATTGACAACACCATCGGTATCACCAGTGATCGTGTGGCATTACTATCTGAAACTAAAGAATTGGCTATGTTAGTCAAGTCTCGTTTGGGATTTGGTGTGGATATCATCACACATAAAGCTTTAGCTGCTGTGATGCCTTTTTATGGACAGGCTCATAGCATCTTTATTCCTAAAAAATGGCATGGTGAATTGGCTGATGATTTTGTTCAAGAACAATTAAATGCAGTCAAATCAAATAAAAAAGATAAGGGTACTGTTAACACAGCCGAGGCGAGAGTCGGGGGTGTTTTTGCAGATGTAGTTATTCAATTGTTTATAGATTTTCTTCAGTTAAAGAATGTTTATAGATGTACCCCTGCTGAAACCACAGGTATTATGCTGCATGAGCTTGGTCATGCTTTTTGCGGTATGGAATACAGCGATCGCATGGACACCAATAATCAGGTATTAGCTGATTTAACTAAAGCAATATTGGGTAAAAAATCTAATAAAGATGTTAACTATATTTTTAGAGAACTTAAAACTGTTAACCCAAAGATTAAACGTGAAGAAGCAGATAAACTAATGTCTTCAGATAAGACAGTGGCTTCTTATAATTGGTTTAAGTATATCATTGATATCTCTGGTGACGGCACTGGTACTCAGATAGAAAATGGTAAGTATAGTTCTACTAGTTTTGAACAAATGGCCGATAACTTTGCCAGTCGATTTGGTTACGGAAGACATGTTACCACCGGTTTAGATAAATTAATTAAATCTGGATGGTCACCCGAAAAACAACGAAGTGCTTGGTTGTTTTGGCAAATTTTTATTTTAATTGGTATTGTAACCATGGTTTGGTGGTTAGCTGTTGCTATTTCTGGGGGTTTCTTACTTGAAATATTAATAGGTGCACTTTTAACGGTCATGTTTGTTTCAACGTCTGGTGAGGATGGTAGGGACTACACCTATGATAAATTAAAGTTACGTTATATACGAATCCGTAATGACCTTGTGGAATCTCTTAAAGACCCCAAGATGGATAAAAAAGAAGTTAAGACAATAGTTGATAACATCTATGTCATAGACGGATGTATCAAAGAAACTTTTGAATATAATAATTTGTTAGATGGTTTCTTGAATGTGTTCTGGAGTTCAGATCGCAGAGCAGGTAAATCTATTCAAGAAGAACAACTTCTTGAAGAATTGGCTTCTAACATGTTGTTTGTAAGAGCAGCAGAACTTCGTCTCAAGATTTAAGGATTAATATGTTACTCACTCTTAATGCAAAATCAAATGAATTTTTGGTAAACATTGGTTCTACAGGTAAGTCTAAAACCAAAGGTGTGACTTTAGGTTTGGCTCGTGCCATTGCCTATCGATTAGATCTTCCTCCAGGTCCTGTGGAAGATATCTTTCAATATTACCGTACCGAACATTTAACAGATGTATCTCGTGATGTGGGATCTATTAATGAGATCTGTTTGTTAGATACCTCTGCCGTATTAAAAGAAGTAGAAGCTTTCTACATGTTTAGATGCCAGGCTGTCTATGATAACGGCATGTTCCATACTCAAAGCACTATTGGTAATGGTATTATAGATATATTTAAACTGTACAAATATTTCTCTGAAGAAACTCTGAACTTCATGAAAGACAACTCTATGGAAGTGTCAGTTATGAACAATGGTTTTTTGAAAGTATTTGAACAAATAAAGAAAGTCAATTGATATGTTAAATGATGACATCATGGACGATCTGGAAAACTCTGTGGTAGATCACGATTTAATTCAAGCTCCATCGCAAATTACCTCCAGCTCCAAAGCAGTTGTACTTATCGGTAATCCCAAAGACCAAACAACTACACCTTTAGTTACTCACCAACTAACCCAAGCAAACGTACAGTTTCAGATAATTGGTCAACACAGCAACAAGATAATCGAAATGCAAGCTGTGCATGACGAAATTGCTGCCGAGGGTGTGGTATCTAAAATAGATGTGGCTTATGCTCTTGAAGAATTTCCACATCTACTTGGTACTAAAATGAGTTTGGAGCAATTTACAAATAGTAAAACCAAAGTCAACTACGATATGATCATTTCTAATATGAAGCGTTCTATTGGGTTGGAAGAAGCTTTACTATTTGAAAATGCTAAGACTTTTCTTAAAGATCCGATGGACATGGCTATCGCATCTGTGGCCGTTTTGTTATCTGATCATTTACCCGCTGTTAAAAACACAGGAAATGATCTTCATATCAACGCCAAAGATATCGCTTCTAAATTAGAAGGATCTAAACATACTGTAGTTAAATATAAAGAAGAATTTAAATCTTTCTTAAATATTCCTATACGTGAGTTGATTCCTGATATGTTCATAGGTGGTACCATGGATCAGGAAGCTTTTAAGAGAGCCGTTGCTAATATAGAAATTGTTTATGAATGTAAGGCTTTAAAGACTTGTATCGCCAGTGTGATCTATGGTGAAGATCTTAAGAACGTATTTTCTTCTGAAAACATGCGTGGTGAAACTATTCACGATCTGTCTTTTAAAGATCTATTAAACTTTTTTTCCAATGAAAAGTTTCCTGAGCTTTTCATTGGAATTGAAGATACTCTAAAAGATCTGAGTACTAAGTTAGACTTTCTAAAAAATAGTGCTAAAACTGAAACAGCTACTCCTATTGAACTCCATAAATTTCTCATTGAAAACAATAGCATGTTCGTCAGAACCATGAGAACATCTGTGACTATTGTTAATGCTGTATTTAGTTTAGGTCAATTAAATTTTAATACTCGTATTTTATTTGAAGAGCTTAAGAAAGCTTAAACAACATATTTTTCATATCAAGCCTACGTAGGCTTGATATGAACCTTTTATAACATATCTCAATCACTTATACTTTAACTGAGCTATTATAGTTTAAACTGATCTATCTGTCAGTACTATCAGCTAAGGAGATAAAGATGACTATCGTTACTAATGAAGAAGGTACTTTTCATTATAATGAAAAGGGCGAATACCATCGTGAAGATGGACCTGCTGTAGAATATAACAATGGTACTAAAGAATGGTATCTGAATGATCAACGACATCGTGTAAATGGTCCTGCTTTTGAACGGTCAGATGGTTATAAAGCCTGGTTCGTCGACGATCAACCACATCGTACAGATGGTCCTGCTGTTGACGATGTAAATGGTTATAAAGCCTGGTTTGTTAATGGTGTGTACC